CTCGATCCCGAAGCCCATGACATGGTCGAAACTTTCCAGAATTACTTCTCCTAAAGTCACGTATGTCCTAGTTATGCCTTTCCCTACCCGTGACGATATCATCTACCAATCCACCAAGACCTACGTCCATGCGCAGGGCCTTTCCTGCGCATTCCGACAATGGCGGGCTGATTCACACTGTAGCTTCATCCACGGCTACTCGCTTGAGGTCAAACTCACCTTCTCTGCTGGTATCTTAGACGAGCGGAACTGGGTCGTCGACTTCGGGGGACTCAAGCCTCTCAAAGGGTGGTTGGAAGAAACCTTCGACCACACAACGCTCGTTGCAATTGATGATCCTGATCTTAAATGGTTCAATTCCTTACAAAGGGAACGGATAATTCAATTACGTATTGTCCCATCGACGGGATGTGAATCTTTTGCACGTATGATATTTGAGTACGCGGAGCAGTGGTTGATCGATGCCGGGTTCTCTCCGCGTTGTCAACTCGAGTCGGTCGAAGTCCGGGAGCATCCAACCAATTCGGCAATCTGTAGGAGAAAGTGATGAAGAACGCCAAAGCTTTTGTTTTGCTTTCCGGAGGCGTAGACAGCACAACCTGTCTTTATCTGGCTCGGCAGCAATTCGATGGGAATGTTGAGGGAATTAGTATCCATTATGGACAACGCCACGCCAAGGAAATTGAATACGCCAAAAAATCCTGTCGGCGGCTTACCATCAAACACACAACCCTCGACATTTCCGGCGTCATTCCCAAAACCATGCTAACCGACAAGACTGCCGAGGTTCCGAACATTTCTTACGCCGAGATCAAAGGGGTCTCACCAACGTACGTTCCGTTCAGGAATGGGTTGCTGTTATCCGCGATTACATCCCATGTTGCCGGTCGATATCAAGCCGAAGTTGATCCTGATACGGGGAAGCCTGAGTGGGGTATCTATTTCGGCGCCCACGCAGAAGACGCTCAAAATTGGGCATACCCGGACTGCGCTCCTGAGTGGATTGGTGCGATGGCAAATGCCATTTTCATCGGGACGTACCAGACCATCCGCCTGCATACACCCCTCGAGTGGCTCAAAAAAGAAGAGATTGTTTACCTAGGCCAAAGCTTGGGTGTGGACTGGTCCCTTACGTGGTCATGTTATAAAGGGGAGGAGCTTCACTGTGGAAGTTGCCCCACCTGCCGCGCTCGACGTGATGGCTTCCGAAAAGCCATGGTAACCGACCCGACCAAATACGCTAAAGCTATCGCCGCTTGATTATCAACGAGAGGACCCCCACAAGGGGAGGAGAGAAGTATGTCAAAGTCTGATACAGCAGAAGCCGAAACGACTATCGAAGAGATACTTTCCGCTGCGACCGAGATTACGCAGGAGAAGGGTGAAGATCGTCAAGCCTATCTGACCCGGCTCCATGACGCCGCGACCGAGCTCGACGAAAGCGGTTGGGATGATCTCGGCGAACCCGCCCAACTCTGGGTCAATAAGGCGACCAAGGCCGAACAGGCCAACAAGGAGATTCCTGAATTCCCCGACGTCGAGCCTACCGACGACGACGAGGAGGAAGAAGTTGAAGAGGAAGCCGCCGAGGAAGAGGCCGATACTGAAAGTGATTCCGAAGAAAGCAACGAGGAGGACGATGTGACCGATACTGATACCGAGACCGAGAAGCCCCCGAAGAAGAAGCCTGCGCCCAAGGCGGCCAAGCCCGCCGCCAAGAAGGCCGCTGCACCCAAGGCTGCGGCCAAAGAGAAACCCGCCAAGAAGGCCGTCAAGGCCGATGGCGGTTCCAAGGCGACCAGCGCCCGCCGCCTGCTCAAGCAGTTCGTCGTCAAGAAGCCTTCGATCACGGTCGACGATCTGATGGAACGCGCCAAGAAGGCGGGCCACAAGCTCTCTGATATCTATATTTCTTCCCTTCGTTCGGACACGCGTGACACTCTCAAGGTGGCGAAAGAGTGTGGTGTCGTTCTGGAAGATTTGGATCTCTAATGGGTGGGAGAATTCTCCCCTTCGTTTCCGACGAAGAACTGATCCAGGAACTTCTCCACCGACTCGGTGAAGATGTCGACCGCGAAGGTCTGCGAGAGACGCCGAAACGCGTCATCGCAGCCTGGCGGTTCTGGACGTCGGGAAATAGCATGGACCCGGCCTCTGTCCTTAAGTGTTTTGAGGATGGTTCCGAAGGTTATGATGAGCTCGTATTTCAAGCGGGATTGCCTCTGCACTCCGTTTGTGAGCATCACATGGCGCCAATATCTGGTATGTGCCATGTGGCCTACGTTCCTAATGGCCGTATTGTTGGTCTCTCGAAACTGAGTCGGCTCGTCGATATTTTTGCACGTCGATTGACAGTGCAAGAGCGTATGTGTAATCAGATTGCAGACGCCCTCATGGAACATCTTACACCCAAAGGGGTCGGTGTTGTTATCCAGGCTCGACACCAATGCATGGAAAGTAGGGGTATCCAGAAAGTCGGGACTGTAACCGTAACTTCAGCGTTACGCGGCTGCGTCAAGAATGAGCCTGAGTGCCGCGCTGAATTTATGTCCCTCGTAACCACAAGTATGCAAGGTGTTCGGACGTTATGATCATCGCCGATCCCATGCCAACCTCGTTAATGTGCGACAGCGGCGCTTTTTCGGCGTGGAGGCAAAACAATCCTATCGACCTGAAGGAATATATCAAATACATCAAGCGTAATGAAAAGTTCCTGACCAGCTACGTTGCGCTTGATACAATTCCAGGCAAATCGGGTAAGATCGACAAGTCGGCCGAAGCCCTCGAGTTCTCGGCACGAGAATCCTTCAAGAACCTCCAGATCATGCGGGACAAGGGTCTGTCCCCCATCCCTGTCTTCCACCAAGGGGAGCAATTCAAATGGCTGGAGAAGCTCCTGGACGCGGGAGAACCCTATATCGGCATCTCGCCCTACCTGCGGGCCCATCGCAATGATATCCGGCGCTGGCTGGACGATTGCTTCTCGCTTGTGACAGATTCAAAAGGCAGGCCCCTGGTCAAGACACATGGGTTCGGTGTGACATCAACCCTGCTCTGTACTCAATTCCCGTGGTTTTCTACAGATTCTACTTCATGGGCTACTGCTGCCGGTTACGGTAATTTTGACGTGCCTTCTTACAGCAATGGAAAATTTGACTACACGACCCAACCCATCAACTTCCACATTACCAACCGGGACGAACTCGGACTTGGGGGACCAAAATCCTTTGACGCCCTACAGGAACAAGAGCGTGAAGCTGTCCTCCGTTTCTTTGATCTAGTCGGCGTCACTGTCACCGAGGTCCGCAACAGCCCGACCCACCGTTGGCATGTACGTATTCGTTACTACCAAGAGTTGGAAAAGCATTGCACCTGCTGGACGTTCCAACGTCGGAGTAATAAATTTCTGCTCAACACGCTTTCCCAGCGTCAATCCGAATTGAAGCCTTGGAAGACCATGACGTTGATCTTTTCATCGACAGCGCGTTCGATGCAACATCAACGCATCCTCAATCTGTTCAAGGTCAAGAATAGGCTTTTGTCGTATTACCAGCTCAAAGATTTACCTGATGAGACCGTCGAATACTATTCCAAGACCGGTCTGTTGCATAAGGACGAAGGACGTCCCGACCGCTCCAACTGGTCAGAAACTTACGCCATACGTCGGCGTCTTGCGCTTGCCAATCGTTATCCCGATACGAAAGCATCCTAAATGCGCCACTCGGAAATTGATAAGCGCGCCAAGCGCTACGCGCCAAAGCAATGTCTGTCTGATTACGGACATAATGTACATAAAGACGCCCCGACTAAAGAGGAAAAGGAAGCCAAGCGTGAAAAGGACCGACTTGCTATCGCGACTAGGCGTGGTCGCACCCGCCCTCGCGGATAATTCACTCATCCCCGCACTACAACACTTCTGGTTCCTGGGTGACCAGATCATGGCATTCAATGATCGCATTGCGATCAGTACGCCCCTGAAGACTGAATTCAAGGGCGCTGTTCCAGGCAAGACCCTGATCGATCTCCTCAAGGCCAGTCAGGCCAAGGAGGTCGAACTCATTGCCGAGAACAACAACCTCCTGATCAAGGCGGCTTCCTCCAAGTTCCGGTTGGGCATCCTGCCTACGGACTCGTTCCTATTCGAAATGCCGGAACTGGCGAAAGACCATCAGACCTTCCCGGAAGATTTCTACGCCGCAATCGACAGTTGTATGCGATCGGTCAGTGCCGATACTTCCATTCCCGATCAATTGGGTATTACGCTGATCCCGGAAGATACAACCCTTCATCTTTTCTCGACCAACAATTCGACGATCTCGACCGCCAAGATCAAACTCAAGGCGGCACCCAAATTCAAGCGCGTCATCCTGTCCGAACCTTTCTGTAAGCAGCTACTGAATCTGAACGAGAAAGGCGGCCGACTCGAGATCAACTCCGAGTACGCTTTATTTGTCCAGGGAGAGACGTCGCTGTTCGGACGTCTGATCGAGAGCGGTAATCCCCTTGACTTCCTGGACATCTTCAAGCACCACACGCCGCCCGACTACAAGAAGCGGTTGATTGCCATTCCCACCAAGCTCCAACTCATTCTGGAACGCGCAATCATCATTACGGATACGACGGCGGCCGATCGCAAACCTACCTTGATCTCGGTCAAGGAACGGGGCCGTATGTCTTTTGGATCGAAATCAGACCGAGGGGAAGTTTTCGATTTTATGGGCATTGAGGAACAACACCCCGAGGTTCAGGTCCGCATCGAACCCAAGCTGATCAAGCTTGGTTATGGCGCCTTTGACAAAATGCTAGTGACCAAGTCGGGTCTGATGATGGTCAAAGACAACAAAATATATCTCGTAGGGACGACAGGGGCATAGCCATGCACACGCCTGGACCATGGACGACAAGCGTTGCGCACCTTTCGGACGGCAGCATCAACTACATGCACGTCCTTGGCCCGCAAGGGCAGGGACTTGCACAAGTCGGTGTCTTTCCATCGGAGGCGGAGACGCTCGCCAATCTGAATCTGTTCGCCGCCGCGCCTGATCTGCTGGTGGCGCTGAGGGAGATTGAGCTATTTCCTTACGTCGGAACGCAAGCCAGTACCCGTATTCAACAGATAGCCCGCGCCGCGATCTTCAAAGCTACTGGAGGATAAGGAGTGGGTTTTTTTATATACAAAACAAGACCACGAAACAGGGGCCAGTAGGCCCCTCAATTGAGTTCCTACACAAACATCAATGCCAAGTATGCCCTCTCCATAACCAACCCGGACTCAAACACCCTGACATGAAACCAACGGGGGCTAGTAAGCCCCTAATTTATTGTACAGGTGAGGCGCCGGGTGCTGACGAGGATTTGAAAGGCATTCAATTTGTCGGAAAGGCGGGCCGCGTTTTACGCTTCCGAATTCCCGAAAGGTTCAATTCCTTAATTCGTTGGAACAATGTTGTACGCACAAGGCCGCCAGGTAACCGTAATCCCACTGAAGTTGAATTGGAAGCCTGCCGTCCAAGCGTAGTACGTGATATCGAAGAAACCCAACCTCGCGCCATATTCGGTTTCGGGAATTTTCCTCTGCTCTGGGCCCTGAACCAAACCGGTATCACGCGATGGACCGGACGCAAAATACCCATCCAAGTCGGTGATCATAGCGCTTGGTTCTTCCCTTTCCTGCATCCATCTTATGTTCTACGGTCTCGTAAATTCCAACCCTCTGATACAACCCAATACGGATCAGACGAAGAATTTGTCTTTGCCTGTGATCTAGCGCGAGCCTTTGATCAAGTCGAGAACCTCCCCGAACCCGTCGTTCACTCGCGTGATGATGCCTACGCAGATGTAGAATGGGTCACAGGCCATAATGGTTCCGAAGACATCAATCAGATTAGGCGAACTCTGGAACAGGCCAACGAATGTAAGATTGTCGGATTGGACTACGAGACCCCTTGTCTCAGACCCTACGCCGAAAATGCCAAGATATTGACGACCGCGGTTTCAACCAAGTTTGGGACGCTCGCCTTCCCACTTGATCACCCTAAAGCAGGATGGTCAGACAAGGAACGGAGCGTCGTCCATGAGTTATTCCAGACCTTTCTCTATCAATGCCCGGCCCGCAAACTCGTGCACGGCCTTGCCTTCGAGATGGAATGGTCCGCCTTCTTTTACGGGTCGGAAGTCCTACGAGCCGGCCTCTGGGGTGACAGTCAATCCCAGGCTTATTTTCTCGACACCCGTCCCGGATGTCATAGTCTCGACTTCATTACACTCCAACACTTTGGACTTCACCTCAAAGAGTTAAGCAACATCGATCGGACCAAGACCGAGCAATATCCGCTCGAAGAAATTCTTCCCTACAACGGATTGGATAGTAAATATCATAGACTGAACTATATCGAGCAGGCCAAACGTATCCGAGATGAGGGACTATCGGAAGTCTACGAACATCAATTACGGCGCATCCCGACGCTTGTCCTGACGCAGCTCAAAGGCGTCCCTGTCGACCAGAACGCCGTCGAAGGCTTTTTCAAGAAGTATACGAAAAAGCTTGGCACCATCGAAGAAAAAATCTTTGCCCTCAAATGCGTCGCCACATTCAAGAAACAAAAAGGAAAGGCGTTCCGTCCCGGTTCCAATCCTGACGTCCTGCATATGATCACCCGTATTCTTGGGCATAAGGCCAAAAATGTCGATGAAGAAGCCCTCTCGAAGATTGATCATCCCTTCTGTAAGTTGATCCTGGATTTCCGCACCACGGCCAAGATGATCTCGACGTATATCAAGCCTTACCAGGTCGGATCGCCTGATCTATGGCCTGATGGTCTGATTCATCCAATCATTAGCACGACAAAAGTAAGGACATGGCGCACCGCAAGCCAAGCCCCAAATGCGCAAAACCAGCCTAAACATGGCAAAGAGAAGGAGCTTCGTGCACAGGTCTCGGGAGGCAGCGATATCAAGGTCGTATCATTTGATTTTGCCGGTATCCAGGCCCGAAACGTTGCCATGGAATCCAAGGACAAGGCCTTGGTCAAAGCCTTTTGGAACCGGTATGATATTCACAAGGATTGGGCAGAGCGCCTGATCCGTATCTACCCACAATGGGTAACTGAGGGTGTAAAGGCACTCAAGGACAAAGACATATTCAAGGCTTACCGACAACGCGCCAAGAACGAATTTGTCTTTGCCTCATTCTTTGGGGCACAACCCCCGAAACTATCGCGAGCATTACGCGTACCGGAACCTATCGCGTTGAAACTCTCGAAGCAGTTCTGGGATGAGTTTCCTGATATCAAGGGCTGGCATGAATTTCAACGCGATTTCTACTACGAGAATGGATACATAACTGGGTTATCGGGGTTCCGTCGTTATGCTCCCGTATCGCCAACCGAAATGATAAATAGTCCTATACAAGCGGATGAATCAATTATTGTCCTTGACGCAATGGAACGTCTGTCTGAATTAGAGGACGATAGGTTCCAAGCCAACTTGGAAGTGCATGACGATTTGACGTTTCTGTGGCCCAAAAAAGAGATCGAACGTAATTCAGAGGTAGTCCTCCGCGAAATGCTCCGGGTCACCTTCGATTGGGTAATAGTTCCCCTTGAGGTGGAAATGTCTGTAGGAGATAACTGGAGTGATATGCACGAAATCGGTAAGTTTGAATCAATCAAATCAGGCGGGTTCCGGGAGATCAAATAATGGAACAGTATCTGCGATTGTTTCGCGAACAGGGTTGGCGTGTTGCTATTCACAACGACTACATGCAAACTGTCCGAGATAGCGAAGAGAATCATCGTGGGGGTGTAGTCCTTATGACCTTTTGGTTATTCACACATTCTATTCGATTTATCTACGCCAAAGGGGAAGGGAAAACCGACATAATAGCCCTGCAAGAATGTCTAAAAAATGCAATGACAGTTGATAGTAAATTGAAAAAAGCGGCTCAGTTACTAGGACTCATTAAATGATAGTCCTTGTCTGCGGAGGGCGGGATTTTACGGATTACAATTGGCTTGCCAATACGCTTGAAGCCGCAATTGTCTATGGTAAGATGGATATCACTCAAATCATCCATGGAAATGCCCGTGGTGCTGATCGTCTAGCGGATCGTTGGGCCAGCAAAATGGGTATCCCCTGTCGACGTTTCGACGCTGACTGGAAAACACATAGACGGAAAGCCGGACCTATCCGCAACCAGCAGATGATTGACGAGGGTAAACCCGATCTCGTCATTGCCTTTCCAGGTCCACCTGGAACAGCCGATATGACCGCCCGCGCAAAACGTCATGGCATTCCCGTTACAGAGGTTGTAGATTAAATGACAGAGGCTTTGCACACCCTGTATCGCCCGCAAACATTCGATCAAGTCGTCGGACAGACTGCGGTTATTACTTCTCTCAAAAATGTGATCAAACGAAGAGGCGCACAGGCTTACTTATTCTGCGGACCAGCAGGTACGGGCAAAACTACGCTAGCGCGGATCGTTGCATCAGAACTCGGCTGCGCACAAAATTCCATCATGGAGATCGATGCCGCTACATTCACTGGCATCGATGCAATGCGTCAGGTACAGGAGACGGTCCAGTACAAACCTTTTGGCAAGTCTGAGCACCGCGCTGTTCTAATCGACGAAATCCACAGGCTTAGCCGAAACGCATTTGACAGCTTGCTCAAGATAGTCGAGGAACCTCCTGCTCATGTAACATGGCTGTTTGCTACCACAGAAGTCAACAAAGTTCCAAAAACCATCCAGACCCGGTGCGCCGCCTTTACTCTCAAACCCGTTAACGACAAAGACCTGTTGGGTCTGATCGAAGAGGTCTCGGTCAGCGAGAAGATCAAGCTCAGTGATGGGATGGCGGATATTATCGTCCGCGAATCTGGGGGTTCGCCGCGCCAGGCGCTTGTCAATCTGGCACTCTGCCGTGATCTGAAGACCCGGCAGGAGGCAGCGCAGGTTCTACGTTCGGCCCTCTCATCCGACCCCGTCCACGAACTCTGTCAGTATGTATGTAATGGCGGTAGCTGGCAAAAGGCGATGGCAATCATAGCTAAGCTCGAAGATGAAAATCCTGAAGGTGTTCGCTTGGTGATTGTCAATTATGTGGGCAAGGCTTTGCAAAGTGCGAAATCGGATGACGCCGCCTGTCGGTTCCTGAGTATACTCGAGGCCTTCTCAGCACCGTATAACAACTCGGAGAACCTTTCTCCGTTGCTCTTGTCCTTGGGTCGCGTTCTGTTTGCACAATCGTAATGGCAATTTTCCAGCTTACGGAACTCATTCAAATGAAGACCCCACTTGGGGATGGGTGGGCAATCGTACTCGAAACGACAGCGCATGACTACTTTTGGACCATAGCATTAGAGAGTGGTGCACTTGTTACCTTCACGCAGGATCGTATTCGCATAGCCGAAAGTTATACGCTTCATCGCGGACTCAATGATGCCCGAATGCGGGACATCATCAAACCCAAGGTATGATTGAACATGGCCCAGAAAATTAAACGCGTAGTACCGCAAGCGAATGCTGACGAGCCTCCTTTCCAAGAGTTGGAGGCCGGTTTGATTATCGATGAGCATGCGCTCGATGAAGCATTGCTGACTCAAGCGGACTCCTTCTACAGAGTAGCCCAGCGATTGGCTACGCTCATTTCAGAACGGGATGGCGCCAAGCAACATTTGGAAGAAGTCGAGGCCCGCGTCGATGCCAAGGTCCGGCACGATGCCGAGGTTGCTGGTGAGAAGATTACCGAGCGTGAAGTCGCCAGTCAGAAAAGCCTTCATCATGACGTCCAGAAAGCAAACAAGGATTTGCTCGATCTGAGTTACGAAGTCGGGCTTGCGTCGGCGTTGAAGGAGGCCTTCCAACAACGCAGCTACGCGCTTGGAAAACTCACTGATTTGTATATCGCAGGATATTTTGGGAGCGATGTTCGTAGTTCGGGGGCAACTCAAATGAAAAACAGTACCGGGGCTCAGGCTAAACAAGCACTTGATCACGCCCGTCGGAGTCAAACCTGAGAGCAATGGACATTTTCATTCTCCTCTTGCTAATCGCCATCCTTCTCATTCCCTATGGGTATGTTCTTGTTCGAGGCATGAGCCGCGCTTACTTCAAGACCAAATGGGAACACCACCAACGTATTATGAAAGACCTTGATCCCAACCCCGAACAGGAGCCCCGTGATGGCGTTTAAGCCTGCAGCCCGTACCAGTTCATCAAAACCCGTTGCCAAGAAGCCTTCCGGTTTTGTCTATCATCCGCGATCCGCCGAGGCGATCAAGGCGCGCGCTGAACGGACCGGCGGACGTTTCGATTCTCCGTTCAAGGATAATACCGATACGTTCCGCCCCAAGGTCGGGGACAACCTCATTCGTATTCTGCCGCCGACCTGGGAACCCCACGACCATTATGGTTTCCAGATTTGGGTGCATCGGCGCATCGGCCCCGACTCGTCGACCTACCTCTGCCCGCGCGAGATGTTGAACAAGAAATGTCCCGTCTGTGAGGCGGAAAAGGAATCGCGTGACGCCGGCGAGACCGATGAGGCCAAGGCCTTGGCGCCGGCCGAACAGTTCGTCTGCTGGATTGTCGATCGCGATGACGACAACCCAATCGCCAAGATTTATCCTCTGTCATGGACCCAGGACCGCGATCTCGCAGCCCTTTGCCACAACCCACGTAAGGGCCAGGTCCTTCTGATCGACCACCCCGACAAGGGCTATGACATCATCATCAAGCGTCATGGCCAGGGACTCAATACCAAGTATCAATTCGCCGTCGATCGCGAAAAGACGCCAATCTCGGATGACGGCAAGGTCCAGCAGGAGATCCTGGACTTCATTACCGAGAATCCGGTTCCGACCATGCTCAAGTATTACTCTTACGAGTATCTTGAGAACGTCCTGTCGGGTGGTGCGGAAGAGGCTGATCCCGAGCTTGACGAGACCGACACAGAAGCCGCCGAAGAGGCTGAAGCCGAATCCGACAACGAAGAGGAGGAAGCCCAGACCGCCGCCCGTGGACGTAAGCGACCGCGCGCCGAGCCCGAGGAAGAAGAGGTCGAAGAGGAAGTTGCGGAGGACGAAGAGGGGGTAGTTGAGGCGGAGGAGGAGGAGGAAGTTGAAGAGGAACCCACTCCGCGCCGGGTTGCCGCGAAACGTCCGGTTGCCACTGCCAAACGCCCTGCGCGCCGTCCTGAACCCGAGCCGGAAGAAGAGGAAGAGGAAACCGTCGAAGAAACCGACGAGGAAGAATATGATCCTGAGACGGGTGAGATCATAGAGGAGGAAGAGGTTGCTCCGCGTCGGCCCGTTCGACCTGCTGCCCGGCCCGTGGTCAGAACGGGAAAACCCGCAGCCCGCCCCGGCGTGACCCGGGTTGTCCGGCACCCTCGGTAGAATCGGCCAGAAACCGATGTGGACGCGCGCAATGGGGCAGGGCCCTATCTGGGTAGCCCTAATTTGGAACCCCCTCCTGCGCGCGTCCTATTGGGTTTCGGACCCTATTTCCATTGCTTATGGGCCATTAATGTTGGTTATTGCCTATGGTTGAGCGGATTGGGAAGCCCAAGGTAGCCAAGCCTGGAGGCAATTACTTCAGTCGAGCCAAAACTGACATCCAATTCTGTAAGTCTGGATGTCAGACCCTTGACTTGGCTCTTGGTGGTGGATGGGCAGAACGCCGCATCGCAAATATTGTCGGCGATTCTAGTAGTGGAAAAACTTTACTTGCGATCGAAGCTGCCGCCAACTTTGCAATCAAGCACAAAAAGGGTCGGATTCGTTACCGTGAAGCCGAATACGCCTTCCAACCCAGTTACGCCGAAGCCCTGGGTATGCCTCTCGACCGCGTTGATTTTGGCGACCAACCTTTAGAGACCGTCGAGGATTTATTCGAGGACTTAGATCAAGTCACAGCCAAGGCAACCCAACCCGAACTCTATATCTGCGATTCTCTGGACGCCCTGACGGATCGCGCCGAGGTCGAACGCGATATGAATGCAGGTACCTACGGTGCCGAAAAAGCGAAAAAGATGTCTCAACTGTTCCGCCGGTTGGTCGGACGTCTCAGTACCTCCAACGTAACATTGATCATCATATCCCAGGTTCGGAGTAAGATTGGAATCACTTTTGGACGTAAGACAACCCGGACAGGTGGACGTGCTCTGGACTTTTACGCTTCGCAGGTGTTATATTTAGCGCAGGCCGGGAAGGTCGTTCAGACCACGCACAATGTTAGACGTGCTACCGGCGTCATCGTGAAGGCCAAATGTGATAAGAACAAAGTAGCGCTTCCCTATCGTGACGCGACCTTTGAAATCTCTTTTGGTTATGGCGTCAACGATATTTGGGCCTGTCTGAGTTGGTTGAAGGTCACGGGCTTTCTTGGTGATTTGGGATTGACCCCTAAGACCATGAAGGATTACGCCCACGAATTAATGACCAATCCCGATCCGGGCAAGACCGCAGAAATCCACGAAGTCGTGGAGCGTCGTTGGTATGAACTGGAAACCAAATTCCTGAGTCCTCACCGTAAATACGGGACGTAATAATTTTCCACGTATGATTGGTTATCGCAATTGTCTTAGGAAGCAAATCATGAGCGAGAAATTTGACGTCCGTATTCACGTCCTGACGGCCGCAAAGTTGGCGACCATCATGCCGGTCCTGGATGGAGAAGCCAAACTGGTCAGCGTCGAACAGATCGAGGACAAGACCAAGCGTAAGGCTCGTATTGTCCGTCGTCATGTCAATGGAGAAACGGGCGCCGATATTGTCATGGCGCTGGCGAAGGGCGGCCACGAGATCACCGTCGAGCAGGTCGCAAAGGTCTTTCACGAGAAGGGGCTCAGTAAGAGTTCAGCGGCCCCACGCCTGAGCGAATGCGTCCAAACCAAGGACCTCGCCCTGGTCCGGAAGGGCGTCTACAAAATTCTTCCCAAGACCCGCGGTTGATCCATGCGCGTTGGCGGCGGCAAAGGGAAGGGGAGTTCGTTCGAACGTAAAGTTTGTGAACTCCTCTCTCTGTGGATTACTCACAACGAACGTAAAGATTGCTTCTGGCGTTCGGCAATGTCGGGCGGTCGAGCCACTGTTATTCACAAGCGTGGAGGCCAGAACCGACAAGCCGGTGATATCTGTTCAGTGGCTCCCGAGGGGCATGTTCTGACAGACAAATTCTACTTCGAGTGCAAGCATTACAGGAATATCGGATTAGAAACCTTTATCTTACGAGGGAAGGGACCTATCGCGGGTTGGTGGCGGGAAGCCTGTAAGCGGGCCAAGCAGCAACGTAAAGAGCCTGTACTTATCGCCAAAGGCAATAACATGCCTACGATAGTAATCACCAAACCAAACAGTATGTTCGATCAGAAGCCGGTCGCACGTCTGGGTTGGTCATGTAATATCGGACTCTTGGATCGTATTCTAAAGACAAGGTTCGAAGGCGTAACGCCTAAGAAGAGAAAGACGATACTTGTATTTCCAGGTGATCCAGATTTGGAGCTGAAATGACTAAAGATTGCTCTTGCCCGAAGTGTGTTCAACTCTGTCGCCACGCTCCTGGCTGGATGTCACCCGATGATGCGCGTAAGGCTATCGGGGCCGGACACGCCCCTAAACTCATGGTGGATTACCTTCTAAAGTCGGAAGGCAATATCTATGTCTTGGGGCCGGCTACGCGCGGACAAGAAGGATATCGCGCCAAGAATACCGACGAGTTATTCGGTGGCGGATCAATTTTTGATATGTTCATACGCTCTCCTCCTCCTAAAGGAGTTTGTACATTCTTCAATAAAGACCGCTGCACACTTCACACAACTGACTTCAAACCACGTCAGTGTCGTGAGACTTATGGCTGTTCTAAGGAAGGCCCCAACAACTACGCCATGGCCGAGGACTGGAACAATCCAGAAGCCCAAGCACTCGTTCGTGAATGGATGAAGCTTGTTGGTCTGGAAGAGGACGTTCTGGAGGAGTGTACGTGACCGAAACCACAGAAGCGGTTTTACGTGAACGTGCTCGGTGTGAGGCAATTTGTGCTGACCTTGAAGCTCGCTGGCGTGCGTCGGCTCGGAGGCTCCGGTACGAAGGAACCTGGAACACAGGTTGGCCTTTCTATAAGAAGTTTGTAGCTCCAAAATGGGAGCAAGCTGCCAAGGATACCGAGGCAGCGGCTGACGGACTTGCTGCAGTACGTAAGATCATCGCCAGTGGAAAGTCGCTCTGATGCCAGAAATCGAACTCAAACCTGTCAAAAGTAGTAATATCGAAGCTGTCGGCTACGACGAGGAGACGGAGGAATTGCGCATCGAGTTCAAAGGCGGTGGAATTTACGCCTACGATTCCGTGCCGCAATTCGAGTACCGGGACCTGCTCGACGCCAAGAGCATCGGCGGGCATTTCCACAAGAAGATCAAGGACAAGTTTCCGACGAGGAAATTGAAGTGATAAAATTCCTGGAACGGTGTGAAGCCATGAACGCACCTTTATTTGTAGCTGGAATTTCATTTATGCTCAATGAGTGGAGCTTTACTGGCTTTTGTTTAGTTGCAGCTTCGTTTCCTTTATCAGCAAGAGAATGGAAATGAAAGTCTACGCAGTCAGACAGAAGTCTACGGGTCTCTTCATTCCACGCCTGGAAACGGGTAAGCGTCGCGGGGGCTCTCACCTGGAGCCTTCCAACGAGCGTGAGCCAAGGGTATTCCACAATCGGCTCGCGGCCCGCACGTTCTTGAGTAACTGGTTGAAGGGTATTTATAGACATGAAGTTTATATGACTATGGACGGTCCAGAGGATGATGGAAATACAATCGTTCCGCAGCCACACCGCAAGAAAGAGGACATGGAGATCGTAGAGTTTACTTGTTTTGAAATTGCTCCAAACGGTCCAAATATATCCCAAGTTATTGATGAAATCGGTGGTTCCAAATGATTCTTTGCACCGCAGATCTACACCTCAGCGACTTGCCAAGAGACCAGTACCGCCACGACTGGATGCGGAATATATTACCGTCCTTGCTGCGAAAACACCAAGCAGAACTGCTGATAGTTGCTGGTGATTTCAGTGACGATAAGGACCACTTAAGTTCTTGGCTCGTAAATCAAACGGTTGATCATTTTTCGGAACTTACTAAAATCTGCCCAACGATTTTGTTACGCGGAAATCATGATTACGTCGAGGCGGACAATCCGTTCTATGAATTCCTCGACAAAATTCCAGGCCTGACCTGGATCAATACTCCTACTTCTGCGTCGCTAATTCCGTCCGCAGAAATCCTTGGTGACGCACTCTTTCTACCTCACACCAATTTCTACAAACAAGAATGGGGCCTTCATACAGGTTGGGAACACGACCTTTACCTGACCCACCAAACCTACGCAGGAGCTTCCATTGGCCCTCGCAAATTGGACGGAATTCTCCCAAGCATCTTTCCAAAAGGTGCTCTTGTCATCTCTGGAGACATCCACGTTCCACAGGAATTCAACCAAGTTGTTTATACGGGATCTCCGTATACCTGCGACTTCGGAGATGCGTTCGACCCAAGAGTCCTTCTCCTGGACCCCAAGACCCTCAAGTACAAATCCATCCCCAGTCCCGGACCACAAAAACGTCTGCTGGAGTTCACTTACCCAAGTAGTCCTACTGGACTTGCCCTCGCTAACGCCCCCACAAAGGCTGCTGCTGGAAAAGCAAATCCTGGAGATATTGTCAAAATACGAATTGACATTGAGCCTGCCCAAACCCCCCAGTGGCAATCCATCAAAGACGAAGTCCGCAAGTGGGCTGAGAATCACGAATATAACGTCTACTTGATCCAGCCCAAGGTCAATTCTGCAGGCACGAAGAGTATGTCTAAACGTAGGGTCGGAAGCAAGAGCGATACGGAACTGCTGGAAACCTACGCAGGTGCTCGCGCTGTCAGTGAAGCGACGTTGGCGACCGGCAAACGCTTAATGGAAAAGGCATGAAGCGTCTAGAACTCAGAGCCTACTTCTGCGAGACCCTTATCGGTTGGGCGATGCAAGTTTGTCCGAAAGGTTACGTACCTTCGTATATTCAGTCGTGTTTGGATTTCTATGACAGGGGTCGTATCGAGGGAAAGAAGGGGGAAAATGTCGGGGGGAAGTTGGGGGATGTCAAGCATGCTCCGTGAAGAGATCAAACGGCTGGCAAAGAGCATCGCGGACGAACTTTGGGAAGATGCTCTAGCTGGCAAACTGCCCAAGATCGGGATTGACGAGGTCCGTGTCTTCATCGTGCGGATCGTACCCAAGAAGCTGAACCACGAAGCGGCGGAACTGTTGGAAGAGCAGACGCTGCATTACTTGATAGAGAAGGTCGGATGAATGCCACTCGTTTGTATCGTACGGGGATACGTTACGCCTAAATCTGACAACGCTACTGTTAATAAATTAGGAGGGACTGTCTGGCTCTCTGTTGAAGAAGGCTACGAACAGTGGACCGATAATTTTGATTGGGCTGAGCCCTATCCCTCCAAACAAGAAGCCCAAGAAGCGGTAAAATCCTGCCCCGGCCCTTGGTACAATATTCCAGACCCGGACTCAATCACTTATTTGGAAGCGGCTTATACCCCGCCCAAAAAGGCACAGTTAGCGCTGACTGGCAAAGTCTGGATTTAGATGATCCTCGATTTTGCCAAACTCGTCATCGTCAATTTTGGTTCGTTTCTAAACGAGCACGAACTTGACCTCGCCTCATTTGGTCCAGGTCTGCATTTCGTCAAGGGGCAGAACAAGGAGGAACCCAGACTCGGTTCTAACGGAGCGGGCAAGAGTTCCCTTTGGGGGGGCCTCTGCTGGTGTCTCTACGGCAAGACCCCTGACGGACGACGCAACCCCGATATCCAGCCCAGGTTCGGGGATAAGGCAACGACGGTCGAATTATCTCTCCTGATTGACACCAAGCCCAGAACCGTAACCCGAACCACCCATCCCAATAGTCTCCTACTGGACAGTAAGGAAGTCGGTCAAGAGCAGATTGATCAACTGATCGGCCTGACCTTTGATGTATTCGTCAACACGATCCTACTCGGACAGGGTCGCCCCCTCTTCTTTGATCTCGCTCCAAAAGCAAAAATGGATTTATTCGTCTCGGTCCTCAATCTGGACCGATGGGATGAGCGCGCTGCCTACGCGTCAGAGGCTGTCTCCAGCCTGCAGGGAAGGGAATCCATGCTGGTTGGGGAGTTGCGGGGGATGGATACCCAACGGACCCAATTGGACGCGCTCCTGACCCAGGCAACCCGTCGGCGGACCGAATGGAATCAGGAACAGGAACAACTCCTGAAGACGGCCCAGGAACAACTCAAGGATTTGAAGTCGAAACGGGAAACCGTCGAAAAGGAAAAAGCGGGATACGATCTCGCTTATGATTCGGCTTCTACGGAATTGAAGGCGGCGCAGGTTACGTCCCGACAATTGGCGGACGAAGGTGAGAAACTCGTCGCCGATCGGAGCCCGTGGACGACCCAGGTTGCATTGCACAAAGAAAAAGCCCGCCAGTTGACTGACGAGCTTCAAACCCTGGGTGAAGCTGATGAATGCCCGACTTGTGGACAGTCCCTAAAGGGGACCAATCTCAGTAAGCACAAAGCGGAATTGAAGAAGCAACTGGTAGAAGCAACCAAGGCTTTGCGTAAGGCCGAAGGCGAAGTCCTGACTATCACCAGTAAAATACTTCTGGCCAAGCCCAAATTGGAACGTTCCCGGCTAGCTGAACAGCGTTTTCAGTCCAAAGCAAATACCGCCCGCAACTCTTTGGTAGGAATGGCTCCCGTACTCGCAGACCTTAACGCCCAAATCAATCAACTCGAGGCCGGAACCAAGAAGGTCGAGACCAATCCCTATACCGAACAGGTCATGGACCTGAAGCGTAAGATCACCAAACTGGGTACCGACTACGATGAATTGGATTTACGCATCAAGAAGCTTTCGGCCCAGATCGAGCGTACCAAGTTCTGGGTCAAGGGCTTCAAGGAGGTCCGGCTCTACGTCATCGAGGAGGTTCTCCAGGAGCTAGAGCTTACGACCAATGCAGCCCTGGAGGAAGTCGGACTTGTGGATTGGCAGGTCCAGTATTCCATCGAGAAGGAACTCAAGTCTGGTAATGTCCAACGTGGACTGAACGTCATGATCCAATCCCCCAAGGACAAGAGCCCTGTCAAATTTGAGTGCTGGTCTGGTGGTGAGGGTCAACGCCTACGGCTCGTGGGGGCTCTGGCCCTCTCGGAAGTGCTTTTGGCGCGGGCTGGCGTGGAACCTAAGATGGAGATACTCGACGAACCTTCGAGGGGCCTTAGCGATGTTGGGATTATCGACTTGTCAGAATTCCTTGCTGAACGTGCGAGTATGCTTAGGAAGACTACCTTCTATGTAGATCATCGTGTCGTAGAGAGTTCAAGGTTCGCATCGGTGCTGACTGTAGTTAAGACCAAGAAGGGTTCGGAGTTGGTGGTGTGAAAAAGGAACCGTGCAGACATCGGAGTTCTTGGATCGTCGCTGGCGGTAACGGCGAATGGTGTTACGTCTGCGGAGCTTACAGAGGGTTAACGCCAATGCAATTTGGATGTTGGCCGCGAACTGCGTGGATTAGACCGACAGGAAACCGCGACGACAATCCAGCAGAAAAGCTCAAATTTGCGGTTAGAAAGCGCAAACTAAAATGACCGAAACCGTTTCAAAGCAGAGTTACGACCTATCCGAACTGGAGAACTCCAACCTCCGTAAGCACCTTGCTTGGACCGGGCAATATCTCACAACCGATCAGTGTAAGGAACTTGCTCGGAGAATCCGAGGTCCGCTTGAAGCAGGCGGCGTCGTAGAGGACAGCGACGAAGAAAATTGGGAGTATGTTCGTGAGATCAAGCGGCTCTGCGTAAAAGCGGCTGAGTTACTCCGAGAAGTTGATTTATGTAGGAGTAGACACGAACCCTTGTCCACCGAATTGAGTGATTTAAATTGGTTTGCTCGCGCTGAAGACCTTGCCAATAAGCTAATAGAGTTTGATCCTCCCTCGGTCGAGGCTGGTTTGGCTGTGATCAGGAATACCGATGAAGTAGAGAAGAAATTCAAATGAAGCCACTCAATCCAGGTGAAACTTTGATCGAAAGAGTTGAAGCTCTCGAAGCGGAGTGTTCTAGGCTACAAGCACAACTTCCTTCTGAAATGCAAGATTGTACAATCCTATTCGTAGAGTGTGAAAAAGGTCATGGGCGTCTAACTGCCAAAAATTGGGTTGGACGCGACTGTCATTGGTGTGCAATCGAGAAACTAAAAGAAGCACTCAAACCGTTCGCCGCAATCCCGCTCTGGCGCGATACCTATCCAGACGCCCGACTCGACAGTCTGGCCGCATACCAGATGATGGGTTACGTCAAGGTCGCGGACGTTCGCGCTGCTCGTGAAGCAATTATTAAGAAGTAGATGCTCAGCCTGTCCGTAGCTCTGCTTCTATTCGGCTGGCTGATCGTCGATAAGGTCAAGCGCAACTACGGCGCGTACAAGCTACGGCAGTTCACCTGCAAGATGTGTGGGCATGTCGTCGTGGTCAACCCGAACCTGCCGGATGCGTACCGGCCTAATATCTGCGTACAATGTTGGGAGAGTAAGCGATGAATACTAAGCCACCTGACGAAGAAGGACTTGATCATCTCGCCGATACAATCCTTCGTGAACTCAAATCCGCTCTTGCTAGAGAAACAACGCTTGAGACGGGCGCGTACTTAGCCGCAGCTGCAATGCATATTGCAATTGTAGAAGCTCTATGTAACCGCTACCAAGTTTCTGTAGCAGAGGCCAATCAGAAAATTGGGGAACACTTTAGCCAAATTGTGGCGCGTTCAAAGGCAATGACCAGCAGCTAGAAATGAAAAGACCCACCGTGGATCACTCCAGGTGGGCCAAGTCGAGGGAGGACGAATCCCCCTTACGGGGGCGTAACCACGGTCCCGAAGGACCGCTTCTCGTGCGCTAGGTTTTACTAGCGAAGTTCTCATTCGTATCAATGGGTCGTTTGACGCGATTCACGCATTTGGTTGAGTACGTATTCGGCAAGACCAGTCTCGGTCGTGCTATGAATCATTGTCCACGGCATTTCGATTGTAATGATTTTATCATCCATGACGATGGCGATCTTGAAACTTTCCTTGTCACGCGCAGCATTGATCTTTTCTGCGAACCGTACATCGATATTTTCACCACGCTCGGCCGCCTTAAGGGTCGCCGCTATCTTGTCGGCCTGTGCCTTGAGTGCGGAGAGCGGGGAATGCTTGGTAGTCATGCCCCAACCCGAGTGCCGTCATCCCAGATGAATTCCCCGTCTTCTCCAACTGGAAAATGTTTACCACACCCTACGCAGAACGTACCACTATAGAAGAACGGATCACGTGCGTACGTCTCTGCGATTGAGAACGACATCGTCGTCTGGACCCCGCAACCGTTGCCGCCAAGTTTTTCTTCCGTAGCCGGAGGAGGGCCCACATGAACATAAAATCGCCGCACCGGGCGAACAAAACCTCTACGGCGCTCCTCATCACTCAGGATAACATAACCCTTCTGCTGGCCATTCGGTTTCAGTTCCCGATGATCCTCTGTAATAGGACTACCATCAGTGAGCGTACGCTTTGTCCTATCGACCGCAGGAACTGCACCCGACGAATGGGCCAGATCATCTATCGTTTTGCGAAAGTTCATATCAAATCATACTCCACCGGGGGTCACGTAGCAATACACAGGATACTCCCCTCGCTGCGTCACAGCGCCAAGGAAGATGATTCCATGACCAGTTGGGTTTCCCTTATCCCATTTCATCTTCTTGTTCGGAACAGGTATACGTGAACCGGTCGCCAGGACGCCACGTCCATCGGTAATGATGGCGACGTAGTGATCCCCCTCGATCTCGAATGTGTCGGCTTCGAAGGCGTCAGCTTCACCGCAACAGGATTGCCAAGGCGTATCGGGCTGTTTCAGGTTCTGGAACCACTGGCGGATGATCTCAGGATTCCCGGTCCACTGGCCGTTGTCCCGGCCGTGGGCTGCTACTAGTGGTAGAAAGAGCATGAGAGCCAGAACGAGAAGGAGGAGCCAGACCCCGGTACCAAGGATGGTGACGAACGTAAGAAAGAGTTCATTAGCGTAACGTGGGGTCAGGGTTTTCTTCATTGCTACCTCAAGGATACGCATTTTCTGGAAGTCTGTCGGCCGTCGAGATCGGATGAACGTCGTCCATGACGTGATCCTTAATTCCTGAAGCCAACCACATCGCGTGAAGGTCTTTCGGTTGGTTTGCTGTAATCGTTCCACGCAGGCGGATTGCCGCAACCTTGTTTGGAATCAGTTGCGTGTGGTTGTATTCCGTTTGGTTGCTGGGTCCGTAAGGCAGATAAAGACCAACAGCATCAACAACGCGCTTCCAAATATGAGAAGCACTAGAACCCACGGTTCCGATTCCGGCGATATCAGCAGCCAACCCATAAGAATGCAGAGAATTATACTTGTCACTAAAACCGCCCACCCCAAAGGCGGGGGGTCTGTATGCGGAGAAGATGCCGGCATGTTCCAATCCCTTCTCCCGCGCAAGCCTGATAGCCTCAGCCAATTTGACTCGGAAGTCTGGATGCAATCGTCCAATTGCGACTTCAGGGGTCTGCAAGGACATTGTCAGGCCAACCGTAGCCGTTTTGATCAAGTAAAGCGTCGCCAAACGAACCCGATCGTAGGCCTCGGCCTCCAAACGGGTCAGGACGGGCAAGGACAAGGGTTCCGGGGTGGGGGCCAGCGATGCTAGGGAGGGTAAATTTAACGCGCCAGCGACCTTCTCAGCGGGTTTCACCGTGCCCCAGACCCCGAATTGGAGGAAAGATGGCCCCAGAACGACCCTTTCCGGGGTCGGACGGCCGACTTCGGCCCGAACTGCCTCGAGTTCCTTACGGAGAGCTAGGATATCGGATTGGAGTTTGAGGATTTGAGAGGGAGGCGGAGCCCCGGTTCCACCACTCAGCCGGGGATGGTGGCGATGGAACCGGCTCTTTTGCTGAGGAACTAAATTTGCGTTCGCTGCGCTCGTCCTCACCGTCCTTTCAGTCTGTTGACCCCAAGCCGGGGGATAAGTCATATCCGGGGCCTTTGCATAAGCAGCTAGGCCCAACGAAGAAAGCATACTGGCGGCGATGGTAGCTTGAATGAACATTCCCAGACCCCTCTGGTTGATTTAACTTGCCCCGAAACCATACTGAAAATGCTGCTCCTTATTTCTTCTTGGCAGTTGTCTGTAGCTGGGCACTCAAAGTCGCAATCTGGTCATCAATACCTTTAATCGTATCATCGATGGATTTCTGTTGTCCCTGAATAATCTGTAACGCAACAGGGTCTTTTGTCGTATGCGTCTGCAAATCGAGACGACCCTTGGCATCTACTTGTAACTGACGACTTCCCTTCAAGGTTTCGAGCCGACCGCTCAGGATGGATAGCCCCTGCTCATCCTGCTTAGCCGCGATGGGCGCGACCGCCTTTGTGATGTGGTCATCTACGTAGGTTATACCTGCGGGTTGCCAAAAGCCCAACCCAGTCCAAGCTATGTAACCCCCATAAAGTCCTACCAACATTCCTCCCGCTATTGTTGCAATCTTCCAGATGCCGGAATACACGATCTGAGCCGGATTTATTTTCCGGCCATCCGGTATGTCCATTGCTTTTTTCCTTTTTTGGGTTGTATTCCTCTTCTGTACCATCAGAACAAACCTTTTAAGGATAGATCTGCTCAAATACCCGAGCGACGTAGATTCCGATACCGATAATGGCTACGACGAAGAGGGACCACATAGCCCCTCTCAATCGAGTTGATTGATTCACTTGCCACGGGAGTTTACGTTTGAAAGCAGGCTTCATCTGAGACAACTCCAACCCAGCCGAGAACGCTGCCAGGAAACAAGAAAGGAAAGGACCCAAGTTGGGTCCAGTTCCTCCAGCATTTTATGCATCGTCGATGGGCCGACCGAAAACCTTCCAGCCCAACAACAGAAACAGGATGAACTCGAACAACGAACCACCGATACCGCTGAAGTGGGTGATCTGCGAACCACCCACGCCAGTGTATACAATGATGCCGAAGACGAGCCAGATAAGCATCAGCACGTAAAATATCAGGCGCATTGACATGATAGTACTCCTTCGTTACCCTGCAAACCCTCTAAATCAATAGTCGCGCTCGTCCAATGGAATAAGATCACCCTCAGTCGCTGTAATTGTCAAGGCGTGGTTGTCGAGCCGGACGCGCCAGGTCCCTTCACGTAATCCCTTCTCGGTAATCGTGCCGGGCAGGTTCGTTATTTTACTGGCATGGAAGTGCCGATAGAAGACCCGCTGGTTCGGCTTGAAGTCCATAGAGCCCCACCCCCATGAAACTAAACGCCATGATTTATAAAGAGAGCAACTGCGGCGATTGCTACGGAAATTGCCAGAAAAACCAATCCAGCAAACGTAAGGGTCTGGCTAGTATCCGCGCGAGTATCCTCTTTCTGCGTACGTTGAGAAGCGACCCCGACCTCTCCCCGATCAACGCGACTACTCAATGCCGAAATCTTATCGTTGAGGGAGTTAGTGGTAGTCGTCAGTAACGCTTTCAATCCATCTATCTCTTTGACGAATCCTACTTCGCTCTTGGCAAGAGCAGCGGCGTTGGAAATATTCTGAGCGTTGACCAGCTCCTTTTGTGCCAGCAGGGCGGCGTCAACGGCGATCTTCGTGGCGCTTGCGGCCTGCTCTGTCCGCACATCACGTTCGGTAAATTGCTTGGCAATACTGGAGAATTTTTCCTCGTTCAAAGCCAGCAGATTGGAGGCCGTCTCGGCGAGCTTTTCGTTGACTCGTTTCTCGGCTTCAGTAAGGGCCTGCTGCACTTCGCTCTTGGCCGCCGCCAACGAGACCTGCAGGGTGTTCTCGGCTTTATTCAAGGCTGTGGTAGTCGTAGCCTCGGCGGACGATAGAGCTTCCTTCCTGGTTTCTTCTGCTCTATCAATTTCTCTTGTGAGAAGACCGTGATGTTCATCGACCCGCTTTTCGAGCTTATCGCAGATTTGTTCTATGCTTTGGAGCTTTACTTCAACCAGTTCACCAAGCTTACCGACTTCCCGCTGCATTTCTTCGCGTAACCGCTCGGACTGAGCGGTCGTAAGTGCTGTCGGGTCTTGCCAATTAGGATCACCAGGCTTAGGCATTTTCTCCAAACCTCATTTTGAGGGACTAGCGTTGAACTCGCTAAGTCCCCAAATTATTTAAGGGGCAAGGGGTGGGTTATTTACCACTGTTGGATCCTGGAACTCGGCCACTGCCGCAGATGTAGAAACCGGGGTGGGCTTTGTACCAGGAGCCGCCGCGACCGGCTTAGCTGCAGCGCCAGCATAGTGCGCTGTAATAGCATCACTTGCCGCCTGTTGGATGATAGGCGTCAACGCGGCAGTAAGTTGGCTCAGGTCCGTTGCCGGTGGAGCCGTACCGGGTTTGCCGGAAATGCGAGAGGCGATGAAGTCGATATTGGCATCCGTGATATTCCCAGTCACGTTGGCCGGCAGCTTGGAAATCACAAGGTTGACGATATTTTTCTCGTCCATCCCCATGGACTTGACCGCACCCGGGACCATGTCCAGCACGTATTTAGCCGCCATAGCGGTCACACCCGAGGCGACTGGAACCGACATGGAACCATCCTTGGAGGCAGCATCGATCCGATTAATGGCATGATTGACGCCATTCTCGGCCGCACTCAGGATAGCGTTGCGCGTATTCTCGTCCTTGACATGACCTTGCAGCCAGTAGGCCAGGATACTGAGGACGGCCAGGAATACGGCCTGCATCGCCGCCTGGATAAGCGGCGCAAAGTCGAGTACTGTACTACCGGAGGTACCGATCATAACGCTGTAGCTCCTGTTTTGGGGAGAGCGGCTTCGAGGGCGGCTACTGTCTCAGGTCCAGCAATACCATCGATCGTGATGTTGGCACGATCCTGAAAGGCGGCGACCGCGTTTCTGGTCATGCGGCCGTAGGATCCATCAACAATCAAAGGCGGATGCGCGAGCTGAAGCGTATTGAGAGACTGCTGGAGCCAGATGGTCGATTTGTCTGAAGCGTGCTGACCACCAATGCCAATCAAGGTCGGAGTCGGTACATCCTCTGGAGCCGGAGCCGTTCCTGTACGAGGAAGTGATAGCGTAGAATCAAGTTGGACCATCTGCCAAGCTACCGGATAGCATCCGAGTTGACTATCCCAAGCAGTCGGGTCCCAGACACCGTCACTGACGTACTTTCCGCCATCATAGATGTTGGTGCCGGCCCAGTCATAGCCGGACTGCTTGCCGTGACTGAGTGGCCCGAAGCCGTTGTACAGGAGCCACTCGTAGATCGCGCGCTCCCAAGACCAGTCGTTGACCTGATTGAGACGGTCCAGGGTCAGGGCATCGATAGCGCCGGAAGCCCAGTCCCGGAAAGGCCCACGTCCACGTGGGACGTGGACTGAAGGACGGTTGAGAGGATCCCCATTGCCGAGATAGGTTGAGAAGTCGGCATCACTCTCACGCTCGTGAATGGCGGCGATGACAATGATGGGAATGCCCGTACCAACCGAAACGTGGGCGTACTGATCCTTGAAGGTGAGTAGGTGTCGTGCAACGACTTCAACTCTTGCCTGACGGGCAGGCAGAATGACAGCCTTGTTCAATTGAGCTGCAATGATAGGTTCAAGTTCGGTGAAGGGGTGTTGCATGTTATCGCGCTCTCCCTTTCAACCCCGTTGAATGCGGCTACCGCCGACGATGCCCACGGTGCTGGCACTACCGTGGATGGTGCATGTCCTAGATGACCCGAAGCAATTGGTCGCGCCGATGAAGCAATTCGGATCGTTGTTGTAGATGTCAGGCCCAACCTCGCAGTTGGATAGCAGGAGTGCCATCGCTGATGTCATGACGACGCTGCCGCCGAGGACACCATCGCTAACCGTGATGATGGATTTATGGATCCCCAAATCGTCGATCATGATTGCGGCGATGCGCCACGCGCCAGTGAAGTCGCAGCCGCCCGTGAAGTGATTTTCGGACAGGACGTCGCCGCCCCAACTCTGCGATTGGAAGAACGAATAGGCCGGGGCGATGCTGCCAGAGACATCCGAGATGACGTTGTGGTAACGATTCGATCCGACCGAAACGATATTGGCGTTCAAGGGAGTCGAGACCGTGCTGTCAGAGAGGATACCATCGACGCCGCCGTTGTAGATCGCGTTATATCCGCCGAAAATGTTGCAGCGATGGATCGCATACTTGACGTTGTTCTCGATGTGGATCGTGTTTCCGCTGACTGTCCCGCCGTATACGCTAAGGTCACGTAGTCCGGCCTGGTTGCACGTCGCGTCGAGGTAAATTGCCCTGGATGGGTTGGCAGTACCGACTTGCAACAAGGTTGAAGTCTGCGTCGATCCTTCGAGAACGACGCCGCCTTTGAGTACTATGCCACCAGGGATGCCAAAGCGGGTCGCGTCCATCTGCACACGCCCGCCGGAATGATTCGCGTAGAGGAAGTCAATTGCGGCTTGGATTTTCGTGGTGTCGTCGCTGCCGTCGCCAGCGCAGCCGAAGTCCGTGATCGCATTTACCGAGAAGGTCACTGCTTAATTGATCCGGAATGCTGATAACACGCTGGCCTTGGCATTACTATCAAGGGTAGATAGTATATTACCCGTCGTCGCGTTAATCTCACGACAGCTGATCGTAATATTGCTCGCTGGAGATGCCAAGTACCCTGATAGGGAGATTGAAACACCAATACCAGTTGTTGATTGTTGGCCTGTACCAATTGAAATTACAGTCGTTCCATCCCAAAGCTTGCAAAAATACTGCGCTGTCGCGGTGCTGGCATCATAGACAGTCACGGTTCCGCTCGCATACCACGTTCCCGTACCGCCCTGGGCAACAGTAGGTCCAGTGAAGTAGTTGTTGTTGTTGTTGAGTGCGACATTGGAACCGAGCGCATTAGTGAATTCAGAGAGTGATACTGCGCAAGTCGCGGTAACGCAAGATACCCCATTGCCTGCCGTAATGGCCCCGGTCAGGGTACCAAAGGATGAAACACCAGAGGAAGTCCCAATTCCAGCGACAGTGGTTTTCTTTATGGCTGTTCCCGCAATATCCCAGATAATGACCTCGTCGGTCGAAGCGGGAGAAGCCTTAAGGGTTAGTCCGTCAATTGTGAAGTCGGTACGAGCCGCCGAACCTGTTGTCACATTGCCAACGAGGGTGCTTGCATTGGCATTGTTGAGCATCGGGAGCGTAACAATTCCCGGACCTGTGGCGAACTGGCCGGCGGCAATAGTCCCACTTAAGCCAGAGAAGGGCACCACAGTGTAGGTCAAAGACCCAGCGGCATTCAGCCCTGTTGCGAATTGGTTTGATCCCCCCGTACTGGGGACCACCGTAATAGAGACCATCCCAGCATCGTTCTTAGCCGAAAAGACCTTCTGGGTACTATCAACGTAGAGCGCAGTCGAACCCAAGACTGGCGTTGAAGGGGATACTACATTTGCTAATGTGAATGGATTGTTCAATGCGTAGGTTGTCACCCCTGATGGGAACGTAACTGCTAGTGGGGATATTGCGGCAAAGCTGGCAGAAGTAGCACCACCTAGAGGCCCTATTGTAGTGCCGTTAATCTGCACATAAAGACCCGCCGAAGTCGTCCACGTATCCCCGTTATTGGGTGAAGATGGAGCCGTTCCAGGAGGCAGATTGACTCCGGCAGCGGAAGCAATAGAGGGCGTCGTAATGAGCGGACCACTCATGACGCCGCCCGCTGCATTCAATGGGACATATCCAAGACTATTCTGCTTGGCCGTAAAACAAGAGTTCCACTGGCCCGCAGTTAGCACTGCGCCATTGATAATGTATGGGCAAGTGGATTGCGCCCGTGCTCCAACAACGGAGAGGGTTAGGAGTACGAAGCTGAAAAGAAGCTTTTTCATACTCTATCCTCAGTCGTAGAATTCGTCGATGATAATGATACCAGAACCGCCCGTACCTCCGTTCGTCCCCCCAGAGGCTCCGGCCCCAGCCGATCCACCTGCAGCCACAGTGTAGACATAAGACGCTGACAGACTGGTGAGTAGTATCTCCACGTATTCACCAGCGGCACCGCCACCACCGGTCCCAATGGCGCCATTGCCGGAGGTACTCCCACCGCTCGCACCGGCTCCGCTATTTGGTATACCGGACACCCCAGCGCCCGAATATGAAGGGAGTTGGCCCGCACCGCCAAAAGGACCAGAGGTACCAGAACCACCAGTAGACAACCCTGCGCCATTAGCGGGACCGCCAAACTGACCGGAGTTGCCTGGGATACGGACCTGAGCAACACCACTACCACTACCACTACCAGTCCCGCCACCGCCACCGCTACCACTGACAGAAGCACTACCGCCCCCACCACCATTGGCTACGACAGCGCCGAACCCACTGGCTTGTCCGGCTCCACCGCCAGTAGCCGCAGCGTTAGAGGACGAACCACCACCGCCACCGCCGCCCCCAATCATTCGAATATTCAATCTTTTCGCATTAGCTGGGACGGTGTAAGTTGAAGTCCCAGTTCCTGTAAGCACTGTACGCGTCGGAAATGCTCCGCTAGCAGCAGTTGTGACGCGCCCCGTAGCGTCTACCGTCATCTTTGGTCGGGTATACGTCCCGGCTGCAACGCCGTTAGCTAGAATGAGATATGTAAACCCAGTCCAGTTGGCGCCCCCAGTGTCGGGGTCGCTCATATTGTTGTCTACAGTCGAGAGCCACCAGTTCCCAAACGTGGCGGACGCGATGACAGCGCCATTAGGATAGCCGCCAATCGCCGATTGAAAGGTAGCATCATAGCCAACCGGACCACCGGCTTGCTGCCATTGGTTCCACTGCGTGATCTGCTTCAGCAAGCCATTGAAATCCTGCCCAAAAGGGCCAACACCGCCCGCTGAAGGTACCAGGAATGTATTCGGGGGAAAGCCATCAGTTAACGAGGCCGCTCCATTCTGGATACTGATCTGCGAAGCCTGCGGGATCGTACGAATATACGGCGACCCCGCCGAATTGGCGAAGGGAATGGGGAACTTAGCGGGTAGTTGAGAATCTTGCATGTTAAGCGCTGACCACCACAGTTGCAGAAACGCCTGTTGGCTTGGGAAGAACTCCGGACTGCTGTACGATAACAAGCTCGACTGGAGAAAGTGCAAATTTGAACATGTACTGCATCGTCATGTTCTCACCGTCCACTACGTAGCAGTTACCGCGTCCGGGGAATAAGTTGAGCAAGAGTTGATTGATGCTTTTGATCGAACCGTCTGAGATATTGGCGAGCGCCTTGGCAAATATAAGCACCCGAAAGGCGCTATCAGACAAATTGAAGACGTTCGTCGTCTGTGCCCCAGAGTAAAAAGGTTGTTGATTAAATCCAGTAAAGGCGCCGGCTCCGGCTTCGTTGAAGCCAAAGTAGTTCAAGGTTCCCGTAACAGTAACTTGCCGCACAACTCCAACAATACGTCCCCAGACATCCAGGCCGTAACCCTGGGCAGAGTCCACATTCCATATGAAGTCATAGAAAGCATCCAAGTTGGCCGTCTGGTCTATGTATTGGAAGAAGTTCGTGATCAGCTGCGTCAGAATAGGAGCATTGGCGTATTGACTGATGACGGTCTGCCAAATATCAAAAGAAGGAATCGTCCCAATTGGGCTTTGCCCAATGATGAAACTTCCGATGGCGTTTCCACCGGGAGAAGATCCAGGAGCAAAACGTGGATATGGAGGGCCCGACACAGCTACGTCACCGTTACTGTCACATTAGCTGGATTGAACACAGGCTCTTGGTTAATATTGACGGAAACGATTGAGAGGGTTGCCACTGCCGAAGTGAACTGCTGCCCAATAGTTATAGCCCCACTCACAGTCGTAGCCTGACTTGTGACGTAGACTCCCGTTCCCCCCGCAGAGCCACTCGTTTGGCTCACAATTGTCGTACCTATAGGAATACCAGACCCAGCAATGATGTTCCCTACCTGGATGATGCCTGTTAGAGTAGTAACCGTGAGAACTGTCCCGGTACCAGTCGCGACACCCGTACCGCCAACTGTCAGGGGGTTACTGACTGTATACGTTCCGGTCCCACCAGCGCCCGTCCCAAGAGACGAAATCTGGGTACCTACGGATATATAACCGGAACCATCCGAAAGCGTCTGACCAACTCCAAGAGCACCTGAAGTCAAGGTCGTGACGGCAAGTGTCGTACCGGAAATACGCCCAATAGCAATTGCGGAGGCGCTGTTATTGGAACCGATTTGCAAGGAACGAATCTGCGCCCAGGAGCCCAGTGCCTGGATTCCAGGCATGTAGCGCGAAGCCAGAAGCGTAGATCCAATCCGGGCTCTTGTGCCACCATCAGCGCCTGTAAAAGCGGCTGATATTGCTCCTTGTATCAAGGTAGCTGCATTAGCTGGTACGAGCGGACCGCTGACAATATTGACAGCCCATAGAATTGCCAGATTACTTGGTATCTGGAATGATACCGCGTAGGAGGGAAGGGGTGGACTGTACCCCGAATTGGTATCGAAGACCGTTACAGTGGTGTTGCCATTATAACCACAGCCCGGAGCTTTCTTGGACCAGATGGCCTGGGCGACAGTCGCAGCCGAACCACCAACAGTAGCCACATAGAGCGAATTAGGGAGAAGAACAACCCCGCCAACCGTCAACGTGCCGTTGGTCGTGTTCTCAGTGACATAAGCATCAAGTACGTTAGGAACGTTGAGGACCGCGCCTAGGACAGAAGGAAGTGAGCCAATCGAATTGAGTGCGACAGATTGCTGTCGTCTTGCCTCAAACTGAGGGCGGGTCTCGGTATTGCGCCCGACAACACCCGAGACCACCGAGACCGAATTCCAACCTGGGATAGCCTGATAGATCGAAACCGCATTGGTTGCTGGTACGGACGTAGGTCCAGGAATTGTACAGGCAAACGAGAGAACCGCTGTTCCTGTAATTGGAGAGATCGACCCGGAGCCCGTGCAGGAGTAAATATTACCGCCTTGATCCTGAATCAAGGCTCCAATGGGAATTGGAACTGCCGCGCCAGAACACTGAATCTGCAAGGTGGTGGGTTGGGAAGGTAGACGCTCGATGAAGTAGATGCGTCCAATAGCATCTTGCATTCGCCCAGCTGCGAAAGCCGGATCGACTTGTTGCGTGTAGTACTGGAAGAGCTGATCGACATTCCCAATGATCGAGGCGAAGCTCGTCGCCATCTGTCCTTGGGGCGTATTGAGCGCAGGGTTGAGGTTACCCCCAAATGCTGCATTCAGATCGGCCTGGACGCCAGCGAAGATAGCAGCCGACGATGGAATAGTAAATCCAGTCGGGCCGAAGGTCGGCGAGGGCACATTTGTCATTCATAGCGCCCTTTTACCCAGAACCTTGCGGATTGATGACCGTAAACGTAGCGGTTGATGTCTGTCCAGCTACAGATGTGACTTCAACCTGACCCGTCAAAAGGCGGTTCGTGATCGAGGCAATTGTCGTACTCGCTGTAGCAACGTCAGGGACGGTCTCGGCTGCAGCATTAAAGAGTGTCTGCAGGAGCGTAACAGGTGCGCTCTTGCCCAAAACATCCGCAAAGTAGGGCACACCAAGCGTTTTGTCAAAATAGCATTCGCCTAGAAAGGTCTTGATCGCGGAAGCAGCATCTTGCGCTAGTGAGTAAGGCCCCGATGCGATCGCGATGTTATTGTTGACATCGAGTACGAGGTCATTCGCAGTGACATCCGTAAGGATTGTTTGCATTTACGGCACAGTCACTGGCGTACCATTGACCTGGAGTGCCCCAGTCACAAAATTGACGGCTCCAGGTAGGGTGATCATTTGATTCCCATTGACATCCGTAAAGGTGATACCAGTCACACTTGTGGTAATTTTATTGCCGGATGCGTCCACAATCGAGATTCCCGTAGAAGTGATTTGGACGTAAGTCGTCGGAGCCTGATTGAGAATGCCGCCAATATAGATACCGTCAGCGAGATCATTGCGGCGGAACGAGCCGGGCGTGACAGGCGTGCTCTGGCCATTTTTGATATTGGTAATGTCTCGGTCTGAACAAACGAGGTAACCTATATCACCAACGACTGGATCACAGATAATTGCATTAGCTCCACCCTGTAGCCGAAAGTACTGAACCCCCGAAATAGTGCCATGGGGCTGGGCGTTACCGTTGCCATCGATCTGGCTTACAAGAGGCTGGACATCTACTGTCCCAGCTACGGAAACTCCGCCTGTATTGTGGACCGCCGTGACTAACACCACCTTCATGGTGTTCATGCGGGCCAGCATTTGTCGAATGATAAAAGTGATCTCTCCTAATGGATCCGTTAGATCATAGGGAGACTGTTGGCCGTACCCAAAGTTGCCCATCAGATTGTCGGGACGGCCGTCTTGCCGGCATAGTCTGGATTGAAGCAGGCTAGTGTCGATTCCCACAAGCCGTTGGGAACGAGTGAATCCAGAGCGTGGTCTACACGAAGCACTACCCAGGTTCCGGTTGCTTTCGGAAGAGAGCTTTGGATCTGTATTTTCCCACCCAACGCAATCTCGGGATTGTAGATTGTCTTGACTGTAAGCCCAACCTGCGAGTACGAAGGGTACCCGATCATTCCAGTGCTCGGAGAAACCAGAGGCACAGAAAGAGTGTTACGTGACCCCCCTCTAGGCCAAATTGCTAGAACCTGCTTAGTGTTCACACCTGGAAAGACATCAGCTTCAATTTGCGCATCATCGCGCACCTTCTTCCACTGGTCAGCGTTAGTTCCGGGGAAGTAGGAAGGCGGTAGCTTGACATTCACGCCATTGTTCTCAAAGCCGTAGCCCATTTGCTGGGCCAGAACGCTCATCACATTGCCAACGTCTACCGGCCCGGTGGAACTGAATGGCTTAGCCGGGATGACCTGATAATCAAGCCCGGCAATGCACTCAAACGTAAACGGCACGTCTGGCGCTCTATTGAAGTCTGCAGTCGCCGACCAGATCGTGCCGATGAACACAACAGATAAACCGTTAACCGCGTCACCAGCTCGGATCGTAATTGAATTGTGCGCTATAAGACTGAAAACCAAACCAAGTGTGGATAATTGATTCATAAGACTTGGGCTTAGACCATAGACTTGCACGGTAGCCGTTGACCCTTTTGGCTGACCCGCGTATTGAATTCGGGCAGAAGTCCGCGAACCAGAGATCGTTATCGAGTTGGCATTCGGTTGGTTGGACACGTCGCTAGTAAAGAATGGCGCAGCATTGGTCAATGGTGACTGCGCGAGGGTAACGTCAAGTTCGATTAGCTTTTGTACAAACGAGTCAGCCACTAGGGACTATCCCTGATTTGGAGCAAGATCGGATGCTTTCAAATAAACCAATTGATACCTTGATCCCAAGCCTTGATAGATTGGATCGTTGCTTCCCTGCAAATCATTGAATACCAAGTCGCCAACAAATCCCAAATACAGCGATCGCACAATTCGATTCAGGTTCTCACAAAGAACTCCACCGATGATCAAGGTTGAGCTGATATACAAATTGCAGAACAGCCCGAAGGCTGTTTGCGTCAGTTGAATTGTACAGGGCTGGTTCGCCAGCTGAACCTGCAGGCTCTGGTTCGCCAATGGCTGGATGGGAATGATCATCATGTGAAAGGAAGACTCGTCGTCTGTCCGGAAGTCAGGAATGGAACGGGCTGAACATTGCCCAACCCTTGCTGCCCACTATCCGTAGGCGAAAGGGTGTTACTGAAAATGGACGTGGACGTCTCTCGGATTTCCAGGAACCAAATATCGACGATCAGGACCCCCAGTCCGTTGACGGCGGTACGTTTGAAATCAAAGTGACTAACGTTACAACTCAGAAAAACCTGCTCAGGCGTCACAATGTTAAAGAGCGATGTTGAGTTCGCAATGCCTTCGACAAGCGTCAGGAGCGAGACCCGATTGGATTCCGCACCGCCGGCCGCGACCCGTACCCGGACATCGAAGGGCAACTGAACCTTGTCGTAGCTCTGGAAGCCGCCTTGCTCGACCGGGTAGTTACTGATGCTCCAATCTTGCTTGTATTCAAAATCGATGATGGAGAAATTGCCAATCGCTCCGCCCGTAAGAAAGGAGCTAAGGGGACTCAAAGCGCTGGCTATGATAGGTATCCCAAACTCGGAATAGATGCCCCAGAGTAGCGGCTGTAAGCCCTGACTCAGGCTAGAGACAAGACCGATGAGCAACCCTGCACTCGGGATGGGTAAGTAGCTGGAGAGCGAAGGAACGCCAGGAAGGTTGGGGACGTCAGGCATCAGTAGGCACTATTGACGGAAGAACTACCGAAGGGCGAATTCAAGTAAGGAACCGCTCCAGGCAAACCTCTCGCAAATCCTCCAGCATCGGTCACCCCAGGCAGGTTCGCGTTGATAGTCCCGACATTGACTGTGCTTACGGTCGAGTTGCGTGTCGTGCGGTTATTGACGCTTGAAGCCGCAGCAGCACCTTTAGCCCCAGTCAAGGAGCCGCTGGCAATAACGACGCCACCTTCCTCGATACTGTAACCCGTAGCGCCTGATAGGATGCCTATTCCAGTGTCCCCACGAGGAACTAACTTCTTTACTGGACCTTGCGGTTCCAACCCAAATACTCGTGACAACCAAGCCGGAGGGGTTCCAAATCGATCATGAACATGTTTTTCTAAGTCAGTCTCGATCTTCTTGGCTTCAGGGCTTCCAGAAGGGGCAAGCCATTTAGTTAAAAGGGTGGTGAGGCTATTTATGGCAGGAATAAAGTAATTTAACAGTACGCGAGCGACGTTATTTGCCGCTGTATCGAACAACGTCATGCTTGCGATGAATTCTTCCGAGAAGGTTCCCACTCCATCCCCCGCCGGAGTAACCTTCTCGGCTGCTGGTAATCGCTTATCAAGTTCCAGCAGCAAGTTGATCATGCGCTCGTTCATGCCTGGGAATTCACGCGCCACCGCGCCAAATTGTGCGCCCGATACTCCAGGGGTCCGACCATAGCGCGACAGGGCTTCAAGAGCCTTGATCGGCTTGTCATAGTCTTCTGGACGTAGTCCTATCTGCTTAAAGGCGGCCAACAACCCCGCTGGCGGATTACCTGGGTTACGTAGGAAATCTTGCCAGGTATCGGAAAGTCCACCAATAGCCGCATCAGCATCTTCGGCCGAACCGCCGATGGATTGCATAGCAATACGCCATTTGGCGATTTCTTGCGAAGAAGCATTGACAGTCCGGGCTAGTCGAGCGGCAGAGGCATCAAGGTGCGTCAGGTGTCCGACTATATCCGCGATACCTCTGCCGCCATAGAAAGCTGCGACAAATCCGATAGCCTCGCGTTTAAGCCCAATAAAGAACTCAATGACCTTCTTGCCTTGGGACTCGACTTCCTTTCCACCTTTGGTCGCTTCTTCCTCAAGCTTACGGATAGAAGCCATTGCAGACTTCTGCCCCGCAGTAAATTTCGCGGGATCGAGCGCTAACTCCAGAATGAGGCTGTCGATTACAGTGGGAATTGTCAGTCTCCGTCGGGCTTGCGCTGACTCAGAATGCGTTGATTGTGGGCATCCACGTTCACGACCTCAAGAATGTCGTAGAGGTCCTCGATTGAGAGGATTGTCTTACATTCAGCCATTGTCGCTTTACCACCAGAGATCACCGCGCCGACTAACGGTGAAACGTTTACGTACTCAAGGAGTTCATTGCTGTCGAAACTTCCGAGATCAACTTCGACAGGCTGTCGGCGAAAGAAAAACCAGTATGCAGCTCCAGCACTTCAGACCGTAACCAACCCAACGTAGCAACCTCTTGAATCTCACCTGGGATCAAGGGGCGGGCCGAAGCCATATCTCTCTTGTCAGGAATGGCCTTGACACAGTCCAGCATCTCGTCCAGAAGTGGCGAAAGCTCCTCGAACTTGACCGAGGCTCGGAGGAAGACATTCAAGGTCACAATGGCGACCCCGACCATGCCGAGACTCTGGATGTTGGTTGGAATCTGGGAGTCGGAACCCTTAAGCGCCAGGAAGGCCCGCATGGCCCACTTCTCGGCCTGGGCGGCGGGCATTTCTGTTATGAGAAAGCTCTTGTTGACGTCACGCCCCCAGGAAGGTTCATTCGGTACGGTTACGATTTTCTGCTTGAACAACGAATCCACGGTTACTCCTTACGGTTTCAGCTTCGGGTACTCTAACTCGGGTTCGTCCACCTTACCCTGTGGCGGGTAATCCATCGGGGTCAGGAACTCGACTCGCTTGATCGTAATCCCATCATCCTGAAATTCAAAGGCCTTGACAAACGGGCAGTATGTCTGATGTAGGTTACCACACCAACGGCAAGGTTGTGACAATGTCATGGGAAGCTCTTGACTCGTGGGCTCGTTTCTTCCTAAGTCTGATAGGCGGAACGGCTGTAATGATGCTGGCTACAATTTTGCTAATAGCTACAAGGGCTCCATTTATCGGCCATTTAGCAATGACTTTTGGATGGCTCGTTTGTTGTGGATTTGCCTGGGCAATTTTGAATTTATTCAAGCTACCTAAGCAGCCTGCGGGAACGAAGACTGCCACCGAATCATGAACTTACGAGGCTTCAGCGTACGGCCCGCATTCGGCATGACCGGATATGTAATCAAGAATCCATTGGAGAGCGTCCACTTGGTTCCAATAGCGGGAAGTTTGACCTGACCAGAAGCTGCGTATTTGGTCTTGTTGGCTTGTTCCTGCGTCCACCATGAATCGAACACCGCATTGGAAGCCGAATCAGCTTGGAGCGTGATACTCCAAGCCACCGGGACGAAGACGAAGCCTGCTGAAAGAATGCCGTCTACGCCCATGAGGGTCTCACCCGCCTCCAGCGGCTCGACATCAAAGATGTCGTCAGCCGCAAAGCCTTGGAGCTGGACCGGGGCTAGTAAGACGTTCGGAATTGTCAAAATGACTATGCTATTGGCGGCTGTTATGTTGCCCATAGGATTCGGGACCTCAAGTTAGAGGGTTTCGACGGCCAGAGACCGTCGTGGACGCGTTTTCGGGGGTTGGGGGCTAGGAAGGGGCGGTCTTCGCGAAAGGACGCGCCAGCGACCTTCTCAGCCCGTTACTGGACCTCGATAGAAGCCATGTTGATCTGCTGTACCGAGCCGCCGTCAGCATACCATAGAGAAATGGGGGGAGACCCCCTTGCAGCCCGGACGGCTGGTGATGCTGGGAGAACCTGTAGATACCAGCCCTGGTTGCTGACTGTGCCAGCAACGTTCGCACCAGCCGCCGTATTGATGGCGATGACCTCGGTCGAGGAAAGGATGACCCCGACCCGGATTGCACCAAAGTTGAGAGCCTGCTGAATTGGGGTGGCAAGCGCCTGTTCGATCAAGGCGTTTCCTGCGGCATTGTACGGGATCGAGTTGATCGTGCCCAAGAGATTCATCAAGGCCAACTGGAACTGTGAGTTCATCCAGATCTGATTGACGTAGCTGTCCAACCACAGGAACGGTCCCGAAATCGATCCAGGATAGGCGAAGACGAAACCAGCGTTGGCTGTCGCGTAGGCACCATAGAAGTTGTAGCCATTCGCGATCAGATTGGAGGCAATGGTCTGGTTCGTGACCGTTGCCGTCAGGCCACTGTAGGTGTCGAAGGCGATAGTCGCCCGACCATTGGTCTGGTTGAAATTGAGCTGTGCGATCGAACCAGAGACCGCCGCGACCAGGAATTCATTGTTCGGGTCGTACCAGACCGAGGTTCCGGTATAGTTACTGCCGTTGACGCCGACCAGATAACCGAGAGAGGTCGTAGCCGGAACCGTCGAGGTCGGGCTTGCATCATTATCCCAGGCCAAGTAGGCGTAGCGATTATTCTGGCCGTTAGTCCAGGCCGCAAAGGCGAGTTTGTTGGTGTTACTACCCGTATTGATGGATCCGACAAGATCCGGATTGAAGGCCGTGAAGAACGTAGCCCAATTCGTCGTGACTTGTATGAGTCCGTTCATGAAGGCGGCGGGCGTCGTAGCTGCTGCGCCCTGAGACAAGACCGCCCCTGTGACCTGCGTCAATAGCAAGTTGGTAGCAAGAGCCCCAGAACCGAACGTGATAGTTGACCCACTCCCGGACGTAGCCGAAACTATCGTAAAGGCTCCGGATACGGAGTCGTAGATGACCCCTGGCGCAAACGCGGTCATACTCGCAGAGATTGCGAGCTGTGAGGCGCTAACCTGATAGGTTCCGGTACCGCCAGCTGAACCAGAAAGTTGTGAGATGATATAGGTACCGAGTGTGACGCCCGTACCCTGGACAACGTCACCGACGCCGATCGTACCAGAGGAAAGGGATGAAATTGTAAGAGTTGTCCCTGGAGTAAATGCTCCGGTACCGCCGATCGAACCCGTAAAGGTTGCAGCCTGCGCTCCCTGGATCAGAAGTCCGTTGGCAATAATCTGCGCCGCATTGGAGAAGCTGGTCGCAGCGGCTAGGCTGATCGAAGCCGTCTTGACTGATCCATCGATCGAAAGGCCAAGCGTGCCACTATAGCCTTGTAAGGTACCGAGCGTGATCGCCGAGATATTGCCGCCACGTAGATAAGCCGAAGCCGCATTGAGAGGGCATTGTGCCATCAACAATGCCGCCGGAACCTGGGTGGCGTTTGCATTACCACTGAAGTAAGCGTTAGCAAGCGCGGTCTTAGCAGCATCTCCCGCCCCAAAGAAACTGATGACTGCCGCCGCTGACGGGAAGGACTGAACCGTGCCAATTGGAATGCGCGTGCTTTCGGTCAGCGCCAGCCCAATCAGGTTAAGGCCTGATCCGCCCGCACTGATGACGCTCGGAGTTACCGCAACAATAGCTGAGGCCGGGATTGTCATTTTTGGCTATTCCTTGCGTCCGGAGGTCATATAACCTCTACGAGATTCAGGGCGAGAATGGATGCGAATTGCTGGCTCACAGAAATGTACTGGTTGGCCTGGAGACAGGCCTCAACGATCCAGCGATCTTCCATCGCCTCTTGGTCATTTATGAAAACCATCTGTTTGGGATCGTCAGCATACAAAGGCGCAACATCAAAACCAGAACTGATGAACTGATTTACTCCGTACTCGTCGCGTAGCGAAGTCGAGATGACTACTGAATTATCCGCCGATGAGGGGCCATGTACATCCAGCTGGATTTTCCACTCGGTAGGCTGAAGCAACGCCTTCAATCCAGCAGCCATCAATTGACTAGACACAGTCTGTGAATTCGAGATCGAATAAGTCCCTGGACCACCAGACCCAGAAATGAACGCTGTTATCGTCAACGAGCCCGTAGCAAGCCCCGTACCGAAGACCTGAGCACCAATTGCGATGGTCCCAGAGGCGACCGAACTCACGGTCATTACAGTTCCGGCTATCGAAGCCGTAAAGACTGTATCAGTATAGGTATCGACATTGGTCTCAAGACGCGTCTGGCTCAGCGGGGTCATCATCACGAAATCAGAGCCGACAGGCTCAGGAACGCGATTGACCTGAGACTTATAGATCCCAACTCCTGGCGGGAGAACAGCGGTCAGAAAGTTACCCAGGGCCGCAAAGACGTTGGCCTGATTAGGAGTAGGTATCAAGGTAACGCCAACGCGAAGTTAATCAAATCAGCGTCGGCTAGATTCGTGTAGACACCTTGCGGATTGGGAGCCAGCACATTACCGACACCGTCAACCTGGATTTCGCTGTCAGCAATAGCGTCGATGAGGTCAGCGTTAGTGGTTGACTTCGCAAGGATTTGCGCACGCGCGGTTGCGACGTTCATGGAGACCTCAAAGGCTTTGTAAATTGGTGCTTCCGGAACGGATTCGAACCGCCCTACAACGCTTTATCCGGTTCTGTCACGGACCAAGGCGTCGATCATCCAATGAGTTCGGAAGCGTTAGTAGGTCTGAGCCTGGAGCGCGGCTAGTAGCGCAGGAGATGAGCTATCGTTCTGTAAGACCAGAACCGCCTTTACCCAGTCAGGCCATTGTTCAGGGACAGCCGTGACGAGCCAGACCGTACCATCAGGGAGAACGATGACATCGCCGCCCTTGAGGGTGACTCGCTGGCCGGCGCTGATGACACCGTTGGTATAAAGCGTACGGAGCGTGCCATTCAGATTGAGACCCTCGACCTGATGGAGGTCCTTGATCGAAAGCTCTTGCACCTGACCTTGAACTACGACCGGGGAAGCGTACTGCGGGGAACGGGAATAGTCAGCGTTGGTGATGCTTCCGGTACTAGAACGGACAATGATCGGGATTGGAGGGTTGACTGTTCCAACCATGCCCTGGACTAGTCCGTGCATGTTCATTGGATAGCCGAAACGATCCCAAGCCTACGACATTCTTCCAAGGCTGCGTCAGCAGGGCCATTTATCCAAGATAGTTCTTGTTGCTCCTTAGTCATTCCTTCAGGTGGATTCATATGGGCAACAGCTTCACAGATAGGGCAATATTCTGTCCCATCCGGTTTCGCGCCCATAAGGTAGAGGCCTCCCATTTTCAATGCTTGACTAGTAATCATCCAATGACAAGACATTAATGGATCATAATCCGGAGTACCGCCTTTTAATTCAGTTACTGCATCAGTGATGGCTTCTTCACCACTCTTTGCCCCCAAATGGGATAGACCACGATTCTTAATTGCAGTCCGTAATTTATCCCAATGAGGTTGACATATACGCATTCGTCTATCTTTCTGATACATAACCCTCAGTACAGAACGCGACCGTTACCTTTGGTGTTCGGAACCCAGCATCGATCGGGGAGTCAGGCAGGATCGTACCAATGAAACTCTTGGCATCGGTCAGACAAGTCATCCGGTCAATACGGGGTTCCGCAACGATTGTCAGGTCCGAGTAGATCAGGACCAGGATGAAGGTCATACCAACTCTGGGTTCAACATTTTCTCGAAGATCGTGATACTGGTCTTACGTTCGACAATTGGACGGAAGCGCCAATTCTGCCAAGCACGTCCAGACCCATCAATATCAATACAACCAATTCCGTTTGTCAATGAATGCACCACGTAAATACGATTTTTGACCAGAGGATAGGTGCAATGCCATTTGTTCGCAGGCAGACTAGCATCAACACAAACAACTTTCTGTCCAACATGGAACATGAGGCAACTAAGCCGCTACCGGCTCCTCCAAAAGGTTTCGCTTGAGCCTAATGTTAGTCATTTGCTTGATCTGTTCTTCTGCTGCCGCACCGTAGCGATGACGAATCATACCTAGGTAGACGGGAGATGTGAAATACACCTGGAAAGCCATATCGCGGAAGGCAAGGACCTGTTTGGCCGTAAGACTCTGCGTACTCAACGGAAGACAATCTTCTGAATGTTGTGCGTAGCCGCTCCAATTCTTGGGCAGCTCAATCCCAGTCTTGACGGCTTCCTCGTATAGCTTGGAGCCAGGATATGCCATTGCCGAGTAGAAGTTGGCGTACTCGGTGTTCAGTTCCATTGCCAGCCTCAACGTCGCCTGCATAGAAGGATAGTCATCATCAGGAAGCCCGAAAATATAATTCCCAATGACATTAATACCGGCCCGTTGAATATTCCGTACAACATCCACAATGTCATCATTCTTGAGTGCCTTCTGGGCTCCATCGCGGACGTGCTTGGAACCGGACTCGATCCCGAGTGCTAGCCAGCGGAAGCCCGCCTGCCTAAGCATTTCCAATGTATGGGGCTTGACGGTATCGATCCGCGCGTACGCCCACACATTGATCTCTTTGCCGAGTCCGGTCGCGATCAGCTGCTTGGCAATTGCCGTATAGTGACGTTCATTGAGCACGAACATCTCATCGACGATCTTGAAGGTCTTGACACCGTAACGGGCATTAAGCATGACCATCTCGTTGACGACTTCGGTCGAGTCGCGCATCCGGTAAACGTTATTACCGAAAGGAGCCGATATGCAACAGAAACTACAATTTTTGACAAGAACGTTGTTCGCGTAAAACCATCCCGTAGCTGGAACCGTCAGACAGTAGACATCATGTACACCCTTCAGGGGCGTAACCGACACCACCCGATGATTGATCAGCTTCCCATCTTCCTGTTTATTTTTCCATGGATTGAAATTACGGCGGCCTGCAAAATCCTTTGCATGCTTTGCCTCTACGCTTCGATAAGCCCGACCAGTCTCATGATCTGTCCACCAGCGACGTCTCACTTCTTCACGTTTTTTAGCTGCTATACGCAACTTCGCAATATAAGCAGGATCGGCTGCACGCTTCTGAGCAGCCTTACGATAATTTTCAATGGATTTTGCAGAACGTGTTAATCCTGTTAAGCCTTTTGTAATTTTAGCGCGCCATTCGGGGGTCATGTTTTTAGCGGGATTATTTGTTCGCATCCGTTCCCCAATTTCAGGATGCTGAGAAAAATGCTCTAAGGCTGATGCGTAATACTCAAGGTTATTGGGATGATCATTTGTAGAATCGTGATCTACGTGATGTACATGCTCTGTCTTTTTAAGTCGACGTTTAATCAAATATTCCATGATCATCCGAGAACGGACCTGCCGCCCACGTCCACTCCAATTAACATATATACGTTCTACGTAAGAATTATACTCAAATCGAAGGGCACGAACATGCGCACCCTCAACAAGATTTTGAGCTTCGCATGCCCATTGTTTTCCCTTAGCTTTTGTTTGCCCCCACTTGAACTGAAGGAACTTGTGATCAGGGGTACAATCAATATGGGTTCCATCATCAAAACGAACCCGAACGAGTTTCGACTTTCCATACTTTCGAATATGGATAGAGTCCGTAATGTATGCTCGCTTTGATTCAGGATCAAAGGTGTATATAGGAACTCCCTTGTCACCAAAACGTTTTACGAGTTCTCGTATTGGAATATTCCCATAAATCGTATTTACAGGAGTATCTCCTGCTAAACATTTAAAAGGGCAATTTAACGTGGTGTGAATAGAAGCGTACGGTTGGCGAGATGATCCGTCCAAAACCTGCCAATTGTGACTTCGGTACTTGTTCATTGGGAGCAAGTCCCAGGCGTTACCGTGCAAGTGCTTCATATCAATTAGAGGGGCGGACGGGTTGAGATAAACATTATCACCGTCACGCCAAACGAGGCCAGGGATGTCGTCTTGGTCTTGTCCCGTAAGCAAGCCTAAGATGGTAACCGGACCCTCACCAACACAGGCATAGTCAATCGATTCCTCCTGCATCGTTCGCTGGGGAAGGGCTGAGACATGTCCGCCAACCATGATGATCGGAGATTCTACAGCTAGCCGTTTGATTGCTTTAGAAATAGCGCCAGCTCCTGGCATTTGTTGCGTAGAAGCTGATGGCTGATGCCCATAAGCTGCGATGCAAACTAGACGAGCCCGTGCCGCTAAGATGCAGGCTGCGACCTCTGAAGGAGAGAAACCTTCGGCTTCAGCGTCCAAAATCTTGACTTCAAACCCACGGTCACGAATATAGCCGGCGATCAGGCGTGCCCACATAGGGGGTTCACAGGCGACGAGGTTCTGATCCAGGTCGCCGTAAGCAGTTGTGCTCGGCGGATTGACGATCAACAAATCAAGCATTATACGTTTCCATACCTGGAATTTCTCAGCATTTTGTAGCCAAGGATCAGCTCTTTAATTCCGGCATCGAGCGAGTACTTAGGTCGCCATCCAGTGGCTTCAATCTTGGTATTGGAGACAATCATGGATGCTTTTCCGGGGGCCAACGATTGCCACTTTTAATTGAACAAATATGTGCGTAATGAACTCCAAATCGACGGCTGAGCGCCATCATACCTTCTTTACTTGCCCTAATATAATCAACAATTTCCCACGTCAGTTTGGCTCTAGCATTCTGCTCGCCCGGTTGCGACTTAGCAGCGCCGTTTGTACGACCCTTACGAGCACAATCAGACATATTATCCAAGTGCGTTCCTAAAAATAAATGACTTGGTCGAACACAACTTGGATTGTCACAGGTATGACAAACTTCTAATCCTTTTGGGATAGCGCCAAAGTGCAATTCCCAACAAAAGCGATGAGCTTTCTTTTGTACGCCAGCAATCTTTATCGCCCCATAATCACCGTTCTTAGACAGATCCCAAAACCAACATTTACGGGTCTTAATAACATGCCGCCAAAACCGTTGAACGGGAGTTTCGTCTGGCCAACGAGACATTAGATATTTCCGTGAACCGTATTGCGAAGCATACAATAACCCTTAATCAATTCCTCAATTCCTTTGTCCAAAGTCCATTTTGGCCTCCACCCAGTAGCTTCAATTTTAGCATTTGAAACTACATAATTCCTTTTATCCAGGTCTTCTCCAATAGGAGATTCAAGGAAGACGAAGTTGGGCACGTGAGTCTTAATTCTTTCGCATAATTCGCGCTTAGACAGGTTTGCGTCGGATAAACCCACATTGTAAATCTGACCCTTCATCTTACCGAAACGATAGAGCCCTTGCAGGAATGCAGCAGCGGCATCTCTAATGTGGATGTAGTTGCGTTTGAAATCCGCCTCGAAAAGTACTACCGTCCTATCGTGTACGGCACGATATACAAAATCGTTAACCAGCAAATCGATACGCATACGGGGAGACATACCGAAGACAGTCGCGAGTCGGAAACTGATACTGTTCTCGCGTTCCATCACAATCTTTTCGGCATCGACCTTGGTCTGACCGTAAAGACTGATGGGCTTGAGTGGACTCTCCTCGGTACATTCCTTACCCGGTTCCCCGATACCATAACCGCTATTCGAGATCGGAATCAAGACAATTTGTTCTTTGCTCATATGCGAGATTGCAGTCTGGACGGCACCGACATTGGTACTCGTAGCCGCCAATTGATCTCGATCACAGAGTGGCGCACCGACAAGAGCGGCTAGTGGAATGAAGACGTCGTTGACTTTTAGCTCTGACTCCAGAATGCGATAGTCTCTTGCATCCCCATTGATAACTTCAAAATGGGGGCTGGAACAAAGGGCGTTTAGCGGGGCTTGGCCAAACAGAAAGTTGTCAATGACGGTAACCCGATGCCCGTCAGCAAGAAGGGCTGGAACGAGGATACTTCCGAGATATCCCGCTCCCCCGGAAACCAGTACCCTCATCCAGAAACTCCCAAGAACTCTTCCTTTATGATTGAAGGTTCACAATGTCGACGCCTAATATCAAATCCGCGGCGCTTTGTTACTGTGACGAGAAATTCTCGTGAACCAATATCATCACTAAACAAAAGCTCGTAAGGAGTCTCTGGAATAAATTCTTTTGTCTTATCGACATCTCGTATATCTAAGGGAAGCCACGCAGCTTTCTCCGTCTCAAAAAGTAGACAAGCCCGGACCCCATTATCATCATAAGCAAAAATGCTGATGGTACGCTTCATGCTACAACCCTCTTTATGCCAGCCCCGCCACTCATCAGAATACGTTATCGGGCACGCTGCGGTCCTTGATTCTGATCTTGGTATTTTCCGTTGTATGGAATTTCCGTTGGCCGATCTAACTGATGAAAGATAACTTGGGCAATTGCCCATCCAGGCTCCATTTTCAGTAGCTCAAGATTATGATATGTAATTTCAAGCGTGAGGTATCCCCGCCAACCCGGCTCCAACACGGTATTTTGAACCAAAAGTCCACGACGCGCCAAAGAAGATTTATCATGCACTACACCAACAATGTTATCTGGCAAATTGAAACGTTCAAGAGCTGATGCTAAAACAAAACAACCATTATACAATGTAATTTGTTCCGCTAAAGTTATATCTACGCCACAAGCACTAAGTCCTATAGAATTACCAAAACCATCTTTCGACGATTCGTTAAGCGGACTTACTAAACCATTCCCACTTACACTAAACTGTCTGATTGTTTGGGCGCTAAGAACCAAGTTACACCAATACCTTCTTCATGATCTCGACCGCCCGACCAATCTGCTCCTCTATTGGGTACGGGGCGCAGCCGATGAAAAGTCCACAATCGTGGATACGATCCGCATTCGGCGTTTCGGCCTGAGACCGCCAGGGAGCCCCATAGGCGTGCTTGAGGAACGAGCCCCCCGTCGGTAAGCGCGAGTCAATCCCCGCGTCAGCGAGCTCCGCAACGAGTCTGGACCGCATTTCCGACGAAGAAACGGTGAGGGGGAGCCCAAACGGGCTGGGATCCATGCTCCGGCTGACCGGTAGTTTGATCGGGAGGTCTTTCGTCAAGTCTCGGAACAGGGCTAGATTACGTTGGCGGGCGACGATGAAGCCCTTGAGCTTCTTCAACTGCTCCCGCGCGATAGCGGCATGCATTTCCAAGGGACGGAGGTTGTATCCGAAGTGGGTAAAGTTGTAGCTGTCCTCGAAGGTCTTCGGTGGATCGACGTCGCGGGTCCAACCATGGGCCCGGAGAATGCGACAGAGCCTAGCGCACTCAGCATCATTTGTAAGTACGAGACCTCCTTCTACAGCACTGATCTGATGCGAATGAAAGAAGGAGAACGAATTCATTAGGCCAAGGGTGCCACAGAGATCGTTGCCGTAGTAGGCACCCAGGCTTTCGCAGTTGTCTTCGATGAAGTAGCCACCGTGGGACTCGATTGCGACCTTCAGGAAGTTCAGTGGCGCGGGGTTGCCAAGAATTGAACAACCAACCACCAACTGAGAGCCAGTAACATCAGGTAGCCCAGAACACCAAGTATTATCGCAGTCCTCAATTTTGAGGCGAAGTCCCGCGTTAACAAGCGGAGCATACGTGGTACTCCAAGCTAGGGCCGGGACGATAACCTGATCCCCACGCTTGAGGGGGTGTTCCTTTTTGGCGAAGAGTGCCGCAACCATCAACAGATTGGCAGATGATCCGCTATTGCACATAATGCCGTACTTCATCTTGTGAAAGCCGGCGAACTCCTCTTCGAACTGCTCGACCTCTGGACCCATTGTAAAGCGGTCAGAGGCGATAACCCGATGAATCGCAGTCTTCTCGCGCTCGTCCCAGGACGAAAATGCGGTCGGATACCAAAATCCCTTATTCCAAGGCTTGACTACGACGTCGTGCACGATGTCCTCTTACGTTTACGTTTACTATACGGTGCGGATTGACGCCGGGCTCTCTTTGGTCGAATCAAAGCCTGAACCTTGGCTCGGGCTTCGTTCACACAAGGAATGCAAAAATAATGCGTAACCCGATTTTTGTCGCGTCGAACCCCGGCCATAGTCTTTTGGTGAATTGGACACCAGGGCACGATACGTCCTGAATTAAGTGGTGGGATTTCTGTAGGCTCCCACCCGGCCTTGGTCATCTCTAAATCCCCTTAGCTGGCAGGGTCGGCTATGACCATCACCTTAGCCGCCGTGAAGGGGTAGTCGGTATTAGGCCGTAAATCCGGGTTTCATTTCTAGGCTGGTGCCTCCTCTGGTTGAGGGTGGGAAGGTCTGCAAATCAACCATACTGAGAAAGTTGCTCGATGCACAACGTAGAGCCCTCTCGATTTAACGCATCTCGATACAAAGGCATGACATCCTGCGCATGGTCGATATTGACGACCACTATGGTCTGTAACATAGCGCGGAATGCTGCAGAAAAGTCTCCCAAATGCTGGTGCCCAGGATCGAGAGGTCTGTCCGTTGCGATTGCGGTACGGATGATGACTTTGGGACGATAGGCTGAGTAGCGTGGGATGGCATCTAGGTGAAGTACAAGTTGACTCATTGCCAATAGCAAAAAGTTCACGCGCGGATAGATACAAATGGGCAGGTCACCATTCAGGGAGGCCCCAATTGCAGCACCAAGTTGCATATCCTCAGCGACGGGCCACTCGATTCGCCTATGCATTGGAACATTACGCAAAGCGTTGAACATCGCAGTACCCGGAAATTGTACCGCCTGACCCAGAAAGACAGAACGCGGATGCTGAGACAGCATCTCCATTGCTTTACAGAGTTCAGAGAAGTATGCCGTCTCCGGCTGCTGCGTAGGGGCGACGCGGACGCTTGGCACTGACAAGGGTTGATCCTAGAAGTTGACGCGGACGCCAGCCCCACTATGGGGCCAAGGCAATTTGTAGTGGAACGCAAGCACACCAGGAGCGTCAGCCTTGAACGGGTCGCCCCAAGTTTCCTGGGTTGGGGTACACACCGACTTGCCATTGTCCTCGATCACAAAGTCAAGGGGTAAATTGTGTCCTTGCGAATAGACAACGCACTCAGTGAACATCCCAGTAGCGGAAGTCATGTCCCCAACGAAGCACCAGACCCGATTCTTGCCGCCCGCTCGTTTGATGGACCAGGCAATCCCAAGAGCAATCGGCAAAATGCCTCCGACAATTGCGGAGGATATTATGCGACGTTCAGGATAACAAAGCGTAATAGACTTTCCCGCGAGGATGTCTCGCTTAAGTATTTCAGGCGGGACGCCGTGCAGTAAACATTTGTAGTGACTTCTCCAGGAGCAACAAACCCAATCGTCCGGGTAGACCTGTTTGAAGATTTTGATGAGTTGTTCTTCATTCCCCCCATCCAAATGTATTGGGGCTCTAATATGCCCCGCATTGAATTCGGCAGCGATGTCTTTTTCGAACGCGATGAGCTCTTCAGCGGAAAGCATAAACCACCAATCCAGTAATAACCGACAAAACCAAACCCCAGATAAAACCCGTTCTAAGTCCCTCTATGTAACCCGATAGCCTAGCCGTAGAACGTAGATTACAAGGACAATGTTCCCAATTTGGATAAGGGCAACGACCGCCAACAACGCATTCTTTCTGCATTCAATTCAACTTATCGAATTTGACGACCGTCGGCTTCGGCTTATTCTCAGGATCAGACTTGAAAAGCCAAGTCGTATAAGCATCCAGGTCTTCGCGGGTCAGAAAGAATTCCCATTGACCATCAAAACTTCCGTCCCCGTTAATCTCCGTAAGCATATCCGCAACGTCAAAAGCCATCAGTGCGGGCGGAAGGTTCTCAGCCTTGAGTTCGTCACTCCGATCGATCTTGATCAAAAGTATACCGGGTTCGAGGAACTCTACGATCTCACCCCACTGGCTGTACTCGTTACCGCAATGAAAAACAAACTTGCCGACGAAGCTGTTGTTCATGAAAATACATTCCAATTGCCAAAGTCCTCGACAAGTTCTGCTGCAAAACAATCTACTTTGTAGTCTTTGCGCCCACCCGCTTCCTCGGCAAGGATATTCTTTGCCGAATTCCTGACGCCATTGATGCTATGCGTCAATTTGAGAAGCTTGTCCTGCTCGGGACCACCTTCCCGCGCGTGCGCCTCATTCTCCCAAATATATCGATTCGTAAGTTGTATTAATGTGATCGCCATAATCGCACGGGCAGTCAACTTGTGGTCAAGCTCATTTAGGATGATGTCAATGTCATGAAGGATATCCGCGCGCTCTTGCAGATAGTGATCACGTTGTTTCGGGATGAACACCATTTTCTGTTGTGTGATCGTCAAGCGGTCGACCAAATCACTTAATGTCGGAAGATACCGGCGCTGCGGGATCTGATTTGGAATAGAAACTACTGCAGCCGCTTGACGTGGTCGCTGGGATGGAAGGTCTCGTGTTTGGAATCCCGGAATTCCGGTCGTCACATCCTCAGGCACGTCGGCTCCAAATTCATCCACGATTGACCCCACTATGCAACTGCCTTCTGCTTCCACGCCTCTATCGGTCTATTCATACCATCCAAAATACCGATCTGCTGGAGTGCCTTACCCACACAGTTTTCAGGAGAGAGCTTTTCCATGAACGCTTTCATCTGCGCAGCATGGACACCCTTCCAGGCCGTACGGGTAAGTATACACTGATCGTAAAAGCTTTCGATCGATGGCGCAAACCGTACGATCTCATCCCAAGGCTTACTGAGGAAGTGAGGTTCGGCGACAACTGGACGACCAAGACAAAGTGCGGTATTGCAACGCGAAGAACTGACAAGCCCCATCTCCTCGAACTTCCTGATCTGTACGATGACCTTGGCCTGACGCATAATCCGATCGCGTTCGGTCTGATCCTTGAAGTCGGCGATGATACGTACACCCTTCTCGGAAAGATTAGCACGACGGGCGAGCATCTTCAATATCTTCAGGCGGCGCTTGGTCAACGACCCGTAGAAGCCGAAGTCATACGTCGGGGCGAAGTCTCCAGTACGCACGAGGGAAGGTGCGTAACCGAGTTCACAAGGTGCGGCAGGACAGAACTGACCATACCACTTGGTAACATGATCACCGGGAACGAGATGGATAATGCCCTCGGCATATTTGGCGGCTTCCGGGAAGGTCTTCTGGCGAAAGACCATCTCCTTTTGGGTACCTTGATTGAAACCCTTCTCGGAAGGTTCCTCAGTCGCCAGGATGATGAAGCGTGCGCCAGATTCATAGCCGTGCGCTAGAAGCTTTATGGCGTCGGGGGTGAAGCCTTCCACCACTATGTTCATGCCCTGACCTGCCAGGGTATTCAGGAACATGTGATTACGTTGATCCCAAACTATTTCGTGACCTAGAGCCCTGCAAGCATGTCCGAAAATACCAACGACGTCTTCAAGTGATCGCTGCCCTAAATCACTGTGGTTGGCCATATTTACGAGGAAGTTCAAGACAGAACTTCCTTCTTAAATTCCTCCAAAGAAACTAATTCCCCCTCAGTCAACCTCTTCCTACCTTCCCGCACATCAGAAATACGTTCGCATTCAGAACAGTACGCAAAGTGATCAAAAATCGAATGCTTACGCATAAAACCGTAGCCATGGATCAGGCACCAATCATCGTCACACATTTTTACTCTACGACCTCGTAGGCTACGGCCCGCATCATATCACCGGTTCTAATCAGAGGTTTAGCGCCAAAAGTTTTTGGATTGCTTGGATCGTATTTCGTATTCCCTGCTACGCCTCTGGCTCTAAGGGTAGCTGGCTTCAGTGGTGGCGTATTTGTGTCTTTAATTGATTGCCGTAACTGCTCAGCAATAAGAACTCCGGCTTCTCCTAAAGCTAGGTTTGTATCATAATTATGCTTCTTCAAAAGCCCTGCAAGTCCCGCAGGCCACTCGGGACTCTTTGCCTTCACCATATTACTGAAGAAAGGTCGTGGAGGAATTCCTGCTCTCGGTGCACCATAATTCTGGATAGCGGCGATAAGCGCCACAGAAGTCCCGTTCGGATAGCGCGCACCGGCCAGAAAACCAACATGAAGCGTAGCATACTTATCTAATTTGGCCGTAATCTCGACCAGGGCCCTCTGGAGTTTGTCGCCGCCACGGATTTCGGCCAAAGTCGACTAGCCCCCAGAAGGGCCAGGGGCGGTCGCTGGGACGGGTTCCGCCGGAGGGGTGGGTGGGTGCCCATGAGCCCCGAGAGCCGCCTCCACGCCCGCTAGAACCCCGCTGGTATCGTTTACCTTGGCCTCTAGGGCTGTGATCTGGGCTTCAAGGGCCGAAATCGTCCCTTTGAGGGCCGCAATATCGGCCCGATCGGCCGCACTCAGGTCGGAACTGAGGACGGGGCCGGCTGACGCTGGGTTGGATTCCAATGCGGCAAGGCGGGCTTCCACCTTGGGTTGCCACTGGCGGAAGGCGATTGCGTCTTCGTCAATACCCATTGGGTTTCTCCATATCCGCAAACATTTGCGAAAACGTATTGTACATATACAGGTTAAAAGCCTGCTCTTGCAAATAAGCAGTTGCTTCCAATACAGCCCGTCTCTTATTTTCCCAAACCCAATAAGGTTTTGACTGCAATAAATGTGCGGGAATAGAAAACGCCTTAACTATCTCAGCCTGAATTTGATCGTAAATCTCCTTGGCTTCAGCCGAAGACCAAACAATTTCAACTACCGGTTCCATTTCAGAACTCGATCTGGTGCCAAGCACCGTTACGCTTTTGCATCGCCCAGAGCCGGTCAGCGGTGGAAACCTGGCCGAAGACCTCCACTATAGCCTGGGTCACACCGGGATGATAGCTACGACCCGCGTCGTGGGCATCGGACTGGCCTTCGCTGATCATTTGCTGATGATGAGCATGGTCTTGAAGTTCGTGGTACTGAAGCTGGAGATCATCCCCACAAAGGACGCCGCCATCACGAACTAAATGCGCAGCACCCACAATATCAAATTTAGCGGTTTGATAGCGATGATCGCCGTCAATAAAAACAATGTCAAAACTTTCATAGGTCAAATCCAACTTTATCAAAGCAGTAGCAGAAGCCTCTTTGATCACCTTCAGCCGCTTGTCGATCCCGAGTACCTTCATATTGTGCCAGAACAACTGCTCGATCTGGCCAGACCGCGCCGCCTCGTCCATGATCCTGTGGGTCTCGGAAACGTTGTTATTGAAGTAGGGAGCCCACTGGTCGATGGCGATGAAATTAGCTCCAGAATAGGCGGCTTGGTCCCAAGTGTGAAGGGACGCTCCGGCCCAAGAACCAACCTCAAGAACGGTTAATGAATTAGAATGAGGTGCAGATTGGTCCGCTATCTTGAGCAAACTACGGAAATGCGGCAGGTACTTTTCATATGGTCCCTGCTCCGAGATCAGGAACTCGCCGAAGTAGGGCTGGCCGCTTTGGAGGATTTCGTCGAGGGTCATACTATCTGATTGCCCCTAACTTTATGCCGGTATCGAGAATGATGTAGCCACAAATAAATAGTGCACAACTTGCAGCCATTATCCGAATGAAAAGTTCAAATGAACTCATGTAATTGCCAATACAAGAACGCAAATCAGAAAGGTCAGCGACCCAATTACGATCCAATCTGTGAACGTTAGACACATTTTACTTCTTCGGGATCTGTTTCAGGACCTTGACCAGATCGTCCACGAGCTTGCCGACGAAGAACGTATCGGCTGGAACTGGAATTCGCCCGTCTTTGCTCATGACAACCTTGGCTTGATCTTTGGCCATACGAGAGCTAGCACATTACGTGCTTGCAACTTAAGGAGCAACTCAGGATCAAGATCAGTGACGCTATTATTATGTCCCGCAGACGCCCGCTGGATAGCAGCCTTGATTTCCTCTTCCAATTGCTGTGCTTCTAAGTTCACGTACACACCAGATGAATTGCCTGTTGCAGAACTGGATCTTTCGGATAACGATCCCCGATCAGAGCCTTATCGACCGGGGAAAGCTTATCCCAACCATACGAGACGGGTGGATCACTAACTCCAAACCGTGCCCAGGCCAACATACGTGGTCTCCGGGGTCTCGGGGCCATGTGCATCCCACGTGGATCGGTCAGGAAGATCGTACCGGCCTTACCCGTCATAGCCGTAACGACGTTATCGGGTGGGGCCTCGTAATTGTAACCCAGGTTCTGATTGCTAGGATTCGGATAGAACTTCTGCGAACCGCGCTGATACAGATGAGCGCCGTCTTCCTTCATCTCGATGTCCGTCCCCATGAAGAACACGACCAACTGTTGCCGGTCGTCGCCATCGATATGCCACCAATGTGTATCCGCGTACTTGGGCACGTTAGGCGGGACGGGCTGGGTCCAGAACGCATTCATGGAGTAGAGGAGCGGTGGCTCACCATCAAAATATTGTTGGACAAGTGGGTAAAGGCCAAGAGCCGTTTCCAGGATGTGGGGCGCGGTCACAACGTCCTGCATCGAGTGGCAGAACATCGGCCAAGCTTGATGCCCCAGATAAACGCTCTTGAACGTGTCTCTAGCCGTAGCCTTAGCCGCCACGTGGGCGTTATAGACTTCAGTTTTGTACAGATGCTCAATAACATCCTGGACCGGAAACGTAGTCGGTATCTTCGCGATGCCGTCCCGACGCATATCACCGAGGACAAGGGCTTGCCACTGGAGAGCGATGTTCACAATGAAGGTTCCTTATAGCAGTAGGCAATGCCGAGAAGGGTGCCAATCGTAGTGAATTGCTTCCCTTTAGCCTTCAACTCCTCGACAAACTCGTAAGCAATAATTGTGGACTGATTACCCGCGTAAGGGATGACATCATGAAACGCAATAACACCACCTTCGCTCACTAGAGGCTCGTAATTGTAGTAATCAGCACGAAGTCCGTCGTAGCTTTTGTCGCCATCGATAAATAGTAGATCGAAGGGAGACAAATAGACGCAGCGGCCTACAGTATAGCGAGCGTGACTGTCACCCCAAATAATCCCCTCTCCTTTGTAGGGAGAGCCGTCCTCAAGTTCGACCGTCCACGCATGCTTGAACAGATTAGCAAAGACAAACTGAGAAGCACCGGGGACACCAAGCCCAATCTGTAGGCAACGATCCCGCTTATTCAGCTTTGAGACAAACTCGGTAAACTCTTCCCGGACTTGTTGGATGGCAGACATTTCATTGCCATCACCTAGCCAACCACTCCAAGGCAAGAAACGAGAGTCGTTTACGAGAGCGTCCAGGTCCATTAGAGAGGAATTTCCTTATCTACGTTCCACTGACTCGTGTGCTCGATTACCACAGCGGGGTAGTCATGCCGCCACCGCTCCAGGAAGAGGGCCTCGTCGGCGGAGTTGGGGGCGGTACTAACATGGAAGTGTCCATGAAGCTCAATGACTGCATGAGGGTCAGTAGCCACAGCGCCACCGGCACGCCAGCAACGTAGGCTAAGGTCCACATCACCATAGTGAGCAACATATGACTCGTCAAAGAAACCACCAATCGCGTCAATTGTCTTACGGGAAAGCATACCCCAGCGCGCGTATTGTTTGCCTTTGATCGTACAGATCCTGTAATGACCCTCAGTCACGGGCGGATGGGTGCGGAACTCGGCAATGAAGGGCTCTACCTGGCGGTCAAGAAACCCAGCCATAATATCCAGAGCATGAGGCCAAGGAAAACATATGTCGGAAAGCCAGCAGATGTGCGTCGCCGTAGGATCAGTCTGGCCGTAAGCAAACCCAAGAACCCGGGCACTGCCCAGATGATCGTCCCTGACACACTTGGCTCCGGTTACGTCAAAATCAAAGTGCGGGGATGCGACGATGACTTCTTGCACCCGATCGTTCATCCACAACCGATCGACAACTTGTTGGGCTTGTTCCTGTAAGCGCGCGGCGGGGAGGATGACAGAGATCACGCGCTATTTCCATTCCTCGCGTAACCTTTAGCAACCAGAACTTGCGCAATATGCGCAAATTTCTGGCGCGTCACCGACATTGCATCCTTCCAAGCGTCGTCAAACATCTTCCCAGCCAGTTCCGGGGAATAAGCCATAACGCCTGACTCGCCAAAGTCCCAGATAAAATCCGCTTCAGCTATATCTCGCGCGAGTTCAGCTATATCTCGCGCGAGTTTCTCTATATCAGACATGTAAGCCTGCCTTGGTCAGAACCTTGCCCCAAAAAACTTCAGGACTATGTTCTGTAACCATCTTCTTGTGGAACTTCTCGGCCACAGCCTTTATCGCAAAGTCTGGTACGTCTCGGTTCAGGTTCAAGATATCTTCAAGGGAATCATACTCGATGTAATCTTCGCCTGGACTGAACCATTTGTTGAGCGGCGAATTACGAACCTCTAGTACAGCAGAGCCAGCAAAACCTGCCTCGATCACGCGACCCTTGACGTGAAGATGAGCGCCCGTACCTGTCTCTGCGCAATTCAGCGTCAGCTTAGTCTGATCCATGATCTGAGCGAAGTCGTTATAGGAACGTCCAACTGGACCCTGACGGAAGTCGATTAAGCTGCGTGACTGAAGCTCCCGGATCAGTTTATCGCGATGCCCAGTACCGCCAATCATCCCAAGCTTGATAGTGCGTTGGTCCCAAGGCAGAGGATTGAACGAGCGCGGGTCTGTGGGCGTTAGGAGTGTGATGCCCTCAGCGAAAGAAGCAATCGGCGTTTCAAAGCTGCCGTCGATTGCCACCATCGTCGTAAAGCATTCTTTTGCATGATACTCCTCAAGGACCGGCCACCAGGGATAGTCCGCTGCGTCACCACAAATGAGAATAAGCGGCGCTACGGCTCGCAATCGTTGCAGGGTGGGAGGACTGGGAACCGGGCGTCCGTGGGAAGGCTCGTAAGCACCCACGTAAACCATGAAATCAGGCTTGGAAACTCTTGCAAGCTCGATGAGCTCGTCATGACGATCATGAGGGCGATCATCGTACTGAGCAACTTGAACTTCATGTCCTATAGCCTCTAGCGAACGCCAGAAGGGTTCGCAATTGCTGGTATGAGTGACGAATACAAGTACCCTCATTGAGAATTTGCCGCCGTCCAGGCTTTCATATTCTCCATTCCTTGAGGGCTAATAAGCAGTTGACCCCGCGTTGATCCGTCCGGATAAGACGCTCGGGTAAGCCAACGAACCTCTTCCGTACCAACGATACCTAAGAACTTTTCCATAGCGTCAGGTGTCATTCGGGGAAGGTCTCGGTAGACCCAACCGTCAGCCCGTAAAGTTTCGCCAGGGAACGGTTCACCTTCAGGTAGAGGCCAACTATCCATCCAATCTTTCAGTGCACTCATGCCGGGAACACAAAGCAGAAGCCACGCTTGGAACCACTCACCGCCTTAGCATACTCGATGCGGTAGGTCGGGCTCCACTTGAGCAATTCAGGACGGATGAAGGCTTCGTTCATCTCGTGATAAACGCCATTCACGATCATGTGGTCCCAACCGAAGTCGTTCTCGTGGCCGGGGACCTGGAAATCATGGAAGACGAGGATGCCTTTGCCAGGAGTAATTGCACGGATTTCATCCAGGGTCGGGCATTCACCGTCCCAGTGCGCATCGATGAAGAAGATCGTATTACTTGGAAGATCGTACATAATGGAAGTAAGCACTTCCGGGGAATGCCCCGTCAAGAATTTGAAGTTGGGCATACCAGCCAAGGCTAGACGCTGATTGGCAACCTCGACGCACTTAGGGTCGTGATCAATCCCAATGTAGTTCGGCACCATCTTGGAAAATGCGAGAGAAGATTGACCATCGTTCAGGCCGGTTTCTACGACGGTGTCAATGGCATGCTCCGCAATGATCTCTGCCAAGCGATCCCGCAGGTTGAAATCGTCAAGTGCGTAATTCGGACCGGGCCAGTAACCCATAATAATTTACCACTGATGTCCGCACTTGGCACAATATCCGTGGGCCTTTGTACCTGGAGCTCGGGCATGCCGAAAGTGAAATCTTCTATGAAACAACCAACACCACATTACGATCGCCCCAAAGCCTTTGTCAGTACCCGCTGCCAGAATAAAAGCGGGTGGTGCCGCGTGAACACCTTACAATGGAACCTAGCCGCCATCTGCCGTAAATGATCATCGTCCGTGATTTCGACAATCTGAGCAGCTTCCTCGGCGTTATCGAACTCCAAATAGTCAACGCCAGGCTCGAACCAGTTCTTGGTCGGGGAACCGCGCTTCTCCAAAAGGACTGAACCTGCAAAGCCGGTCTCCACAACCCGACCCTTGACATGCATACTCTGAGTCGAACCCGTGATCCCGTAATTGTACGTGATCTTGGTATTACACATGATCGCACCCATCTCATCGTAGGTACGACCAATAGGACCTTGCCGAAAGTCAATAAGACCCTTCTGTTGGAGAGCCTCGGTCGTGGCCTTACGCTCTGAGTGGCCTAAGCCACCAACCATACCGAGCTTGATTGTCTTCTGCTCCCAAGGGACGGGCTTGAAGGAGCGCCAATCAATCGGCGTCAGCTCCAGCATCCCATTCTCGAAGCGGTCAATGGGTGTTCCAGGAGCGCCATCGATACTTACCTGGACCGTGAAGCACTTTTCCTTTTCGTAGACTTCTAGCATCGGCCACCAAGGCGGGTCTCCGGCGTCGTCACACATGTGCACCATTGGTGCCACAGAGTTGAGGGCACGAAGAACGTCTGGCTGGGGCACGGGACGACCATGATATTGTTCGATGGCCCCGATAAATAGAATGAAATCCGGACGCCAAGATCTAGCGGTATCCACGAGTTCGTGGTGCTGTTCATGCGGGCGGTTGTCATATTGCTGCGTGAAGACTTCGTGTCCGATAGACTGAAGGGAACGGTATTTATTTTCGCAGTCCGTGTAAGTTATCAGGCACAAAACTCTCATTTCTTTTCAACCGCAAACGCAAGATTCAAATACCCTTTTGCCAAAGACTCCTTGAGCTCATCAAAAAGTATAGCAGACTCGTATTTCGTTTTGCAACGTAATGTAATTCGCACAGATCCATCCGACATGAGATCTAATTCAAAGTTCTGGGCAGCAACCAATTCCGATTTAACGGCTACAACACCCACCTATTCCTTCCTCTCAATGTACTTGGCCGGACCCTGCTTCAACCGTTCCGCCCTGGACATACGCACGCGCTTGGTATTCTTCAGAGCATTACGACGATAGCCCCGATAAGTGGAAGCAGCGCGAGGCGGTTTGCGCTTAGGCGGAGCCTGAACGACGACACGACCTGGAATGTAGCGTTCGATCACGGCAACCAATCCTTCAACATCCAAGCCAAACTAAATCCAACACCAAATGCCCCACAAGACATCAGCAGTGGCGCGTAACGATCACGATTCGACATTTGCCCCCAACGAGTACGAATCAACTCAGTAACTCCCTTAGAGCACCTGAGTCACGCATACCACGAGCTAGGTCACCGTGCGAGAATCCAGGCACAACAGTTGGCTTGACGCCAATCCGCTCGATCATCTGCCGGTCCAGTCGCGTATCAGGGCCGTCACTGATGAACGCTTTCACAACTGGGATTGGACCGTCCTTGAAGTAGGGAAGAAGTTCCACGTCCGGGTTGGCGGGGTCCACGATGAAGGGATGGTCAACCGGGTCGAACCCATTAGGCTGGCGCGAGGTCAGAGCTGATATTGCAATGACTTCGTCCGCATGCCCCAATTGTCCGTATAGTAGTGCTGCATAAGCTCCAGAAGACACGCCGATAGTAATGACGTACTTGTCATAATGGTCCCAAAAATTGGCGATATAGTCTCCAACCTCCCCTTGGTCACCAATTCCCTGAACACCGTAATGATGATAGCGCTGGGTTGAGTCCCGCATCAGGACGTAAGAGCAATCCAATTGCTCCAGCGTCTTTCCGAATTGATAGACATTCTGTGGTCCGCCGGCAAAGGCGATGACCAATCGATCAGAAGGCTTCAGATGTTCTTCGTAATCCACCAAGCGCAACTCGACCCGTTTACCATTGACCATGACCTAACCATACGCTCAGTTCAATTGCGCGCAAGGCAGGTGGGTAGCAAGGTTGAGTTCCTGATTGTCCGAAGTCAGAACCGTACACTGCAACAGGTACGTCACGTTGGCCACGCAACCCGCGAACTGCTGCAGGACAGCCCGACCGAAGACCCCCGCAGGAACCCCAGGGAAGGCCGGAGGGACGGGTCCGATCTGGGAGGCCCCAAAGACTATCCCCTGTGGGTTAGGGTCCTGGGTGAGGCTTACACCCGCGTTGGCGACCGTTATCCCGACAATCGAGGCGATCGTGACGCCAGACCCGAGCCAAGGGTCGAAATTGAACGTGACAGTTACCTTCTCCACGGTGGGATCGATAACCGAGAGATCATTACCATAAGGCATGCCCATAACCCTTGGCGTTGTCACAAAGGTGCGGGCGGAGCCCTGTTTGGATGGCAGCGTAGAATTCGGCGCGTTCGGATTACAGACAAAGCGTGGGTCTGTAATGAGCAGCGCTGTCGGGAATAGGATTGCGCCATTGCGCCAGTAGAAGCCTTGCCACGCGGGAATGTCGGCCGGAACGCTACTACCGTAATTCCAATTCTGTATTGGCGGAGTTACGACCGTTGGCCGGTTCGTGACGTTGGCGTTGACTTGACCCAACCACTGCCAGAATGGTTCATCAAATGGACGGGTCTGGAATTTCCACAGTGGTGCAGAAGGCTGACCACCAGCTGTTACAATTGGCGTAAGTAGGGTATTACTCTTTGGCCCGAACTGCCAACCACTGGAATCATCTTGCCCAAACTTCCAAGGAATGTAGATGAAAGGTTCGTTGACGACAGGAACAAGGTTGATGTTCCTTGGCTTGGAACCTGACTGCCAACTAGAAGAGTCATCGAAACCGTAACACCACGGCGAATACGTAAACGGCAGCGTTGGTACAAACGGAGTTAGATTTATGTTACGAGGTTTAGACCCAGACTGCCAATAGCTTGAATCGTCCTGACCGAACTGCCACGGCGTATAAATGAAAGGCTCTACAACAACGACGGGAATAAGATTAACGTTCTTAGCCTTAGTCTTCAGTTGCCAAACGTCATCATCAAAAGGACGCGTTGAATAGAAAGCCGGACGTAGAACGGTCTTGGGTCCGGGAGGTAACGTTATCAGTGCAGCGGCTGTTCCCGTCCAATTCCAATTACTCGAATCATCAAAGCCGTAGCGCCAGGGGGAATAAGTGAAAGGTAAGGTCGTAACTGATGCAACCAGATTTATGTTCTTGGCGACAGGAAGCCTTTGCCAAACGGGCATGTCGTCTGGAGGACTATAATACCAAGTAGAAATTGATGGGAATTGAACACTCGCGGCTGCGTTCAGATTGTACGGGGCTTTGAACTGCCAAGTGCTTGAATCGTCAACGCCAAATTTCCAAGGGGGGCTAACGGTGGGGGTATTCCCCGATGCAATTAAATTAGCATTACGCTCTATTGCCGGTTGCCAGATAAAATCATCTGAAGGACGTGAAGCGTAAAAGGGCGGACGTAGAACAGTTTTATTTGTAGGCGCATTCAACAGCGTGTAGAACGTCGCTGAACCTACCGCATTGGATTGCTGCCAATTAGGCTGATCATAATTGGCAAATGAATATGCCCAATTCTGCTTGAATGGATTCGTAGCCGCAACTGTAAGAAGGCTGCGGTTATTCGTAGAGGGCTGTCTCCACGCAGAAGAATCATCTAGGAGGTAATCCCAACGCTTTGTCAGAACTTGACCAGGAGCCCCAAAGAATTTAGTCCCGGTAAGGATCTCAAGAATGCCGGAATTGTAATTCTCGGGAGTGCCTTGCCAAGCAGATTCGGCGATATCGTAATCAAACTTCCACAACCAAGGGATGTTAACAAACGCCTCAGAGACTTGAAGCGGGCTACGGCCTTGTGAACTAAATTGCCACCCCGAAGAGTCATCGTAATTGTATAGCGGTCCCCACCTTTTAGTTGGAGGTTGTCCACCAACATCCAATAGCACAAGAGTATTTGCATTACGATTGTCGGCCGTCGGAGCCCAAATGAAATCGTCCGATGGTCGTGGCGCAAAGAAAGCTGGACGCAGGACCGTCTTAGGTAAAATACTTGCAGCTAAGCTACGGTTGTATGGTGCAGAAGCGAATGACCAAAGGGAAGAATCATCAATACCATTCAAGAAAGATCGAGCGGGTTTCTTGTTGACAAAAGCAGAGACATAATTGATGACGATAAGACCGTTAGCACCTACGCCCGCAGTACCTCCAGTAGTAGCCCCGCCACCGCCGGCGCCGTAATTACCGCCAGCACCGGCTGTGCCCGTTGTACAGCCACCGCCACCGCCACCAGACCCATGAGAAGCATCATACTCCGTGCCGGGATTTCCTGCAGTACCACTCGTTGTCCCACCGGCGCCGCCTGTGCCTCCTGAAGTACCGTCTCCCTGACCACCAATACCACCGTTACCCACAGTACCATTGGCGCCAACATTGCCAGCTCCGTTAGGGCCACCTGCACCGCCACCGCCTCCAGCATCGGTCGAGACTGATCCGCCGTTACCGCCATTATTTGCAGAGGTACCTACGCTAGCAGCGGCAGTCCCACCGAGTCCGCCAGTTCCCCCACCTCCAGTGACAGCAGCAGCGCCCGCAGCTGCGCAACTGACTGTATTACCATTCGCAACAGCATTAGCTAATGAAGTAGCATTAAACCAAGTGTCGTTACCCTTTTGTCCTGTTGCTCCACCAGCACCAATCCCAACGTTGAGAACGGCGCGTGGTGTAACAGTGAGAATACTCCGTGCCCAGGCGCCACCTCCGCCACCGCCACCTGCGCCGGCTCCGCCAGCACCACCAGAACCAGAGCCAAGGCAATCAACAACAACCTGAACGCAATCGTCAGGAACCGTCCAGGTCGTCGTACCGTTCAGTAGGAAAATCTGAGGCATAGATGCTCACGCCCCTAAATTTTCCATTAACGAAGAAGCATGTTCGGGAAACCAAGCGAGGTCTTTGGTGGAACTTCACCTACGACTTCTTCAGGAGGTACTGCCGACCCCACAACGCCTCGATAGCAACCATCACAAATAGGTGGGTCGAACGGAGTCGTCATTGGTATCTGTAGGATACGGCGAAGTGCCTCGACCTCTGCAAGCGATCGACGTTCTCGCTCGAAAGGTTCGAGGCACCAACCACAAAGCAGTGTCTGCTTAGCCATTTGTACGTCCCAGAAAAGTATACTACGTCAGAGCGACTCGTACACCATATGACTTCCGACCAATCCGGGAGTACCGCCTGTGAAGGCCGAGAGTGAGACCTCCCCAAGCGAGGCCGTATTGCCCAAGACGCTGAAGCACTCCTCTAGGCGGTTGGCGCGCCAGAAGTAGACGCCACCAAAAGCATTGAGCGAGCAGTTCGCCAAGTGCAATGTAGACGATCGCTGAGGTGGTGTCGCATTGATATTACCCGTCAGGGCCGGAGCGGCAAGCGCGGCAGTGGCCGGATCAATCGCGGCGTCGGTCACACCCGTACCGTTCGAGTTGGTAACACCGACCGTGGAGTCCCTGGAGAGTAGCATGATCGTCGGGGACGAGGACGAAGGGGCCTGGCCCGCAATCGAGATTTCCCATACCTTGTTCAGCTGGGTAGCCGTACCACCCTGTAGGATGAACGGATAGGTGCCACTCGTCATACCAGTCGTGTCGGCAAAGGCAGTCGGGGTCAGGGTCGTATTGGAAACAATGCGTCTAGCCATAGTTCACTCCTCTTGGCTTTTCTGCCGGCCGTCATGGCTAGGGCAGGTTGAATTCCGGGGTTTGACGTTATCGAAGAAGACGCGGGGGGATAGAAGGGGGTTGCCCCTTGGCAACAGCATCCACAAATTCATCGATGACCTGCTTCATGGGCTTGAGCTCTACGCCAAGCTTGCGCAGCAAATCGCAATTGTCGCAGATGTATCGGTCCAACTTACGACAATAAGCTCGCTCACGCTCCCGTAGTGGATTGCGTACAATAAGACTCTCACAATACGGACAATTATACGTCGCTGCCTGAAGACGCTTACCGGCTTCGACTGGAATTGTGCCATGACCGACCTTAGCCGCAAGCTCTGGGGAAACGCCAGGGCTCTCGCGGTGGTCGATCTCAAGGTAACCTTCGAGCTCGCGTTTGGAGAACATTGCCTACATCATGATCATGGGTTGAGCACCAAAAAGGGTGTCCGGAGAGATTCCTGAGCTCGTAACCCCTGAGAAAAAACTCTGTTGTGAAATAGGAGGATACCAAAAAGACCAAGGATCGGATGCTGCTTGTATTAATTCTGGGAGTAGGTTAAATCTACCAACAGAAAACATTGCAGCACTATTATTACCGATTCCTACAAGGGTGTCTCTATTGCCGAATACGTAAGTACCGTTACTAGGGGAGGCAACGCTTGCCTGCGTTCCGGTAGCGGTTTGGATTTGCCCGGTCGCCAGATTTCTGACCGCCGCGTTCCACGTAGTAGTACCCTGGTGAAACGAAATGGCAAAGAAGTAAGGTAATCCAACAGTGGGAACTATTCCGGTCGTTACCGATGTATCTCCACCAAGTGTGAGGGCAAATGCCGTTACACCGCTAGTAAACAGTCCTGGTCCGATGCCGGTACCGCTTCCAGAAGAATTACAAGCGTAGAAAGCCGTACCTGAAACAGTAGATGGGCGAACAATTGCGGCCACTGTATAAATCGTCTCAGTTGTTGCCGGCCGCGAAGACCACGTAAAAGCGTCCGTCGACGCAGCAAATTTAATTGCTGGCCCAAGCGCGCCATCGATCAGAGCAGAAGGACCGCCGACAACTATACCAGGCTTTGCCCCATTAACTAAATCTACAGCTCCACCACTTGACGTCGCCACAAAAGAAAACCGGGTCTTAACTCCAGCTAAGACGTGGGTAGGGTCAAACCCGGATAGACGTCCTGCCGGGTAAGTAAGCGGATTATATGGACGAAGAAGACGCATTTAAGCGTTCAGATTTTGGTTGTAGGTACGATACTTCACAGTCTGAGTACCAGCCGAAAGTGCCGTTGATGGTAGTAAATTGTTGACAAGCGCGAATCGGAAGGAGCCAGGAGGTAGAACCAACCCCTGTACAAAGTACACAAGTGATGTTAGAGTAGCTACGCGAAAGTTTACCGGTACTGGGGGAAGCGCAGGAGTGCCTACCGTTTGCGTACCGGGTGTCGCATAAAGTCCATCACCATAAGTAGTACCATCATCAAGCAAAGGATAAAGATACAAAGCAACACCGGCACCAGCTGTCAATGTCGTAGAAGCAATGGCAAGTCGGATGGAAATATCCATATACTGATCAAGTGATGTTCCATTGGTAATGTCACCCACCGACGAAAGAACCCCGCTACCGTTTGGTAGGCTGACAAGATCGGATGAATTGATCAAGGTTGCAAAGCCAAGACCGGGGCCAAGCCGTCCGCCAATCCATGCTGTGTTATTCGCCATATGTTAACCCTCTTAGCTGCTTCCGTTTGCAATCGCAAACGCCGGAAAGGATTGATAAGGAGAACTGTAAATATCTCCAGGATACATGCTCCAGGGGAGGTTTCCAGCCAGGGTGAAGTACGCACCCATAGAACCCGCTGGAAGACCGGGTGTAGTCTTAAATTGAGATATCAAATCTTGGATAATCTGGTTAAAGGTAGAACTGTACTTGTACCCAGTCAACATGACATCGATCTTGCCGCCAGAGCCGCCGTAGGTTGTGCTAATACCGATGCTCGTACATTGCGCCGTTGTAGGCGCTTGCGCTTCATAACCACCCTCGTATAGCACAAATGGCAAGCCGTAGGTAGCACCCTGCGAAACCCACCCAGGGTAAAATATTCCTGAATGCGTAGCCAAAGTCTCTCCTCCAGCCACGCTATTCTTTTTTCCGTTACGGACATCTGCGTTTATCCAAGCAAATGCAGCATCATTATTGCCATTAGCGTAATTATCCGCTGCTCCAGTCAACCCAGCAAGATCTCCCGCTCCATAAGTTCCACCGTACGCCGGACCAGCGCATAAGATCGCACCAGCAAAGTAATTAGCGAACGAGAAAACATCCGCGTAATCGATGGGACGACCATTACCCCCCGCACCCACTGTCTGATTGTAACTTACGCCGATGATGCTGGCATAGTTTGGGAACGTAGCAGTGTTTAAATCGGTCCCTTGCCAGCGGTAGATGTCGGTGGCTACAGGATCATTGACTTCCCCCTGCGCCATAACTCTCTTGAAGTTTTTCTGACCGCCGTAAGCCGTAGTTATCAAGGCCATCGTCAGTCTAAATCGAAGCCCATAAGTGGAAAAAATATATCTGGCATTACTGCTCGGGAAACCCAACGCAGTGCCTACTGCACCGGCCCAGGATGATTGCTCGAATCCACTGGAAATGTTCCAAATCTCATTTGAGTATTCATAGTAACAATTCAGATCTTTCCGTAGATTGTTTTTTATGTAGGTCGCATCAGCCGTGATGTAGGCATCAGTTGCATGGACCGGAATGTGATACCACATATCCATCCCAAGCTCGTTGCACATTTCCACCATTGCGAAAACAGGAAGACATTTGATACCTAAAGCACTTCCACTACCCAACCAGGCCCCCAAAATACTATCATATACCAAAGTCCAACAACTACCTGCCGAAATGGCGCCAGACCCCAAATTCTGGGCACTCATATTGAAAACCGGAACCCCTACTGTTCCATTTAGGGTTAGAGTTACATTGCCAGTGTTTGCTGCATTAAACTGAAGTTGTATCGTCTGTCCTTGCGTGAGTGTAGCTCCACTCACTGTTACTGAATATGTATTCCCGGAGTTTGTTGTTGAGCCCCCCCAAACTGTCGGCTCCCAACGGTTGGTGTAGCAAATTGCCGTAGATAGGCAATTCATTCCAACACCAGCTAAATTGTTGTTACTGTCGCAGTTATCAATCGTCGGCATACGGACGATCTTTGGATTCAACCTTTTCATAATGCTAAGAAAATCGGGATTGAACATGAGACCGGCATTCAAAGCCGGTCCATCAGCTTTTCGATAAAGTCGCAATTGCGTCAGATTGATAGTAGCTCCAGAAATAAATCCAGCCTCACAACCACTAAGCGTGCTCGGAGGAACGTTAAAGGTAAACTCTACAGATCCATCAGTACCAAATACTCCCAGATCAAATTGGGTAGTATACACAAAAGAATTACCAGCATAGACAGTAACTCCCGTACCAAGGCTAATTACCATCCCGTGGTTGCTAGAATTACCAAGCACGCCTTTCCAATCAAGAACCCAATGTCCGGTATATGATGAAATCGGCTGGATCAGGAAATTTATACTCGAAGATAAAGTGCCAGTCGGAAAGTTATTGTTGTCCAACATTCCAGGAAAAGCAGTGGTACCATTGTTAGTAAAAGTCCCCATCAAGAACATGTTCATGTAAGGGTACGGATAAGGCATGTAGTCAATATTCAAGACATTCGAGCCTGCGGGTAATGCCGCAGAACTAAAGAAATTTCTAACCGCTCCCCCACCGCCAAGCAGCACCTAGAAGTTCCCCCACCAACCGCCAGGACCCCACCCCCCAAAAACGGGCCAGGGGTTTGCGGGTTTTGGTGCTCCAGGCAAATATCGCATAGTACGGAAAGGACTACTTGCTAACCAGTACATCGATCCGAAAGTAGTCTGGTTCCACCAGCTAGCGTTCGCGTTGACCGGCATCGGCATTTCAGTCGCTACACTGACCGAGCCTTCTGATGCATTCGTAATACGCCCAACCACATTTGGATCACGATTGGGTTGGCCTGTATTGTCCGGCTTAGGCGCAAACAACTGCACGATATGTGCCGTCGCCAGATTGAGGAGATTGGTCTGCGTCGTAGCATCCTGCACAGGACCACCACCGTCATTACGATGTACCTGGGTTGCCAAATTCCAGTACATCGTGGCCTGAGCAGAACTCAAATACGAAAACTGGGGAAATAATTGAACCCAGCTGTCGTACGAGAAGGGTACAATAACACCCACGTCGGTCTACTCAGTTCGCGGTCTGGCTGTAAGGTGTGATCTTCATCCCCACCTTGGGTGGGTTCTTGGGATCGATCGGCTCCAGCCCCGATTTGACCTTCTCGACATGTTGTTCCTGCGCCTGCTTGGACGCTGCGTCAAAGGTTGGGTGCGCAAAGATGATACGATTCAACAACACATCCGCATCCTGATTCTGTGCCACCCACTCTTCCCAGAAGTCGGCCGGAACCTGGGTCAGGGCATAGCCGCCAGGCATGGGAACCTCTGGAACCTGCCCGAACTTGAGCGCGCATCCGGCCAGCTTGACGGGCTCGCCTTTCTTGCGCGCCTTCTGGATAGTGCGGGTACCAGTCGGAGACGCTTCATGCTGATCCTGCATCTCCCAGAGCTGGAGAATGAGCCCATTAGGTAGCTTACAGGCAACAGTGACAGTAGACACAGACTTCTTCGTAGTGACGCGCTCGACCATTGTAACAAACTCCTCTTTCAGCCCATTTTGAATGTGGGGTTATTAAACCCTTGTACCTTGTTCCGACTCCAGGCCCGACCCTTCAGAACGTTAAGATCTTCCTCAGCGAAGACAATATTGTTCCGTACGGCGTCAGAGTCGGCATTGGCCTTGAGCCAAGCCGCCCAGAGCTCTCCGTCCACGCCTTCGGTTATGGCATAGCCACCAGCCCTATCCTGAACCTGGACTTTGTTAGGGCCGAGGAGAGTTACCTGCCTACCAGCACCGCTGATAAGCATCCCATTTGGTACCTTGCAAGCTACGAACATTGGGCCGCCCCTAAAGTGTTATACGCCCAAGAGGCCTGCGACTGCGGCGGGAACCTTAATTATCGCGCCCCAGGTACCACCAGTGACCTTCTGACGATAGGACGAAATCTCACGAATGATAGGGTGCGCACGCATCTTTTCGTTGAAGGCGCAGTAGCCGGTCGTCTGACCTTCAAGTGCGGGTGCGAACAACTGGACGAAGTTGCCGGCTGCGATGCCTTGTGGGTTGGACGCAGTCGTGACCGCGTACTGGATCGCCGTCTTGATCTCGATCTTCGGGAAGTTCTTCTTCAACAGGTCATGCACGTTGACGTTGAAGGTATTGGTCGCGGTCAAGGCGACTTCCGACTGCGGGGACATCGCCAGGATCAACTTGTCCTCGGCAGAGACCAGACCGTTGGTCTGTTGGACCAGCTGAAAAAAGAGCGACTGAATGTCGGTGAAGACCTCGTTCGCTGTGGCCTGGACCACACCGCCAGAAATCCACTTCGTACCGCCGTACGCCTTGGAAGCCGGTGAGATGGAAGCCGGCAGCGCCGGATCATTCAGCAGGCCGTAATTCTGAAGTCCACCCACACCAAAGAAGTAGGTGAAGTTCAGGAACTTGCCCATGACGGTCGCAGCGGCCTGATCCTTCTCGGACACCCAGTTGAGCTTGGCGAGGCCCATACGTGCCAGTTCGAGTTCACCGTACTCCTTGACGCCCTGGAACAGATAGGCCTGACGGTTCGGAAAGTCGGTGTTGACGCCGATCTCACCGTTGCCGGAGTAGTCGCCATAGCTGGAGACTTCACCCGTATGCTCGACGACCGGGAAGATTCTGGTCTGGTCGAGCCAGGTGCCGGCTCTCCGTTCCCCGAAGATTTCCGCCGCCTTGTTGGGCGTAAAGAGAATACGCACGACTTCCGGATCGATGGAGGTCGTAAGCAGCGCCGGAATACCGGCATTGGGATCGGTCGTCAGCGTCGGCTGGGCGTCCATTGCGAGGCCCCAATTGTGGCGCCACTCATCCGGGAGATACTGCCGGACTTCTGCTCCAGGCTCGAACGAGATGCCTCGAGCCTCAAGGTGAGGACGGTCAGCCCGCCACTGCGTGATGGCTTCTTGCAAATTCATTTTGATTTGCTCCTGTTAGTCGGCCATCGTCTCAGCGGTGGGCCGAGCATTGAGTTTGAGGGGAGTTTTAGCGATGGCTAAGGTTAGCCGAGATGCTCAGAGCTCATTTTCACAAGCTCACCGACGAGGCCGTTGCTCATGGCCTGCCACTTGGTTTCGATCGAACCCAGGAAGAGCATCGTCTGGACAGCAGCCTCAGTCTGGGAAGGATAGACGTAGTAGGTTCCCGTACCACCCGTGCCGGTGCCGAGTGCAGTGATATACGTTCCCGCAGCCGCACCGGTGCCGCTAATCGTTGCCCCAACACCCAGCGTACCAGAGACCAGGGTTGCGGCCGTCAGCAACCCGGCCGATCCGTTGATCGTAGCGGACGTATACGTCTGCTCCGGGATGTTGAGGGTATAGATACCAACCTGACCCGTAGAGCCAGAAAGCTGGCCGGTGATAGTCGTGCCGGTCGCGATGGTCCCACCGCCCGTACCGGTCAGCGTGGTACCGGGGGTCAAAGTGCCAGAGGCCAGCGCCGTGACCGTCAGGATGTTGCCGGCGATCGAAGCCGTGATGGTCGAAAGTGCGGGGGCAATCGAGCCCGTGATGTTGGCGGACTGTATCGGGTTGCCGGAATTCGCGAAGTAGATGGAACCGTCCGCGAAGTTGGCGTAGGCCTTCTGACCAATCTGTGCCGTCGTCGTACCGCGGTTTTTAGCCCAGAAGTCGCCCCCGGTGGCCACGGTGATCGGAAAGCCTTGCGGGACCACAAGCGTGGCATCGGACAGGAACACCGTAATGAGCGCTTGCTGCTCGCGGTGGATGAAGCCTACCACCATCTGCGAGCTGGATCCCGGACCAGGGAACGTACCGCCACCCGCGATGAGCTGAGCACCAGTGAAGGACGTACTGACCTGAGTCGGCGTACCATCAGAATCGACAACTCCCGAGTACCAAGCGAAGCGGCCAACGGTTGCTCCATTGGGACCGGTCACAAGCCCGCCTGGGCCTACGTTGACGAAGTTACGGGTGCCGGAGTTGAAGGAGCAAAAATCACCTTCGACCCCAGGCGCAGGCTGCACATTGACCTGACCCTGGAAGCCCGTGATAAAGCAGTACCGGAAAAGTTCCGGGTCGCGAATTGCCGTCTGGCCCAAAAGCCAGTTCTTACGGATGTCTCCGTTCATGGGGAGAACTCCTCTGTTAGAGAGAATTTCGGGTTGCGGGAGCCCCACGACCTAGGAGACGACCCTAGGACGGCCAGAGAGCGGCTGGATTGGGTGGGGAGGGGAAAAGGTAGGGGAAGGCCGAAGGACGCGCCAGCGGCCGTTTCTGCGGGTTCTAGCGGGATTCCTAGGCGAATCCGATCTTCGCGGCGTCCGGATACCGCTTATTGAAGTCCGAAACCGAGGACGAATCCATCCCCAGGCTATCATCCTGGGCCTGCTGGCGTTGCTTACCGGGCTGGGGAATACGCTCCAAGATGACTTTGAAGGCCGAAGGATGTACGCCCTTCGTATCCACGCCAAGCGCCGTCAGGGCCGTCTTGTAAACACCCTCGGCAGAGTCATGGGCCATGGCGAGGTCACCAACCCAGGGCCGCACGAAGCGTTCGGCATCGCGGGTTGCCTTGGTGGCTTCCCGCATATCGGCGATCTTCTTGTCGGCGCTATCGTTCGCCACCTTGACGGCACGCGCGATAGCCGCGTGCACCTGATCTCCAGACATCTTGCCTCCTACTTCCGGCTTGCCTTTGAACGGCGGAGGCTCATCCTTCGCCTTCTTGTCCTTCGCCTTGGCGAACTTGGCCCCATCCTCCTCATCGACCTCGTCCTCACCTTCCTCGGCGGCCTTCTCGGAGCCGAGTTTGGACTTGGGGACGCCCTCAGGCTCGTTCTCCTGATCTTCGCCTTCCTCGGCCTTGGGGCCGAAACCGGCGGCGTCGACGGCGCCCGCGATATCATCCTCGGACATGCCCTTACTGGACAGATAGCCCTTCAGCTTCTCGCCGGGATCCTCATCCATGGTCTCGTCTTCGTCCTCCTCCGACATCTCTGCCTTCATCGGCATGCCGGAATTGGGGTCAGTTTCGAGAGCATCAGCGTCACCATGCTCCAGGGACTCGACCTTCTCCAGGCCGTCCAGGAGTTCGACGAGACCATCAACGGAAGCGTCCTTGGCGAGCCTGCCCTTGGTCTGCTCCTTGATGCCGGCGACGATAGCACCCTTCTTGCTGGCAAAGTTCTTGTGCGTCACGCTACCGAGGATTTTACCCCAGTCAAGCGGTTTGGCATCCTTCGCCATCTTCGGCTTCAGCCAGGTCATCAGAGCCCCCTGAGCCGTAGCAGCCTTACGAGTCAAAATTCTCTTCGTGCTCATGTTGAGCTCCTTCTGGTTTAATTTACTATCGCCGACTACGGCGGATTTCAACAAAGATGCATCCAGCCCGAGAGCTTCAACAGCAGCCTCAGGCGTCTTATACTTTCTCTTCAATGCCTCAGTCAATTTTGACATTTGAAATCCTCAAACTCGGGCAACCTTCATCGAGTCATCCATGCCGAGCTTTCGGACGGCATCCTCGATTGCAGCCCAACGGAGTTCTTCCGGAACCTTATCACCAATCCTAACGTCAGTACCAGCGCGACCCTCTTGGCAAACAGCAAGATGATTTGCGATGATGTCCACCATCTTCCCATCGTAAGGTACGCCCTTATACTCGCCCGGCTCCATTAGGGCCTTGTATCTGTAACCACAGCTCAGTTCGCGTTTCTCCCCCGACTTGATTGCGTCAATATCGTCCTGAGACCAAATGACCAATGAATTACGCAAATAAGGATCATCAAACTCTGCATCTGTACCCGTAGCACCAATCACTTCATCTGGTTGATGATCATCCGCCGAAACTGGGATGTGCTCACGTAGAACCGGGATGCCGTTGAAGGTGGGGGCGGCTTTAGCGAGTTCGTCCGGGTCGCGCAGGAGTTGATACACCTTGTCAGGGTCCAATTTGAGCGTACCGTCCTCGTCCGGTATCTCTTTGCCCAAGTACGGGCAAACGTTGGCCTTACTAATATTCGCAACAGTTACATGCAATCGACCATCAGCATCGTACTCACGCACGGACTTATCGAGGGCAAGTACCAGCTTATCGTCAGAGGCCCGAATGCTTCTATCTAGCGCGGCCCACTTGGCTTCGTCCTGTACCACCTTAGTATCTTCAGCACCACTTTCCTTCAATACATCTACGCCATCAATCTTTGCAGACCAAATCTTGTCGGCCCCATCTCCATCGAAATTTGACTTGAACGGGTTCTCGTCCTCCTCGACGACTACATTTCGAGAAGACCCTTGCGCCCCCAACCGCCAGATAGAACGTAGAAACCCAGCCATGTTGAAATCGCCATCGTACTCGATCTCAACCTTATGCTCAGGTTCCTGCTTACTGTCCATCGTGACTTCAAGATCACCATGGTGGTGCGGAATAGGCTTGACGTCAGCATCCTTGGGTGGATTGCGTGGCGTCAGCTTCTCGATCCTGGACTCTTGACCACGGAACCAGGCGCAGAGCGCATCCCAATCAATGCCTTGTTCCTTACAATATTGTCGTTCGCTGGGCGTTCCAGCGGCATTGTGGGACTGAAGATAGATTTGCTTCTTTTCTTCGGTCTTGGGCTTACGTCCATGCTCTTCTTCGAACTTCTCAATGCGCGTTCGAATCTCGTCCAGTTCCGGTACTTCATGATGGACTAGGTCTTCGACAACATCGACAATCTTGCCATTGATCTCTACAGTCTCCGGCAGGTTGCGATTGACGTACATGGTCTCGCCGTCTTTCGACATGCAAGAGACCCAAGGACCATCATGAGTGTGGTCAATCTTTACGGCGTAGGTATTCTTGGGCGTGAAAAGCTTGCACCAACCGTTCGGATCGATAGGGTCCTCAACGAGTTGGCAGTGCGAAATACCACCTTCCTTGAAATCGTATTTGCAGATCGAGCAGTGAGACTCTGGCTTGCCGTTGCCGTAATCGACTTCTTGTTGAGAGAGCTTGGCGTCATAGGCTTCACAATCTTTGGCCTGCTTCGCCGCCTTTTTAGCTTCTCGATACGCAACGGCTTCAGCATTTTGGCGCTTAGTAAGATTGAATTCCTGCAAATCGTAAGGATAAACAGCGATAACTTTTCCAGACGAATCAACAACCTCGTACTTTCCAGGGGAAAATTTAACAGTTGCGGCATCCTCCGCATGCTCGTCTTCCTGTTCCTCCTCGGACAGGAACTTCATCAGCCCGTCTTTGAGTCCAGCCCAATCCTCAGGCGTCATATCTTCACCCGCCTCGGAACCAAGTTTGGTCTTAAGCGTCTTGGCTACAGCGGGATGAAGAGGTTGCGGCAACTGGTCCAAACTCGACCAGCAAAACCCACTATGCTCACCGTTCAGCTTAGGGACGAACTTGGCCGCTACAGGCTGAGCAAACGTATGGAACGCCATTCCTGTCGGAGTCGTAACCTTGTCCAGCAGCTTTTTCTCGCCGCTGGGCTTGCCGCCAATTTCCTCACGTGACTCGCGGTCAGCGGCTTGTTCTGGGGTCTCACCCTCCTCGGCATTACCACCAGGGAGCGCCCAATGGCCCGCGTAGTTCTCTTCCTGGGAACCACGACGGAGAAGTAGGACCTCGCCATCAGGTGCGACAAATAGTATACCAGCGGCAATACCACCCTCGTTAGATTCTTCGTCCTTACCCTGTGCAGCACGACGCTTTGCCTCAAGCCGCGTCTTCTTCTCCCACTCTTTCCATTTACGCTCGCCCTCAGTTTCTGGCAAGTCGTAACGCCCCTTCATCTGCTCGCGAGACTTAAGCGCCTCGCTCTCATCTTTACGATAGCCCTTGTAAGGTTGCTTCTCGCGCTTGGGGGCGTCTTCAGCGAGACTCTTGGGTACATAGCGTTCTACCACAAGAGCCTCCTTAGATGCTCCGCCCGCTGACTAGGGGCGACGTGAGAGTCAGCGGGCGGAGGCCCTCAGCCCCAAGGATCGAATGCTGGGGAGCATCCTTGGGCGGAGATCGCTTTAGAACAGGATCTTGCCGAAGACTTCGTACTTGCGGCCAGAGGTCAGACTCCCGAAGACCGGAGCACCAGCGCCAAAGCCGGTGATACCTACGCCCTTGTCCGCGAAGACAACCTGAGCACCGACATCCAGAACACCGCCCGTGAGCTTGCCAGTCGTATCGACGATCTGGTTCATGACGCCAGCGCCCACGAGCGCGGCAATACCAACGCCATTACTACTGGCGCCAGCAAATCCCGCATTGAAACCCCACTCTTCGATTCCGGCCATCAGGTAAGGATGGCCGTTAGGAAGAATGGTAATGCCCGGAATGGTGGGCGCCGTCGGCAGGGTCGGGAAACCCCCAAAACCAAGATTGCCGATCAGCGCCAGCGGGTTGAAGCCGTAGACCTTTACGACCTGGTCGGCACTCCATCGGGTAGCGAATGAAGCCGGAGCAACCGTACCATTTGCTCCAACCGCAGGGGCGGATGCCGTCACATTACTCCAGTAGCCATTGCCCTCGAAGGCGACCGCTTGCGCGCTTCCGGAAGCATTGACGCCCATGCTGCGCATATAGCCGAACGTAAGGCCCAGGCTTCCACCAAGGGCATTCGCATTCCCGGTGGCGAGCGAAGATGCAAGAAAAGTGCCAGAGGCGCTGTCCTGCTCGACGCCGCCCTTACTGGCAAAGCCCCAGTAAGGACCAGAGCCATTGTACGGGAATGCGAGAAGGTTGGATGCCGGCGCCTTCACTAGCATATCAGCCGCCTGAGCCGAGGTAGCGATTGCTGCCACAGCCAGGATAGATACAAACAAAGATTTGTACATGTTACGATCCCCACTTTGTACAGAGCCTATTGAACAGGGACAGGCCCCTGTAGTCCCCCCTTCATGACGACTTGGATTCTCTTTTCCCCGAATCCAAATTCGCCTCACTGAACAATCTTATTCGTGCAAGAGTAACTGTTTACAAACATCGCAGCATTGCTCTTCGGGGCATGTAGCTAGTGGCTTAATCGGCCAAGGGTTATTGCCATACCCGGAATAGGGTTGCTGACAAATTACGCAAATCATTTTACCTTTACCTTGTCAAGTAACGCAATATGCTTTGCCCCCAACCGTGGAGACAACTGTCGATCCAGATACTTGGAAATGATAATGCCTGTCGCCTCAAATTTCTCGCGCAGATACTTACTACGCCCATGAGAAGCCTGACTGGCGTAATGCTCACCACCCAACAGCGCATTCTCTTTTGCCAAATCTTCGGCGTCAGCGTCATCAAGCTTCTGAAGCTTCTCTTCCTCCAAATCAGATAGGAGGATTTGCACTTCAGGAATGACGACCTCTTTGGTCCTAATTTCCTGACCGTGATGCTCAACTTCTTCCACGCGAAATACAAATTTCAACATTTACGCAACCTTTCGGGTAACGAAGTCTCGATTGATCTGATCCTTGCCATGCACCTTGATCAACCGTTGCAGATAAGGATCACCATCTGGTACACGGAAGACGTAGAACCCGCTGATGATTGGTTCGCCATCAGCAGAAATCTTCTCTCGTGCGAACGTATTATTGTTCATCTTGGCACGTGGGTTGGGCTTACCTTCCTGATCACGTAGATGATTGACCCAACGCGCCTGACAGGCCGACACGGAACGGCCTGGAATTACGTCGGCAATATCGCACCAGGGAAGGCATTTATGTACGAAAGCGCGCAAGAGCGCGTCTTCCTTGTCGGACCAACCCTGACAAGATCGGCCGGTGCCTGTATATCCGCGTCCGAAAGGAGAAGTCATTGCAAACCTTTTTCGGGTCTGAAAAGTTCTTCATGGTAGGAAACAAAAGGCTCGTCAATTTCCTTTACTTGAAACAGATGACCATCGAACCAATCCCAGATACCACTAATTGTGTAGACCTTACCGCATTCCGGCCAAGGGTATTCAGAAATTGGTGCGGCAATAGAGGCATCAGGGTGACGCTGATCGCAAACAAGATCGCGTGTTCTGACGCAAACGACCTTTTGCCCAACATACCACATTACGAGAATCCTGCGACAACCGATCTACTTACGCAGCGGCAGTTTACCTCAGTGCCGGGGAAGATGTATTTTTTTACAGCTGGGTCCCACCATCCCTTAACAATATCATACGGCTTGCCATTTTGGCGCACATGAGTCGGTCTTGGATGTTTTCCAGCCCCAGAATGAACCCAGATCGCAGTCGTAATTCCAAGCTCCAATTGCCGCGCTCTGGTAATATTTGCAGTAATCTTGTTCGATTGATCCCGACTAATCAACTCAGCCCTTTTACGAGTGGTGTGAAATTGCCTCTGCAAATCAGTCGTCAGCTGGTGCAGGTCACGCCCCGTCTGCACGGATCGCATGACCATACCCTCGATCTGGGTAAAGTATTGGGATGGGATGCTTTTGATGAGGCTGACGTTCTCTTGGATCGATGCGGCCAAGATGTCACGCTGCGCCTTTGTCATCTGCATCTCGACAGTCCAGCCCCCCTTCTTGAGGATTGACTGCAACTGTTTCGTAGAACGCTGATGGACCTTGAGTGAGAACCATTTGGCAAGATCAAGAGAGGCTTCGTTAAAGCCTTTCTGCCATCTACGAGAGAGTTTGCGGATTGCTCTACGTAGTTCGATAGCGGGTAGGGCGTCTTGCGCTAAAGTAGCATTAAGCCGATCGCGCTCTTTCTCAGCTTCACGATAATTACTGCGAGTTGCTACAATCTTACGATCTTTCATTATCCGCCAGTAATGGGCAACCAACTCAATGTAATACTTTGACTGAGCATCCTGCGCTAAGGCCGTGACCTCGGGCTCGTTCGCCTTAAATGCCGCCTTGAGCCAATATACCACCGACTTTTGCATATCATCGATTAGGCACTCAAGCTTGCGACGATATTCGATCTCTAATGCAAAGCTTGGATGCACAGGACGTAAGACGCGGTCTTTTTTAGGCTTTGCGTCGATCGCGATACGATGTTGCAGAGAACGGAGCTTTTGGTCTTGCGCCTGGATGATCTGCTGGGCTTGTTCCAGCTGCTTACGCAGAACTTGATTGTCAATTTTGGACTTAGCGGAAACGGGAAGCATATATCAATCGTAAATATTAGGAGCGGCTTTACCAGTCAATTCTCGGTAAGTTTTCGCCCAACGCTCGTAGGCATCCTTTGTATTTTGCCCATAACTACCGTAACGATTTTCACCTTGTTTGAAAGTGTTGCGCAATCTTGACATAGCTCCCAAAGCTTCTTGAACACGCTTTTGATCAGCAGGCCCAGCAACATCTTTACCTTTCTTTGGGGGCTTGTTCCCATACTTTGTATTTGTCAAATCATCGGTGGGACCAGAGCCTGGCGCTCTAGTATCAGTTGGTCTTGCATTCCTGCTAGCAGGCTTCCCCTGAGCCGCTTTTGCGGCAGCCGTCAAAGGCTCAGGCTTGGTATACACCACGTTAGCCTTCTCGATGTCCATGCCCTCAAACATACCATCCATCGCATATTCGATATAGTCCAAAGCCTCCTGCTTCACCCCAAACATGCGCGGACCGCCAGGACCATTAGCGAACCAGCGACCAGAGTCCAGCGCCATACCTTCCAACAAGACGAAGTCACCAATCCGGTCTACGATCTGCGCTTGACAGTCTGGCAATGAATCACAGGCGAACCGGAGGGGCATTTGATCTTTTGCTCCTACGGTGAGAAGACCACGAGAGGCATCCATCGCTTCCTCCTCGTCTCCCCGTGCCTTAATCGGCCCGCTCACCTGACCATGAGCAACAACTCCTTCCGACTTGTAACCAGGGTTTTCCTTCTCTGCTGTGTTTACCGCCTCTTGTCTAGAAGAGGCTCTGAGACGAACTCCACGTCGACGCCCACCTTCTCCCACTAGATTGACTTGCCACTCCATATCTGCGTCCTCAGCCTCATCCCCGCGTGCCTTACTATACGCAATTGCCGCTGCCTGCTTCGGGTCCTTGCCGGCGTTGATCTCAGTGCCGATATTGCTACTGATGGTCTCTTTGCTGGAACCTGATTTCAGCGGCATCAGCGTTTCTCCTCAGGCAGTCGGTGAATTCGGCGGCATCGGGTGGGGGGCGTGGTCTTCAGTCTTGGCTGCTTGACCATTTACAGAAGTCCCTGCAGCCGAAGACTTCTTATCCTGAAAGGCAGCATCCATGACTGCAGCAGCGTTACCGAATGCAGGCAAGGCAGCATCGAGAGCCTTGCGCCGCTCGTCGATTGCAGCAACGCCCGCCATGAACCGCCTGAATGAGATTTCATATGCGTCGAGGACAGGACCAGCAATCTGGTCTCCTTGAGCAGTATCCTCCATTAGTTTACCAGCACGCTCAGCGTGAGCTGTAATCCGGTCAATGGCTGATGGCGTGGTCATTTGTACTGTCCTGTTACGGTCTGCTTCAATCCAGAGCGTGAGCAAGCGGTCGAATTGCCTCGGAGCAGAGAGCCATGAATTCACATCGCGCCGCCACCTTCAAACCTGTATGGAAAGCCTAGCCGATTCCGAAGCCACGTCCAATTCCATATGGGCTGAGACGTGCCGCCTATTTTGCGGTCGCCTAAGAGCGGCCACGCTACCCCCCAATTTTGCAAAGCAAATTGCCACAGCATCCAGCCTCGGTAGCCGCGTGGCCTATGCGCGTCGATGAATGGACGCCATGACTTTACGAACGGCGCTAGACCAAACTTGTGGCCCCATAACCATTCGACAAAAGTCAGCGCACTCATTCCGCAGCCTCGCTTGGCAAAAGCTTCTTCAGCTTAGTCATACGCTCAGCCCGCTCGGGATGGGGCTTAGGCTGGCTGTGCATCAACCTTACCAGCTTACCCGTCCGGGCCGTGCGATGGCTCATATCGGGTTCGGACCCATCTAGATCGGGTTCTAAGCCCCCTAGAGCGTCTTCGGACCCATCCTCAGGATTTTCCCCCTCATCCCGTTCGGACGCGCCTGCGACCGTTTCTGCGGGTTCCTCGCCCTCTCCTAGCTCGGCCTTGACCCCACCACCGCCACCCTTGGGTATGAGGCCGGCTTCGATCTCGCCCTTGAGGTCAGGCATCGTAGTCTTATCCAAGCCCTGGTAGGGCGATTCGGCATCATCGGCGAGACGGATACGGACCTCTTCCTGACTGATGACACCCATATCAACGTAGATCTGATCGGTACGGGCCTGGACCTCGCCGACCTCAGAATGTTCTTTCTCATCCATAGACCAGAGCGGCTCGAAGGCGAACGTAATGGCAGGATCAACTTGGCCCCAGAGGTCTAGCATCGTGAAATGCATCAGACGTGTCAGGTTCTTACGAAGAAAGGTTTCCTGCCGATCATGGATGGTGTCGTAGAATGCCCTGATCTCGCCTTCGGAGCTCGCATTCAGTCCCGTCGGCTGCAAACCCGTGAACTTGACAGCCGGGATGCGCGCTACCGACATCATGTGTTCTTGGGCTTGGGCCTGTAAGGCATCGAGCGTACCAAGAGGCGCAACAGTATTTGTGAACTCCTCGGTGTCCTTGTCGGTCAACATGATGCCGCGATTGTCGCGGAACCGATTGAAGAGTTCTGCTCGCTTGAAGAGTAGGTCACCACCCTCCATCAGGGACTCAGCTAAGTTTGTCTTCAAACCCCAAACGACGAAGGCGTGGATCAGGTCATTGACGGATTGCCGGGTTATCAGCCAGTTATCTACGTAGGGCTTCATGATCTGACTGAGTGACAGACCACCAAAGCTATACGCAGGCTTCAGGATGTCGGGAACTTCACGTCCTACGAAAGTAAGGAAGCGGGAAACATGCAACTCTTTACCCATTACGAACCAGTGTTGGGGGTTGTACCAATCTGGTGCCAAAGGATCATTGGAGTTGTAATTGGTCGGGTAGGCCCAGATGGCCTCTACGGTCGTAAGACGTTTCAGTGATCCACGCTTGACCTTGGCCCGACTGATCTTGTTCTGACCATCACCAATCGGCATGCGGAGTTCGTTAGCATCATCCTTGGAACCAAAATCCAGATGTAGATGGGATCGACCGAAGTAACCATCCTGCTCGATCAGAGTACGGCAACGATCCTGGACTTCGAGTTCCTTCCACTTGTCCTCGAGTTCCTTGATCTCCTTACCCTTGTCTGCCTTACCGACAGCTTCGAACTTGATCCATTTACGGCACATCTCACCGGCTATTGTTTCGACCGGGATGCGATATTCAGGTCTCTGAGCGAGCTGCGCGAGATAAGGATAGCCTAGGAACTGTAGGCCTTCATGGAACGATTGCCCAATAACAGATGAAGCCCAAGAGAAATCGCTATTGAAGCCGGAGTTGTCATCCATCGCCATCTTTGCGGCTTTGACAGCGCGCATGAGGCGGGGCGGATGGGCCGGGAACTGGAAAGTCTGGACGGATTGTGATGCATTACGTGACGGACCGGCTCTGGCTATGGCCTGATCGTAGGCAAAGCTCAAGTCCTGACGAGTGGGCTTAGCCTTCTTGCGCTTAGGGATGTAACGGGCGACCATTTAACGTTGCCAAGAAGACCCAGTTGCTTCCCAAGGACCATATTTCTTGTGCTCAGGGTCTGCGTTAACCTGATTTTCAACTTGTTTACGAATTCCGTTTTCCTGCGCAGTACTTCGTGGCCCTGACGTTCGCATTGAAACTGTTAAACGCTTTCCATCTTTTGCTTTAAGCGAAATTTGCAAACTATGTTCTTCAGCATCTGTTGAAGGCTTCGGCTTTGGAGGAGGTTTACCTTGCCCATACTTCGTATTTGTCAAATCCTCGATAGGCCCAGAACCAGGGGCTCTAGTATCTAGAGGTCTTGCATCCAACGCTATTCCCTTAACCTCACTCCGCGCAATCCCCACATCCATTGCCATCCGGCCCGCGTAAGCGACGGCTTCCTGCTGCGTCACGAACTGAATAGAGCGCGAGCCACCATGCTTGAATTCGAGATCGACGGTGAACCAATTATCATCACTCATTTGCGCCCTCGCTCTGCTACCGCAAACTGATCAGTCGTAGCGTCCTGACTCAGGACCACGGACTTAGCGTCAGCCGTACCGGCAACCTTGTACTGGTCCTTGGGCTCGACTTCGCTACGCTGCAAAGGCGGACCAACCCGACCCAGGACCTCATCCGTGATCAGGTTCCAATCAATGCCTTTACGCTCCCGATCAGACATTATCTGGACCGGAGCCATGATGTGGAACAGGTCGACCTTCGTCAGGACCATAGACCCGAAGCCACTGACCGCCACAGACTTCCCAAAGCAGGCCAGTTGATCCGCGCATACGCGTTCCCTCAGGATACACGCTTGCGCTAGCTCTTGGGGGTCACTGCCAATCGGGTGTCTTAGTTTCGGACATTGACGAAGGCCCCATGTCCCGCCGCGAGTCGGGCAAGGTAGTGCTCATGGCTCAAACCAAAAGACCAGGCCTCGTAACGACGGATTTGCTCAGACTCATACTTCCAGGGGGGACGAGGCTGATCTCTCACAGCAGGATCGGCCATGTCATTGGTTCTGTCGACGGCATAAGAGTCAGTCATGCTTTGTACCGGCTATACGCTTGGCCATTTCATTGGACAAGGTCGTAGCGTCGGCAAGCGAGAGTCCAGCCTTCTGGGCATTTGCCAATACTGCCGAAGGAGCGTGCGTTGGTACCTGAGAATCAACAAACCGAAACGGCATACCCGCAAGTAGGTGCAACTCGGCATCGCCCTTGAGGGGCGTACCCAACTGCTTGTTGAGTACGACCGGGATGGTGTCGACGTTCAGGTGTGCGGGGAGAGGTGCCATAATATTCATATCCTATTTCTGAGAAGAAGGTTTCCGCACCCAAGCACCTTGCCAATTGGCCCCTTCCTCCAACCGCAGGAAACCTATTGCATCAGCGGTGGGACCAGAAGATTTCTGCGCCTGAAGGCGGGGCGTGACATAGCCAGACAAAGGTATACGCCAGACCGGCATTGGAGTCTTCTTGGAAATCTGATTACGCGTAGGACGTTTATTCATATCCTTGCCAATACTTGATCAGAGATTCGCATGACGGCCTTAGGTGGAACAGGCCAGTAGCACATGACGACGGAATCAGCCAAATTAGGGGATTTGGAACCATCAGGCTGCTTGTTGACCAGTAGCTTCAGCTTCGAAGACTGACCCATCGTAGGCTGGCTCAATTCTTTCTGCAGCTTACGTATAAGCGGTATGCGCGAATCGAAACTGATCAATTCCTCGACCTTGTAGGTAAACCCGAGCTCGGTACGGGCTCTATGGGTCTGCTCGCAACATCGCGCCAACTGCCACCAGGCTTGCGCCTTCAGGTTCTGGTAGAAGTCCGAGTTGATCGGAGAATCCTTGTCCCTCGGAATGACGTTCTTGTCGGGATAGAGAACCTCGGCGCCAGCGTTCCACGGACAGAGGCGGATATTCCTGGGCATGAAGCCTTCGGCACTTAGGCGATTGCCCTCTGATTTGACGTTGGTACCTACACCTATAACATCGTACTGAAGATTGATCGGACCTAACCCCTTACAGGCGGCTATGGCACGACGCGCCGTGACGCCGGGGTCTGGTGCACCCCACTCATCCAGGGTTCTAAGAACCCTACCTTTGCGTAACGCCAAAGCGTTGGTATCACCACCCTCGTCAGCTACGTCAAGAGCACCGCACCACAGCCCATCGTCATTGAAACCGGGAATGTGTAGATGGGCATCGACGCAGGAGTCGAACCATTCCGGCTTGATGATGACCCCGACAACCGAGGCCCCATAATTACGATCGACCTCTTGCGCGAAGATATGCTCCAAGCCCTCGGCTACCGCCTTGGACTTACGTCCATCGTACCACTCCTGGGTCTTACCCGGATGGTCGCGCCAGTCCATGACGAAGACGTTGACGCGGTCTTTGTGGATTGATTGACCGGGAGCCCAATCTACTCCAGATTCTCTTTTACGGTGGAAGACCGTTCCCATTCCGTAGACGGAACTGAAGTCAATCTGCACTTTGGCGTTGTCGGAGAGTGCCGCCTCGATCAGCTCAGGTCTTTCGTACTTTGCAGCCTCATCCTTGAAGTAGATAAGTGAGCGACCGCCTCGTCCGATTTCATCACCGGACTCACCTGTAATGGCCCCGCCACCACTCGGGTTGATGATCTTCAGGGAGCCCATATGGTCGCGTAAATTGAATCCGGGTGGGTAGAATTCTACGGGCAGACGTTCGATAGCCCTACGAATCTTCTCGAAGATCGAGTTCATGTCGCCGATACGATCGACGAGGTCAGATTTGCGGGAGCCCCACCCGATCGCAGCACCGTCCCAGAACCGCCAGAGATGGATGGAGATCGCGCAGCAGAGCCAGGTGACCCCCATGTCCCTGGATTTCTCGATGAGCCCAGAGCCCCCTTCTTTCAGGCAGGCATAAATGAAGTTGACGGCTTCGCGCTGACGCTTGAAGAGTTTGAATGGGAGATACGTAAGCTGATCCGTGCCCGCATTGCGGGGATCGTAAGTGTCAATCCAATGCTCGATGAATTCTACTGGATGATCTTTGTAGTACTCAATTGCACCGGCTAAGAGTCGTGGCTCCTTGCGAAGGCGTATGAGCTGCTCTTGGCGCCAGGCAAAATGCTTTGTGTAATTAGGTGGCCAGGGAACTATACGCTGGAGCATCACACAACGACGCTAACCCACCTTCACGTTGATCGCACGAGCACCCTTCTTGACCAACTCGACCTGAAAAGAGATGGGCTGACCCTCTTTCAACTCCGTAACACCCTCAGGCAGAGCATTGATGTGTAGAAACACATCCTTATCACCCTCGACATCCTTGGGCTTGTTGATGAAGCCATATCCCTTCTCAGTGTTGAACCACTTAATGGTGCTGGTGTAGCGTTCACTTACGTTTCCGTTGACTTCACTCACGATGACGTACTTTCCTTCTCAGGGATGATAGTCGTGTTCTGCAGGTAGTTGTAGATATTGACCTGCATCTGCTCCAGCATCAAGACCCAACCCGGGACGTTCGGATCAGTACCAGACAACTTGTTGGAAGTTCGGTACTGGCTCGTAGCCTCTGACATAGCCGCAGAGGAGTCGATGAGCAATTGACGTTCAGGAGTCATAGCTTTACAATAATACCTGTACAGAGCAGCGTTAGAAACTCATAAGGATCCTGAAGCGCGCAATGCCTCCAGTACTCTCGATTACATATTTCACAGAGGCATTGACCAGAAGCGCGGTGATAATCTCCACGCTCAATCCTAGCTTCAATATCCTCAGTAACTTCAGCCCGATGACCAAATGCTTTACGTAGCACGTTCTGTCTCCGCCTGGGTCTTGTGCTCACGTGACGTCACAATCTTCAGCGTACCTGTGAATGGTTTCTGCTCAGGAGTATAGAACCTCGCCATATCCCTGAGCTCCATACGCATACGCAGGTCAGAGTGCTTGGTAGGTTCCGGATGGCGGCTACCAGAGAGAACCTGATTACGGGGATCCCAGGGCTTGCTGGTATCAAGGGTAAGCATCTTTTCGAGCAACGCTTCATTAGCACGAATGGATTCAGGAGAGGACATTAAATTTTCTCGAATGGCTTATTAGGATCAGACGGGATTTCATTCCGCGTAAGCCAACTCATAACCTTGTACTTCAAGAAATTACCCATTTGAGCCGCAACGTCACAGTTAGCTTTGTCCTTACCGTAGGTTGTTACATGCTCAGCAATTTGGTCTGGTCCGGCTCCAACCTTACGAGCAATAATTACAACCTGATCGAAACCATACTTCTTAGAAATTGCTTCAGCGGCGCTAACAGGAATGGGCTTAGCACTCTCATCAGAACTCAAGTACGAAGATCGACCACCCACAATACGCTGTCCCTATTTCGATGCGATCAACTTGGGTTTGAACTCAACCCGGCTATGCAACGTCTCCTCGTACAACTTTGCTGCCTCCTGCGGGGTGATGTCCTTCACTTCATGAATCATACGGTGGGTGTGTTCGACAGTACCCTGATGCGTCATGTTTGCTGTTATCGCAATTGGCATCTTGGAATGCTGATAAGGGAGAGCCTGGGCAGCGGCATAATCCCTACGCTCATCCGGCATCTTGGGATCACGATATATTCTGACAAAATACTCGAGAGGGGTTTCACCCGTAGAAGCAACATGCTCCCGTAATGCCTTAGTAACCTTATTCGGAATTCCCTTTTTCCGACCACCACCAGGACGCGCACCACCTCTCGGCATCAGACCTACTCAAACTTTGTTAATTTTCCAAAGTAAAACTACTACTACTACTTATCGACCACATTACGTCGTTCTTGCTCAGCAATTGTAGCGACTCGGATGATCCTATCTAGGTAATCTATTTCAATAGATTGAGGGGCCGTTGCATTATTCTGGCAACGCCAGAAATCTGCCAAGGTCACAACAGTCGAATATGGAACACCTAACTGCCTTGCAATCGTCAGGAACGGATACGAAGAGGACATTTCAAAATCCTTGGTATGGTCGACGTTCCTTGGGAAGCTTTCCGGCCTTCCTTGCCCTACACCAGATCATGTATATCGTGATGGGTTTGAGATTGAACCACTCGGCAATTTCCTTACCGGTAAAGGAACTCTTCCAGAGACGTATAATTTTTTCATGGAAACCGGGAGGCGGATGAGTCTGCATTCTCTAATCATACCTTATCGAGACTTAACTCAACCGCACTGCATAAGAAATCACAAGAAGGAACAATTGGATTGGTAGTGGGGTAATCAAGAGGGATTTCATCAATGAAACAACGTTCGCCTTTAATAATTGTCAATCGCACATCCAATTCTCGGGAAAGTTTCACCATGCGCTGAAATTTGTCAGGAAACTCTTTTCGGACTAACGCCCAATACCCTGGAGCCGACGCCTTTACGCAAGGCATGCAATTGTTGTTTTGAAACCCTAATCCGTAAAGAATGGGAAGTTGAATTCCCGCTCGTTTGACTATCGCTAGGCATTCCGCCTTGGTCACATAACGCTGAATCAAAGGGGTCTGAACAGTCAATTCTGGATAATTGGTCCGAAAGGCTCTTGCCCTTTTTCGATCAGCGCCGTCATAAGTATACCCAAATACATGAATGTCGGTCGGTCTTTGGTACTCGAGCCTGGGTCCTATCTTCAACGTTCTCGTACAAGGGGCACCATGAATCCCCGAAAGGTAGCGTTCCTTAGTCCAGACATCCCAAGTATCGACATACTGATCAGATCTCAATTTTACGACTTTACGACCAAACCATTTTTCGCAATCTCGCAGGAAACGTTTATTATCTGGATGCTCGGCTCCAGTATCACAATACACCGGAATGGACTTAGGAGTAAGTTTCGTCGCCAGTGCCGAGGCTGCTCCGCAAGAAAACCAGCTTATGATCCGGGGTTCGGGCATCCAAAGCAATCATACCCTGAAAAAACGGCTACCGCACTGCTAGATCAATCTCGATCTTACAGCAAGAAATAAACAAAACTGATTGTACGCTTAGGCGGCTTCCAAAAGATCTGTACTCAATAACGTGGGGGTCATACGTCCAAGGAAACTCAGGAGGACGCGTTCCCTTTGTTTCGCATCCTGTCCCTGGTAGATCCCCGTATATCCTGAGAAGACCCCGCCCTTGACCCGGATCTCTTGACCTTCCTTGAATCTATTAGCCTGGTCGAGTTCGGGTAGGGCAACGAAACCATTGACTTCTCTTTGTTTCAATTTGATGATTTCGCCATCGGGAATGGTCGCGGGGGTATCCAGGAAAGTGACCACAGTCGAAATGCCGAACGTATTGAGAAGAAAATGCCAATTGGAAGGGAGAGTGTGGACAAAAAGGTAGTTGGCAAATAAGGGTTGGGCGACGATATGCTTTTTACGCGTGGTCAATGTCTTTGGTAAGTAGAAGTCATGCCCTTGACGGTGAACGTTTTCCGCCGCCCATTCCTCGCGTTGGGGTTTCGTCCGCGCTACGATCCAACTCATGCCCTTCATGGGTTTGATGTTTTAATGTAGTCGGAGGAACTTTGCAAGAGGTAAGTTTGTTGTGGGTCAGGTAAGTCGCTAGATTCCTTGAAGCGTTATATACTAATTCCATTACGTCCTGGAATTGCTTTGACTGATATGGGAAGAAAGCGGGGTCCGGAATTTTGGGAACAGGAGGACTGACAAATTCCCCTAGACAGAATACGTGGCGATCTTTAAGATGACCGCAGGCCTTCTCTTCCAGTCTACGTTTATTGCCCTTGTCCATGTAAATAATTACGTCAGCCCAGATCAGATCATTGGTTGTCAGACAAACGCTACGATGTTCGGAAAGGTCCAGTCCGATTTTCTTCCTAGCGTATTCTCTTACCGGCTTGGCTGCTGGCTTATTATCGTCATCCCGGAATCCTCGCGATCGGATATGTAGCTTTGTATTGAACTTTTGCACGATAGCGTGACACAGAGGGCTACGATAACGATTTCCATGACACAGAATCAAAACATTCATTTGCGACCCACTCTCTTGCCCAAGACCATTCAGCCTGTCGGCCGCACGCTTCGCAGCATTACGGCTGGGATAAGCCGCGACAAAGTGCTTCTCTCCGGACGAATAGCGCCAAGCGACCGCCCATTGTTTGTTTCTATAGTAGACGATATACATCGCCGCCTCTTCGCTTAGCATCGGTCCCGCCTATCGGCTACGCGGCATTTATCCGGCTCCCGACACGGCGCGCCCCCACCTACGCTACGGGCTCTCGCCCGGCCGGACTCGAACCGGTGACTCGGATTCAGTGGCCGGAACAGTTTCCGCGGTCGCCTTGGCCCTTTCTAGTGCCATCTCGAATTTTGCCTGCGCATACCCTTCGGCCCTGCCGGCAGCCCGCGCGGCCCCCAGCAATTCCTCTAGCTCGTTCTGACTAATTGCATTTTTCATGATCCGCTTCACGGCCCACGAAACAACGGCTATTGCCACCGATTCTCTGCTTGAGAGCAGTTGAGCACGGTTTGGGACGAGATTCCACCTCGCTTGGTCCTGCCTCACGTCACCCTCCAGCTTCCCTATCCGTCCGAATCGCCCAGGTCATAGGTCTCTCGTCTCGGTGTGGGACAGCTCAGTCGGCGTGTGCGACGTGAGCCAAAAAACCTCGTTTCCAATCTGCATCCACCACTGCCTATCGGTCATCTGCTCAATGTGCACATCGCAACCTTTCGCCACGATCTCATCGACCGAACCATCTTCGTTGCGGCGGATTTCGACGGTCACGGCTGCAACAGGAGGTCCATCTGTGCATAGTTCGGCCATCTATCCCTCCTTCGCGCCGACACCCTCACCGAGAGCGGCCTTCATCGCCTCAAGAACCGGTGCGGTGGTTGATCCGCGCTCGATTGCCTCGATCGTGGCTTCTGCGGCGCTTTCGATCCGTTTTAGCCGCAGATACCGATGCGTCAAGATCGTGATGGTGTCTGTCGCGGAGTCTGTCATCGAATGTGCGCCTCCCTACGATCTTCGGGGTCAGGCCCTTGGATCGCGTACATAACCATGCACGCGATCATCAGTGGGACCAGGAAGATGGCGACAGCCATTCCGGCAATAGAATTGATCTTCAAGGGTTCAGCTCGCATTGTCTCCTCCTCCTTTGATAGGTGCTGCCGGCTGCGCGCCGCCATCCTTCGCTTTTGACACTTAAATCCGATCCAAGTAAGAGCTGCGCCAGGCGATGCCAAAACAACACCAGACCACCCTATTGAGTACTCTAGGATCAACCAAAATCTATAGCGCAGCATAGTAAGCATTGAAACCTTCAAAGCGTCCCTCCAGGATTGCCTTTATATTATTCGCAATCACCTCTTTCTGCAATGATCCATCATGCACAGTGGCGCGATACCCAATCTCCTGCCAATGAACGTATTTCGGAAACTTGGGAAAACACCATCGCGGATATGATTTGGGTTCCAGGGGGATATCTTCAAGGGCATGAACCAGGAACGTCTTACAGTAATCGATACAGGATTCCAATTCATCGCTATTCAACGTGCCTGGAAAATGGCGCCATTCGATGGTGTCACTCTCCAATAATTGACGCAGACTGACGCAGCACCGCGGTTGTAGATGCCAGCAAGGAGTTCCGTTGGGACGATGTGGAACCTCAGCCTCGAAGAATTGGTCAACTGTCTTTGCCGCTAACTGTCCTTGTACCCGCTTTGCAGACAACAACGTATGGTGACTGACCTTACGCCGTTTGTAACGCCGCATTGCGCCTTCGTATTCCCTTCCCTTGTATTCCCATGCCGATGGACAAGGGATGGGTTCGATACTCTCTAACAGCTTTGGCATGCGCTGGTGGATATATTGCTGTACCCGTTTCAGGGATTGTAGATCATCCCTGAGTCCGGGCACGCGGATATGAACATGCAAATTACTACGATAATTAACCTTGACTTCGGGAAAGAGTTTACAAATCTTTTCCAGGCATTCGACCTGTCCATCGATCGTATCTGTCGGCGGGGTGTTGACCTCACCTCCATGATGATACAACTTATCCAATGGATCGTTAGCGATACCCGAACTGTTAACTATCGTGTGATCCTTACGATTATTTTCGCAATGCTTGGGTAAGGGCTTGGTACGATCGTAATCGGCGAATTCGAACTCTGCGCCATAGGTCCAGTTTTTGGGATGGTATTTCACAGCTTGACTTTACCTTTGGTCCGAACAGCTATCATTGGCATATAGCATTTCTCACACATCGGTACGCTATTGTCACGACTCAGGCGCTCAGATTCGATCTCATCAATTTCCCGCTTGGTTTTGCAACCAATACATTGCGCCGTAATTTTCATCACAGACCCTTTATGGTAATTTCCACCGGCTGACCTTCGTAGAGTTCCGGTTTCTCGTTACCGAGATGGAGGTGTTCCCAGGAACCTTCGAAACATACGAACCAACCCAGGTCTTCTTCCGTCAGCTCGGCTTTACCACCTACCATACGTCCACGCACGGTACGTTTGAGGAATTCGACCGATTTGACCTTTGTCTTGATCCGGTATCTCATTTTGCTACAAACCAACGACCTTCCCTACCACAAACATTTAATACTCTGGCCCAAAACCAATCGTAGTGTCTGTGGGTAGCGCAGTATTTAGTTTCGTGAACAGGCTTGGGGTTGATCCCAGTCACAAAATCCCGCTGTGGCTTTCCCAAAGGATTTTGTGGCGCATTGCACTTAGCGTACTCTGGACTAGACCCGTCATTCAAACACCACTTGCAATTGATACAGAGCCTTTGCATATTTAACGTCCTCGGTAAGCACGGGAATCGAGATCGGGAATGGTTGCCACGCGGGCCCCATCCTCGTAGAAGACATCAATCGGAATTCCACCTCTTGCGTTGAAGTAGCCGGCAATGCGGAACCAAATAGGTTGAACGCACTCGATGATATGGCGTCCAATCTGGATGACACAGGCTTCATGAAAGGCTTGATGATTACGATATGAGCCCAAGTACAACTTCAAGGATTTGGACTCGACCAGATACTTACCCGGGATGTAATCGATCACCATCGTTGCGAAATCAGGCTGCGACGTTACCGGACACAACGAGGAAAATTCTGGACAGGTGAACCGAGCCACGTACTTGATTTCAGGATAGGGGTTCGAGACCGGATCAAGAATGAAACTTGTCGGTACAGTCGGCAGTTCGGACTTCTGACCAAGGTGGCGGGGTTCCTGCATATTACTTCCCTTTGTTGTACAGATCGAGAATGATCTTGGCCCGTTTCCACAACTCGGCATTGCCCTCAGTTAGAAGAGGCAGCAAGAGTTCCTTTTCCCGCATATAGGTTACCGCGAAATGCGGGTCGTGGGCAACGATGTCCTTGCTGTTCGAGATCAGGTCGGCAAGCTTGATCGTCTTGCCTTCGGGCGATGCGTTGGCATTATGAAGTCGGTCAAGTTCCTTACGCTTTGCCCGCTTGCCATCTTCGGGACGCGATCGATCAGTCACTTCGTCGACCAGTCTGGCAACCTCATACCCGAACAGCTCACGTAATTGGATATCAGTGACGGCCTGATCTTCCTTACAATCATGGAGCCAGGCGGCGGCGATGACCTCGTCCCGGCATCCGACCTCTTGACAGAGTCCGGCGACCTCCTGCAAATGAACGGCGTAAGGCAAGCCCGTATACTTGCGGACCTGAGTCCTGTGAACCCGTTGGGCAAAGTTCTTGGCCCTGTATGAGAGTTTTGTCATATTAGTTATCTGCATCAAAAAGATTATGCCGCGACCTACCAAAACGTATAGTTCCCGGTGCGGTACGCCGCAAGGACGCTAAACCGCGATTAATGCAGTATCGAACTACAGCTGGGAGAGGTCCACTAATTGTTGCCTTTGCCACACCCTTACCCCAGAACCCGTAAGGGTTAACACCAACAGGTTGACGGGGCATTCGTGTTCGCAGCCCACGAATGAAGGCATAGGCTCGATCACGCTTTTTATGCTTATCCTTACTCATGACATATCGCATCCCTGTAAACACGTGCGACGAAATCGTCAATCCATTGGTAGTCCGGTTTATCAGGCAGGGACGATTTCGTCGCAGCTACTTCGACATCGACCAACAGTTGCTCGATCTCGGCACTGACCTCCTGATAGGGCAACTGTCCCAATTTGATTGCCAAGATGTGTGCAGCGTTGGGAAGAGGAAACGTCACATTGGCTGTCGCCAGGAACTCAAGGGCTTGCGCCCCAACCCGGACAGCGTGCGACAATGCCTTCCAGTCTACGCCCTGCTGACTCTCGGCTTGTAGAGCCCGTTGGCCGTACTCGTCAACCAACCGCTGGACAATACCATATGCGTTCTTGATCGAAGACGTAAAAGGCAACTTACGATTACAGACATCCCAGTGGCGGATCATTGTACCGTTCGCCAATGGAATATCTATGAGTAGCATATGCTCGACACCAGAAATACCCTGAGCTATTACTCCCTCAAATTGAGCAAGCTTCGGGGTCGTTCCATACTTCTCGATCAAATCATTTAGAGTTTTCAGGGCTAACCGAGCTGCAGCAACCCGAGACCCTTTGATCCCATATTTGTTGGCCTGCTGACGACAGTAGCCGACAAAGGCCGTGGATTTCCGGGTCAGGAGTCGATGACTTTGCACCAGGAGTTGTGCCCATTCAATCGAACAGTTTTCGTTGATCCAGGACCATTGAGGAGCAAAGAGCATATCCAGGGCGACCGTCTGTCCCTCGGATAGCAACTCGAGATAGCGTTGGAGGCTGTAGCTTTCTTCCTCGATTTCTCCAGGCAGATTCTTTTCCTTCTCCGCCTTGGGACGTGATTTGTTGATCGAACCCTTGACGCGCTGGAGAAGGATATCCTGCGGGTCCGGGATGTATACCGATTTGAAATCCAGATCAGAGTTCGGCGTCGTCGTCCCGTAGAGATGACTACCAAACTTTATGGTGACAATGTTACGCATCCATTTCCTTGATGATCAACGCGAGTAGCTTGATGCAATGACTGAGTCCGACAGCCCGTTCCATATCTCCGATGGAAAGGGCGGCATCACGGAGTTCGATCAACAATTCCCGCATACCATCGACATCCCTCAGATCGTAGACGTCATCGCCTGAAACGTATCTCTTGGTCATTTATTTTTCCTAGAAGGGGCAGTCTTCGTCATCATACGGGGCAAGTTGTTCCTTGATCGCCTCGAGTCTTTGACTCTCCTGTCCACGTTGTTTTTCCTTCCAGACTCGATATCGTTCAGGCATTATTAACGTAGTCCTGCATCTAGGATTTATGCAATTAAACCACCGAGTATAATAGTAAGGCTGACGCAAATGTTTGCTCGTAATCTCCCCATGTTCCCTAATCTCAGTAGATTGCCCGCATCGGGGACAGGGATCACCATCTAAGCTTACTACTACTCTATTCTTTTTACGCATTACTTTACGCTTCCTATATATACTTCTATTCATACAACCTACTCCATCAAGACACAGGTAACCCTTTCCGCAGAGGAGGAGCATATCACGTTGCTCCCCCTCTTTCCCTGATCAGAGGAAGTCACAGTCTAGGAAGAACTGTAACCGCGTACTTGTTAATCCTCGCTACGTAGAGCTGAACCTCGTAGCACCAATGGTGTTCCCATTGGCTCGCATGACCCCACTCTGGGCTGGAGCCTTGCCGGACCAGACGTATACGTTATCACAACGATCTACGTCCAGCTTCTGCACGCCGGGTGGGATGATCAATTCCCCTGACGAACGTGCCGACATCGGATACCCTTACCACGGTTTCTTAGGCCGTAGGTTTTCGTAAATGCGCCGGGACGTAAGCAGCACACCGGAGCCCGGACCACTACCTGCGTTATTTAACCAGGTACAGGCAAACCTGTATTCCTTGCATTACTGGGCAAGTGCAGGGTTTTGGATGCAAGCTCAATCGGAAAATAATCCGGGCCGAGCGCGATTGCTTTCTGTCAGAAAACTTGGTATAAATCTTTCTGACGCTTATTCCGGATGTGCGCTCCACATCAATCCATCCGAAAAGCAGCCCTGCGGTGCAACCAACATCGCCGGGCTTTTTCTTTTATGCTGATTTCTTTTTTGAAGCAACCTTTGGCTTCTTTGGAACTGGAAGCGGATTCAAGAGTTCGATTAGTTCGAGCGCTTGGCATAGTTCGTAATGGGGGTCGGACTTATCTTCGGACTCAAGAACAATCAATCCTTGCGGCGTTGTACGTAAACCTTCCTTGATCAGGCGCCGCGCCGCTCGTTCCACTTCTTTCAGCTTCCATAACTTGGTTCTCATTTTACGGGCTTCGGAAACACCCAAAGCGCGCCAAGCGGCCTGTTTGGCCTCCTCTGTCGTAACTCTTCCTACGACTTTTCCGAGGAGATCGATCCGTTCTGCGCCTGTAATCACAGAAGCTAAGTAGCTAGTCTCATCGGTATATAAACGTAGAATAGTCCGAACCTTGTTCCGTGCTATATCAGGAGCACATGCAAACAAATCCTCTTTGATCCCAATCTTGAGGGGGCGTTTAGATATCATAAAACACAACGGAAATCGCTTGTAGAGTTCTTCTTTAGTGTCTTGTATGGTTTTCAGGTTGGTAACAAACGCCATCGCATTACTCCAAGTTTCCTTAATCATACGACAAAAGGCATCTTTTGTGGGGGTATGTCTTGGTCAGCGGAACCTACCCGGCACAGAGGCGCATCGCGCATAGTCTGGCGATACCGGGACGGCATAGGGAAAGCTGGGAGACCGGATCAGCGAAGGGATGCCGCCCTGAGATCCGGTCCCCATATCTCTTTCTGGGGTTCCCCATGACAAAACGTCCTACTACTAGAAAACCCATCCCCAAGGATGATAACGTTCCCGACTTCTACATCAAAATAAAACCCAAGGACAGGGATCGAACCGGCTGGTCAACCGTCGGGGTCGGTTGGCAGGGTGATAACGGAATCAAAATTCAATTGCAGCGCGGCATACATCTAGACTGGAAGGATTTCCATGGCGACTACATGGACAACTTCATTCTGATGCTGGTTCCCAATAACTGACATGTCCCATTTCCAGACCATTATCGACTTGTTACCTTCACTCACGAACGAAGAGCTCAATCAACTGTTGATCCGTACCAAATTCCTTTTCAGCCCCATCGCCAATAACCAATCCGATGAATCCTGGGTCCTGCAATGTATTTGTGACTGCCTTTCCAGTAAAGGCGTAGAATTTGCTTCGGTTCCCTTTCTCCTGAAATCCCCTGACATTGGTTCCTTTCGTGATAAATTGCCTGGCGTATTACGTTATCTGGAAGGTTCCGGATTGCAACGTAATGAACGCAAAGCGGTCCTGACCCTGGGAATACAAGGTCTTTACGACAATCTGGTGGAAATGGGTATGCTGGTCTCGGTCCGGGTCGTCCTCCGTCATTTCCACAGGATACCTTCGGTGCTGAGCAAGGAGTATCCGGGCTATGCAAAGGCGGGCGTACTCCACAAACTCGTCCAAAGGGAACGTATGAATACTGGCAATGGACATTCACGCTAGGAGATCTCAATGCTTTACAATTCAAAATGGGATGCGAAAGTCAAGCAGAACATCTACGCGCTGCCTACTCTGATCGCGTGGTTGGAGACGATGCCGGCTGACCGTACCTACAACTTCACGGATTGCCTCGGCGGCACATGCCTGTTTGGTCAGTATCTGGAAGCCCACGAGGTCGCGTGGAGCCGCGGTGCGACCTATGTCAAGTTGATAGGTACGGAGTTGGAGGCAATCGCGGCCGAAAAGCCGTGGACCTTTGGTGCCGCTCTTGTCCGTGCCCGCGAGTTGGTTGAGTAAGGGGAATGACTATTGTCTTCAATCAGGACCGCAACGTTCGTCAGAGCGATTACAAACCGCCATCCGAAGGCGCGGTCCTAGTCGTAAAAGCCCCCTGGGTTACCCTTCAGGGCGAAGGCCCTTATGTTGGTTATCCCGCTATTTTCATTCGATTGGCGGGCTGCAATCTCGGAAAAAAGGACAGCTGTAGTTTCTGCGATTCCCAGTTCGCTTTCGATAAAGGTACGTGGCGAACGCCGGGAGAATTGGTACTGGCTGTCTACGAAATTGCCAAAGGATATACTTTCCGCGATCGGCTTGTCGTCCTGACGGGCGGGGAGCCTTTCCTCCAGGAAGTGGCTCCGTTGATTGATCACCTTATTGATGCTGGGTGGACTGTCCAAGCCGAGACGAATGGTTTTTTCTGGAACAGTCGTCTCAGTAATCTTTTGACCAAATATCCCAATTCCTTTAAGATCGTAGTTTCTCCCAAGGTCAATCAACGTAAGATCTACCCGGAATTCAAAGAGGATCTCTTCTACTCTTCGACCTGCCTCAAAATCCTAATAGAGGATGATCCTGGTTCTCCCTACTATCGCATCCCACCATTTGCCTTTACTTACGCAGACAATTTACGGAAACCGGTGTACATATCTCCGATCAACGCGTATCGTAGAGAGCCCCACCCTAACCAGGAAGTGGTATCATTCTGGGGCGATAGCCCGCTCGATCCTGAACAGTCTGCACGAAATTACATGTGGGCAGCACATCTCTGTCAGTTGTCCGGATTTCGTCTATCGCTTCAAACCCATCTTTTCGCCACGGTGGAGTAGTCATGCCTCCATGCGTTTTTCAGGACTGGATGCTTCGACTGACTATGCAGCAGCAGTCAATGCTCGTACTTGCCTGTCGCGGGCCGGATGGCGTGGGTAAGTTTCACCCGACTAAACAAATTGTTGCTAGATATCGAGCAACAGTCCTCAAGGCCGCGTACCTTGGTCGCCCTATGAAAATTGATGAAGGCGATGATACAACTTTTATGACTCTTATTCGATTCAGCGAAGATAGTTTTTGGGGCGTAATTGTTCGGGCGTTTTTTGATCACGTCGATGAACTCCCACATCATTACTATATGCACCTGATGCATGGAGCACAGATCGCCGGCTACAAGCATGACAACCCCCTCATGCGACAAAGATGGCGGTCCTTCTACCTACAGTGCTGTCACGATCTTCATCTCTACCCTGAGGGCGAATCTCACATGGACGAACGCCTAGGAGATTGGGGGCATAAATTCTGGGACTCAGAAAGTCTTGTCTAATTCGCTTATTCTCCAAATCTACTACAAATACAAGGGCGATGTTCAAAGAGTCGCCGATCGCCTTGGCGTTGATTACATGCGGGCAATCCATCTCGTTGATCAGGCATTGAACGAAACGACCAAAGGTATGGATTTCAGCAAGTATCGTGAGAGGTTGCCGAAATGAGTGGCGGAAGTTTCAACTATCTTTATTCTGCGGACGCGACGGAACTTTTCTCGTTTCAAAAAGAGTTACGAGAAATGGCAGATGAGTTGACCAATCGAGGCTTCAAAGACGCAGCAACAGAAACCGAAAGAATACTTGCATATCTCGAACATGCCGAACGTCAAATTCAAGTACGTGCCGATCGTCTAAGTGATATATGGAAAGCAGTCGAATGGCATTGTAGTAATGACTATGGGTCCGCTCAGGTCGAGGAAGCTATCAAGAAGTACCGCGCGGAATGATTCCCGACAAGCCCCATTCCTACTTGCAACAGAATCTTCTTGCCCTTCTCTGCCACAACGAGGAATACGGCAAGATCGTTGCCAACCTTGTCGATGCCGCGCTTTACGAAGGGGACTATCGCCTCATAGCGGAACGGGCGATCGAATACTGGCGGCTCCATAACGAAGCCCCGAAGATGCACACCGCCGATCTCCTCGGCGACATCCTGACCGACCCGAAAAACAGTCGGGCCCAGACCTTTCGACGCATCCTGATTTCCCTACTCGAACTCAATGAATCCATCAATCACACCTACGTCCTGGATTCCATCCAGAACTTCATCGAGACCCAGAAGATCAAGGGCGCCATCCTCGACTCGGCCAATCGGATCAATGCCAACCAGGAACTGGCCGTCACCGAGGTCAAGGAGATTTGGTACGATCTCCTCCGTACCCGAGAGGTCAATTTCGATCCTGGATTACGTCTGAGTCATTACGACAAGGTCATTGCCTACTTCGAACAGAACCAGAATGAGTTCAAGACGGGCGTAAGAGAACTCGATCAACGCTACATCGTCCCGAGTCGGGGCACGGTCTTTCTGGTCCTGGCACCAGCCGGGTATGGAAAGAGTTGGAGCCTCGTCAATACTGGCGAACAGGCCCTGCAATCACGAAAGAAGGTTTGCCACATCTCACTCGAAATGTCGGCCGAAGAAGTCATCCAGCGTTACTACCAGAGACTCTTCGCCGTCCCGAAACGTGACGTCCCGTCCAATATCACCACATTTCAATTCGAGAATAGTAAATTGACGGGATTCACGGAAATTGCCAACCATCCCGACTTTGCCTTTGATAGTCCTTACGTCCGTGATGAGCTTAGGAGTCGGATCGACTGGTTGGGGACGCGATGCGATAACATCGTGGTCAAAAGGTTTCCAGGGCGGTCCCTGACCTCCAATGGATTACGCGCCTATCTGGACAATCTCGAACTCGTCGAACATTTCATCCCGGATATGCTCGTTCTGGATTATATTGGGATCATGGCGACCGACCCCAAGAACCATCGACTCCATCTAGGACGTAATATGGAGGACTTTCGCGCCATCTGCGTCGAACGCAATATGGCGGGCGTGACCGCGCATCAGATATCACGCGAAGGGGCGCGGTCGCGGTATTCGCGCGGAACCCATGTTGCGGAGGATTGGTCCTTGATCGCAACCTCGGATAATGTCGTGACCTACTCGCAGACCCAGGGGGAACGTCGTTTCGGGTTGGCGAGACTGCTCGTCGATAAAGCCCGGTCCGAACAATCCGGCTTCAGCATCTTAATCACGCAATCCTATCATTCGGGCCAGTTCGCACTCGAATCGGTTTTACTTGAGTCGCGATACGAAGAACTTGTAGAGGAACTGACGAAAGGCGAACGCGAGGACGATGTAGAGTCCGACGATGACTAAAAAACCGGACCCCGAACTTCTCAAAGGGATTCGACACTTAGTCGAACTAGGCTATACTGCTTCCCAGATCGCTATCGAACTCCATATGGTCTCGCGTAATGCCGTCATCGGTATGTGCCATCGCAATGGCATTGATCTGGGAGGAAAGAAACGCGGAGCTTATACCCGGAAACTGAAACCAGCCCCCAAACCCGTCAAGCTGGCTTTGGTCAAAGAGTTCGTGACCATACCCAATCCTGAACCGCCAGAACCCGTCGAGATTATGCCTCCAACACCATCCAGACGTAGACAAATGTCGACGTGCTGCTGGTCGGGCTGTATGAATGAAACAGTGAGAGGAAAGCCCTACTGCGTAATCCACAGTAAAGTAAGTGTCAACCGATAGCCCTGCGCCACTCTTTGACATCGTTGGCAACAAACCGGATCGTCGCCCGACTATCGCCATTGATGATAATTGTGGGCATGCCGCGCTTACGCCAATTGTGGACGGTCATGGTCGTCACCTCGAAATGACGTGCGACCCGATGGACAGTCCACAGCTTCTTGAGTTCCCGTTGTATGTTCTTGGTGGCAGCAGCTTCTTGCATCTCGATCTTCCTTTCGCGCGATGATATAATTTTCAAATTAGAGTTTTTCAAGGAAAGGTTAATGCAACATTTCTACGTTGGTATTCACCAACTGCCGCTGGCACAACATTTTGATCTATGTTTTATTTCAGCAAATATATTGCAAGGGAGAAAGAGTGATTTCAAAGTAAAACGTTGGATTATGGATTCAGGTGCGTTCAGTGAAATCAGTACCTATGGTGAATATCGATCCGACGTAGCTACATACGCAAAACTGATTGAACGCTGGGCACAATGCCCAACCCTGGAAGCCGCGGTCGCTCAGGATTACATGTGCGAACCCTTCATTCTGAAACGAACCGGACTTGCCGTAAAAGATCATCAACGCATGACGGTAGAACGTTATGATAGACTTCTGCAGCATAATCCCCCTTGTTACATCTTGCCCGTCATCCAAGGTTGGTTAGCCCACGACTATTTACGGCACCTTGATCAGTACGGAGACCGCTTCAAGAAGGGGATGTATATTGGCATAGGCTCGGTCTGCAAACGTAACTCGACTGTCCAAAGTGTTGTCTCAATTCTTTCTCTCGTAAAGAATCATCGACCCGATTTACGAATTCATGCCTTTGGTTTGAAGACAACAGCACTACAAAATACCAACGTCCGACATCTAATTCATTCCGCTGATTCAATGGCCTGGAGTTTCGCTGCGCGGAAAGCGGGCCGCGATGCCAACAGTTGGCGGGAAGCCAAATCCTTTGAACAGAAAATTCAACTACTAGTTGATCGACCCAGTAGCTATACCGCGCCTATTTGGTTGGTGCGATGATACCGAAACGGAAGATCAAGGCATTTCTTACGCAGCCCCGCGATGATTTGCGAACGTATAAAAAGCTAACGCTATCTCAGCTCGAAGCGTTGAAGGCCCAACTTCCAGTCCAGCCTCCGATCTGGAACAAGCTCAAGATTCATCAGAAGGTCGGGTTTCTACTCGGCGCCAAGTACGGGCGTATAGCACTTTGGCTAGACACGGGAACTGGCAAAAGTTGTTTAAGCATTGCCTTGGCTCGTTATTTCCGGAAACTCAAAACCATCAAGCGATGCCTCATTCTGGTCCCAAACAACATCAATAAATACGAATGGAAGCGGGAGATCAAAAAGCATTCCCCTGAAACCTCTCACGTCATCCTATCGGGATCATCCTTACAGAAATGGGATCAGCTTCGCAGCAATCAATCGTTCCTGGTCATCGCGACCTACGCAGGCCTAGTCCGAATGGCCTGCAAGATCGTAAAGAACAAAAAAGGCAAGAACAAACTGGCACCTGATCCCAAACTGGTCCGAGAACTGGCAAAGGCCTTTGATGGTCTCGTAAACGACGAGTCGACCAGCCTTGGATCGCGATCATCATTAGCGTTCCGCATCTGTCGGCAGATAGGAAAGAAGGCGCCATTCGTTGCCAACCTATCGGGAACGCCTTTCGGAAGAGACCCGACGCCTCTCTGGGCGCAGATGTTCCTGATCGATGGTGGCGAGTCCCTGGGTAAGAACCTGGGTCTGTTCCGCGCCGCTTTCTTTACGGCCCAGGAAAACATCTGGTCCGGCTATCCCGAATATACGTTCGACAAGCGCAAGAAGGGTTTACTCAACCGTTGCCTGGCCCATCGTTCGATCCGCTATGAAGCTGACAAGGCCGATCTGCCCCCGGTCGTTTCCATCGTCAAATACATTCGTTTGCCTTCTGACGCCAAGACCTACTATGAGAAGGCAAAGGAACGTTTAATCGCCGCCCACGGTAATTATCAGGAACAGAAGAACTCCTTCTTACGCCTCAGGCAAATATCATCAGGCTTCCTTGGTTACAAAGATGACGAGCGCGGCGTAAAGGCGCAAGTCGAGTTCAATCCCAATCCCAAATTGGAAATGCTCCTGAGTATCATCCAGGCTGCTCAGGCTTCGTATAAAATCTGCGTAATGCATGACTTCATCTTTTCCGGTACAATGATCGCCCGCGAGCTCAAAAAGCTCGGCATCGGTTACGCTCGAGTTTATGGAAAGACGAAGAAGGAGGCGCCCGAGCAGTTACGTAAATTTGACGAGGACGAGGACTGCCGGGTGTTCATCATCAACTCGGCAGGCGCGTTCGGGCTAAATCTTCAGCGCGCAAAAGCCATGATTTTTTTTGAGAGTCCGGTCAGCCCGATGATTCGTACCCAAATGGAGCGTCGCGTCGAACGTCAAGGCTCGACCCACAACAAAGTTTTCCGATACGATCTTCTGACTGAGCACACCGTAGACCAACAAATCCGGGATATGCATGCAGAAGGTAAATCTTTGTTGGAAGCAATCGTTAATGGGGTTATAATCCCCAAATGAAAATAAACCAGACGGACTTTACTAATGAGCGCTTCGGTCGCCTAGTGGTTATAAAACGAGCGCCCAATGAACGCAAATACGTTACTACATGGGTTTGTCACTGTGATTGTGGTAGCAAAGTAAATGTTTCTATTTACCGCTTGCTTTCAAAGGAAACGCGAAGCTGTGGTTGTTTGCATAAAGAGCAATTAATTAAACGATCGACAACCCATAACCATGCCTACACAAAAACGTATACGACATGGGTAAATATGAGAGCGAGGTGCTTTGATCCGAATAATCCCTCTTACCATCGTTACGGTGGGCGTGGAATCACGGTTTGCCCGCGATGGCTTACTTTTGAAAATTTCTTGGCTGATATGGGTGATCGCCCTTCGGGCACATCCATAGAACGCAAAAACAATAACGGCAGTTATGAACCCGAAAATTGTTGCTGGGCCTCCTCGGAAGAACAAGCACGAAACCATGGTCTTAGAAAAGATAATAAATCAGGGCACTGTGGGGTTAGAAAATGTTGGAGTAAATGGTTAGCAATTATCAGCGTTAATCAAACGCAAATTATTCTAGGGCGGTTCAAAAGTAAAGCAGAAGCTATCATTGCTCGAAAGAATGCGGAACATTTCTACTGGAGAAAATAATACAGTGGACGTCCAGATTTGGAGCTAACCACAAAGACGGGGGCCGACCTTCTCAAGGCTGTGATCGAGGGGACGGTCGATACCCAGATCAGGCAATTCCACGTAGAGGGTTCGGACCTCCTCCAGGCAATCATCAACGGGACAGCCCCAATTTGAGCCCTCTGGGAACCCGCAGAAAGGGTCGTGGACGCGTTCCTTGCCCCTGGACCCTATCTGGGTAGCCCTCTGCCCCGAAAACGCGTCCTGGACCGTCCCCTGGACTCCCATAAGCATTGCTTATGCCCCATAAACCCAGGAAAAGCTACGTTTCCGGGGCTTTACCTATGTATAAAAAGGAGTTGTTCCGGGAACGGGAAAGGTCCATATTACGTATAGGATCTGAGTTGGGAATGGGACAGCGCCACCGATATTAGGGGCCAGAGCCCGAGCGAGAAAAGTCGCGAACCTGAACTTGACCTGTCTCTCAAAATGGGCATCCTGGAACGCGGCGAGATCAATTTTCATTGACACCGCGCGACCGACTCGACCAACCGCCATGCATTTTGCGAATGCCCTTCGCGGCCGTAGTAGCAACTCAATGCAGACGGTGTCAGAAAATTGACGACCTCATCCCTACCACTTTCGAGCATCGAAACATGACAGTAGCCTTGGTCGGCGAAAATGCCTGACCTGTTGTGCTCATGCCTCGGTTCCTCGTCACGCAGCTTCAGTGCCGAACCGAGCTTCACGCAAACCCCGAGATCGCTAGTGGCGGATGTTGTATCTCTCTCTTCTCCTAAAACAGAAAGTGGTCCGCAGTGATGCGCGCCACTCGTTGCACTTGAGCAATGCAACCTGATGACGAGCTCACATAGGAGAGAGATCATGGCTAAGGCCTTTGAAGTTCAGAAGTCCAACTATGATGCAGCCCGGCCGTTTGCGGTAGTCGCAACGTTCCGTAGCTTCAACAAGATCATGGGACGATACGCAGATGAAGCCTCCGCCAAGCGTCGGGCGCGCGTTCTCAACAAACGCAACGCCGATTTGGATTATCTCAGCGAACGCCGGACGGTGGTTTTCGCGCTGCCGGAAGTCAATTACTGAGATGGCTAATTGTTGTGATTGTGGGGTTCGGCTTAGCGGCTGGACCCCACCTCCGCCATTCCGGCCCTTGTGCATGGATTGCGGAAACCGGATGCTGGCTCAAAAATATCTCGCACATCGTTGCGAGCCTGAGCCTGAAGCTAAACCTGAGCCGGAGGTTGACGATCGTTATATTTTCTGAACGCAGCTAGGAAGGTTCTTCGGAACCTTCTCAGGGTGCGTTTATGCACTACATAGGAGAGAGAACATGGACAAACAAACTATGGAAGAGTTTGCAATAGCCGCTGCTCACGGTATAAACGAATTTTTACAATCAATCCGAGGGGCACGAACCCACGCCGACGTGGTTGTGGAAACGCAACCCGCTATCAGGTTAATAATCAAGTTACCTGATGATACATATTTGGAAATGCCCATCAACGGGCCCCATCATACCTTGTAGTGGTATCGAAGCAGGCATTTTCGGATGCCTGTCACGATGCCCTTCTTAAGGGTGTCTACATAGGAGAGAGAAATGACTGATGACAATACGTCACCATTTGTTCCTGGTGCGCGCGTTGCAATCCAGAGTAAATACACGACTCACGGCTACACCGAAGGGTTCGTGGACAAGGTCCACAAGCCGCGCGGTAAATACTCCGACTACGGGAACATCACGCTGAAGGGTTCTGCCCAACAATACCGGGTCAGCCGTTCGCGGGGTTTCGGGGATGACGTTGGCATGCGTTGGGGTGCATCCTCGACCGGGGATGAATGGCGGCACACCTTCATCTATCCCTGGGATGCGAAAATTGAAAAGGAGATCGCCGAACAGCGCGAGTCCAATAAGCGCCAACGTCGGATCAACCGATTGGAGCAAGCCGTCAAGGCCATGCACCGCGACAACAAACTGCTCGATGGATTCCTCGATACGATCGAAGAGTTCGAGTTGTACGACCAACTCGCGCCTGTCGAGACGAAGGTTGCGTAAACTGATCCAGCGCAGAGGGCTTCACGGAGCCCTCGACGGTGGATGGTTTTTGTTCACCAAAACATAGGAGAGAGAAATGACAGACGCAGTTGAAACGATGGCGTTCGCAGGAACTACGCCATGGCATGGTAAGGGGTTCCCAGTCAACAGCAATATGACGCCCCAAGAGATGCTGGTGGCGAGTAAGACCAATTGGACCGTATCCAAGAAGCCGATCTACTTCGAAAAGGCCGGCAAGATGGAGATCGTGCCCGATCGGTTCGCTCTCATCCGCGATTCGGATGAGTCCTGCCTGTCGCTCGTCGGCAGCAAATGGAAAGTCAACCAGAACGAAAAGACGTTCGACTTCTTCTCCAAATACGTCAAGGAAGGCAAGATGGGGATGGAGACGGCGGGTTCGCTCTGGTCCGGCCGATACGTCTGGGCGCTCGCGCGGCTCGGTTCCGATTTCGCAATCGGAAAGGACGAGGTCCGCGGTTACGTCTTATTGGCATCCCCGCACGTCTTTGGGCGGTCGATGCTGATCCAGACCACCGCGATCCGGGTCGTATGTTGGAATACGTTCTCGGCCGCTGTCGGTTCCAATCTGAAGGGCAAGGGCGGTAACGTGTTCCGCATCCCACATTCCCAGGAGTTCAATGATACGGCCAAGGCAGCCGCCGCATTGACCCTGGGTCTGGCAACCGAGCAGATGGTCGAGTTCAAGGAGGTCGCGACGTTGCTTTCCAGGAAGAAGGCGACGGCTCCCAAGACCGAGGAGTTCTTCTGCGAGGTCCTCAAGTTCGATCCCAAGGACGCCGTCAAGAAGAAGGATGGTGAGGACAAGGAGCCCCGCATGTTGTCCAAGTTCCGGGCGGCCCTGACCCATGCTCCGGGCCAGGAAATGCCCTCGGCTTTGGGCACGTGGTGGGGCAATTTCAATGCGATTACGCACGTGATCGATCATGAGGTCGGCCGCGATCGTGACACCGCGTTGAAGGCGGCCTGGGTCGGTGGTCACGCCAACCTGAAGCGTGATGCCCTGAAGCTCGCAATCGACTACGCGACCAAGAGTAAGGCGGCGTGATATGAACCGCTTTATGATCTCGGTCGAGTTGGTGCTGTTCTGGGCTTCGACCATAATGATCGGAGCCATTCTTTTTCTACGCTAAGTCACAAGCACAGCAGGCATCTAAGTCGGTGCCTGTCATGGTTGTGTACTTGCAACCAAAACATAGGAGAGAGAAAATGCAGTACTATACGTTTTCAGGACCGGCCGACATGAAGTTCGGAAAGACGTCGGTCAAGGCGGAAACCGAGAAGGATGCCCGACACCTCGCCATGGTCGCGCGATGGGGGCGTCCCAACGGAAAGCCCCATCCCGGCGATACCGGCCCAGACGGGCGGTATCTGAGTCACGGGCTCGAGTTGCTCGATATCAGCGACAAACCTCCGGTGGAGGAATAGATGCTATACGAGATCAAGGTCTACGAGTCCTGGGTCAAGGTCAGTGAATGGATTTTCCGTTCCTGGGGCGGACCGCGACGTCTAAATGGTAAACGCTATCGCGGTCCGGTCTACTACCTTGGAACGGAGAACTTCACCAAGAAACCTCCAGCGCCGAGTGTGCGCCGATGAGCACCAAATACCGACCCGGGTCCCGGGTCCAACAGGTGTGGGAGGTCTACGAGAAGGAGGGTGCCGACGGTGCCACAGCCTTTGGAAAAGGGCTTGGGCTCGCCGATGGCACCCTCAAGGGTTGGATGCGGATGTGGTCGACAGGGATTGACAAGAAGGCGAAAATGCCTTCTCCGCCCATCTCTACCAAGCCTCCGACCAAGGTGATCCGGACGTCCCGATCCATGCTCGGAAAGGAACGTATCCGGGTCATCGGGATTGAAGGTGAGGCCTACCTGATCGCACAGGGGCCTGACCAAAGTGAGATTCGTTGGGTGCATAATGGCAACCAGGTTGTCATACCCAACGATTGGATCGAGGCAGAGTCCAGCGAAGTGCCCTCCGCGTAGGAGGGCATCACGCTGCACTTACGCAGCATAGGAGAGAGAACCATGAACGGACTAGGTATCAATCCCAAGCATGTTTGGATTATGCACAACCAAGTCGAGCGTTGTCTGCTCTGTGGAAACACAGCGGCAACTCTTGATCACGTCAAGTTCGTCCGGGAACAGAACGCTCTGCAACCCCAACGCGAGGCCCTTTTCGCATTGGTCCGCGACCCGGATGATTGGAAGGCGCCGATCGAAGCCTTCATCAAATACGCGTGGAACATCCCCGTCGAAGACATGGATGATGCTATCGTCCATTTCACCGGCGTGGAAAATACGATCGTCCACGATACCTTCGGATATACGATCAAGTCCGTCGGTTATCGCAACGGTCCGTGTGGTCCCTAAGTCCCTACCGGCCGGGCGGCTCCTTCGGGAGCCGTCTCCCGGTGCGGATTGACCGTACCAACATAGGAGAGAGAAATGGCTAAAGCATCTTTGGGACAGCGTCGCGCTCTTCGACTCGTCGACGAGAACCAAGCCTGTCTGAACGAGCGAATCTACCGCCATGGCGTGGACGATCCGAACAAGCTCAGGCTCGAGTTGGAAGGGCTCCGCAATGCCTGGTTGCATTCGGGGGCCTTGCCCTACACGGAGAACCTGACCATCGTCGACGTCGAAGCGACGCGGTGATTGACGTGATCAGGAAAACGAAAAAGCCCGGCGGGCCCGTCCGATATGATGTCGTTCTTTACGACATCGACCAGAACGGAACTACGATGACCTGGTATGTATACTCGGAGGAAGGGGCACAAAGACATGCCACCGACCTCCGCGTACAGCACCCCGGAAAGAAGGTCGAAATTCGGGTCGGAGCATAGAGTTCAGCGCAGCAGGCATCTCAGACGGTGCCTGTCACGCTGTACTACTTACGTATGGCAAACATAGGAGAGAGAAATGAGTTTCAAGAACATTCGCAATATCGGGCGTCCATGGCAGTTCAAATTCGCTATGCGCGATCTACTGAACGATGATACGTCGAGCGAGAATGCTCGACGGGTAGCGGAAGCACTTGCTGCTCGCATCAAAAGCTTTCTGAAACAAACCAATCTACTGGAACCGGCTGCAGCCAAACAAGGTCGGCTTCTTGCAGAACGGTTGGATCGTGCTGCCAAGAATACGGACTACGACGTGGACTACTTCAACCATGATCTCGATGTGTTCTGGGATTGGGCAGACGATGCCCGCATCCTAGTTGAATAAAAGTTCGTAGCGAAGGCAGGCTTTGCGGAGCCTGCTCACTTCTTAAATAAATCTTCCATCTGTACTTCGAGTCCGCGCTTTAGCATATATAGAATGTTTAAACCTCCTTTCCGTAGTTTGTTTCCGAGGTTGGATTTTATTTCCTAACATAAGTCTTCGCAATTCTGCCCGACGTTCTGGAGAGCACTTTCTTTCTCGATCATTCTCCAACTTAGTTATAATTCGAACATTTCCGACAGCGTAGGGACCTTTATCACCAAAGCGGGCCATGCAATATTGATCTGCGCGTTTACCACGTTCTTCCCAATGCCCCGAGTCCTGCCAAATCTTCCACCATTCTTCAAATGTAAACAAAAAAGGAATTTTCCGCCCTCTGGCTGAGCCGATATGTTCACAAAACTTTTGATAAGGTATTGTGGGGTAATTATGCTTTGGTGGTTTTGGTTTTCGTGGTTTACGCGGCGATTTAGATCGTTTACGAGTTCCGCTAGCCCAGCTATCTAAAGCAGCCAAACGTATGTTTTCGCAATGTTCTGGAGTTCGCGGTTTGCGCTTGTAGATACCACGCGGCATGTTGCTTCTCCCAAAGGTTCTCTGACGATCGGGGAACCCTTGGGAGGAACACCCGATCGTCAGGACAACTGCCCGGAGCTACCGAGCGGTTGCTATCCTAAAGGGTTTTCCTCAAAACTGCAAATTTACAACATAGGAGAGAGAAATGAACGATTCACTGAAGGAAAAATTGATCGAGAAGATTCGCAAGTTGCTTGCGCTTGCGGGTTCATCGAACGAGCATGAAGCGGCTCTGGCCGCCGAAAAGGCTCAAGCCATGCTTGCCGAGTATAATCTTTCGCTCGCCGACATCGATGACGACAAAGAGTCGGACGACTTCGTCATCGACAAAGAGTTGGAAAATGATTCGTTCCCATGGAAGCGCCAGGTCGCCGTCATGGTCGCGAAACTCTACTTCTGCACCTACTTCTTTACGCAGTTCAAGCGTTTCGTCAACCAGCGCATCGTCCGACTCGATCGTCATAATTTCGTTGGTGCGCAACACAACATCGCCGTGACCAAGGCGATGTTCGTCTATCTGGTCGCGACGGTGGAACGGTTGGCGCAAGAAGGCGGTCGGCAGGTTCCGTCCTCCGAACGCGAAGCCTACCGGCGGGCGTTCATGTGGGCCTGTACCCATCGACTCAGTCGGCGCATTGCCGAACGGATCGCGGCGGCACGTGCCGGCATGGGAATCAAGACCGAATCCGGCAATACGTTGCCCGCACTCGCCAACCTCTACGATCAGGCCGAACAGTCCCTGAAGAACTTTCTGGATGGGAATGTCGGCAAGTTGAAGACGGCCAAACGTGGCGGCAAGATCAGTTCCGCGCAGGGTGCCGAAGATGGGCGCGCTGCCGGTGACCGCATCGGCCTTGACACCCAGTTGACGGGCAAGGCTGCTGCGCATTTGCTGCGTTAATAGGAGAGGGAAATGAGCAAAACTACTTTCAACATTCGCGTTGCCGATGGGCCCGTGCAAAAAATCGAGGTTAAGACGGGTATCTACCGCGATGCAGCGGCAGCTGTGCCTGCGCTCTTAGGCTTAGCACTGCCGATCGTGGTGGAAATTTGGCATCCTAAGCTGGTCCCAGAATACGGACCATACCTCTATCGTATCAAAGAGAATGCATTTGGTGGCCTCGTAACTGAGCATTGCATACGCACGCATGGTACTGGAGCCCGGAAATGAAGCCCCGCATCGTACGTAAGTACACACAACCTCCAGGGGAGGCATTCGTGCCACCCTCCATCGAACAGAACGACGAGAACGTCTTTCGGCAGGCGGATTACTTTACCGTCAGCCGAAGGTTTGGGATCGGGGCACCGACGACCATAGCGTATGATGACTTCGCGGAAGCCTGTCTCATCGCATGGCCGGACGAGAATGCCCTGGTCTACGCCGTGACTGCCATGGGACGATCGACTTGTCTCATTCGGTCCCGGTGGGCCGAATATCTCGCTATCTGGAAACAGATGCATGGATTGGCCTAACTTCCTCGACCAGTACCACATCGCATACAACACCACGGGACCTAACACGTCCCGTGGTAACATCGCCGTGCGCTGTCCACTATGTGCGTCCGATGAGGATGAACCGCAATATCGGTATATGAGCATTTCCCTTGATGGGAACGGCTATCGGTGCTGGCGTAGACCCAATCAACATTACGGCAAGAACCCTGCCCGCCTGATCCAGGCACTCATCAAATGCACGTGGGAACAGGCCCAGCGCATCGCAGGTATTGCCGTCCATCTCCCCAATGACTTTGCTGCACAGGTCCGCAACACACTGGAACCTCCTCCTACGCGATCTGTCCCTCCCCTCAAACTCCTTCCCGAATTCAAGCCTTTGTCAACCCTTCCCTCATGCCGCCCTTTCATTTCGTATCTGGAACAACGACGTGGTTTTACCCTTCCCCAGATCACCCAATTCAGCGCCACCTACGGAATCCAATACTGTACCCGAGGTCCGTTCAAAGGTCGGATTATTTTCCCGATCTTGGCCGTCAACAAACTAGTGACCTGGACCGGACGTAGCATTCATCAATCCGTCGAGCTGCGATACAAGACATTGAGTTCCGACTACGAGAAAAGCAAGGAGTCAGGACTGCCACAAGCCGTTGCCCCGATCAATCATTACCTTCTCTGGCAGGACGAACTCAAACGCGGGGGTAGAAGTATCTACTTATGCGAAGGCCCTTTCGATGCGCTCCGCGTCCGTGTCCTGGGTAGTCGCCATGACATAACTGCAACATGTTTTTTCACAGCACAACCAAGCGCCCGACAGATTGATTTGCTGCATAATCTACTTCCAAAATTCGAACGTCGTTACCTACTACTCGATCGCGGAACGATGGCGACATCATTACATCTCGGCTCCTTGTTACAGAGTTTGAACATAGGTATAAAACAGTTACCACCACATAGGAAGGATCCGGGTGAATTATCCGAAAAAGAACTTTTAACCCTTGATGCCGACCGATCTTCGGATTAGGTTGGGTCAAGAAGGTTTGGTCAAGTCTGGTGATCAATCGCGAACAACATTCAGGTCCAGCTTAGTTGTTCGCGGATCTCTCCTAGCTCTGCGGCGGGGCAGAGTCATCCAGGCACCCCGTCCCACCTTTCCTTTCTCGAGTCTGAGGGGACTTGATATGACAAAGAAAACCGCAAGCGTAGTGCCGGTCTCGCTGCGTGTGATGGACAAGGGCGCAGTCGGTTGGATGGTCAGTTATGCCAAGAAGAACTATTGGCGCGTTGCGGCGCACTTTGACTTCGATGATCTCCTACAGGAAGGTCGGGAATGTTACTACTACGTGTTAGCACACTATCCGAACGTCACCGATCGTCCTCATATCATGTCCCTTTTCCAACGCACATTCTTTTCCCGCATCCAGGATTTGGCCAACAAGAAGACCAAACAGATCGACCAATGCGAAGGTGATCTGACCTACGACAACGAATTGTATATCGCGGTCCCTGAACTGGCGACGTTGACGGCCCTCCTTTCGCAGGCGCCTCCCGCCATCAAAAAGGTACTGGAACTCTTTACGACCGAAGCCGGATGCAAAAGGTTGCGTTCGGAACTCCGCATTGATCGGAGCGGGCACAAGGAAACGCTCAACGAGCGACTCTGTCGGCTCGCCGGGCTCGATCCCGAAGCCCATGACATGGTCGAAACTTTCCAGAATTACTTCTCCTAAAGTCACGTATGTCCTAGTTATGCCTTTCCCTACCCGTGACGATATCATCTACCAATCCACCAAGACCTACGTC